ATCATCATCATCTAAATCAGTATCATCATCATCATCTAAATCAGTATCATCATCATCATCTAAATCAGTATCATCATCATCATTAGTTGTCATACCAAATGTTTCTTTTTGAGGAATGGTGTTTGCACTGTAGGTTGTATTTGTTTCGATAGATAAAATCCATTCATTTGTTGGAAATGCAGAATATTTATTTTGTGTTATAAATTTGTTTTTATGAAATGATACACCATTTTTATTGCTCCAAAATCCAAATACATAATTTCCATTGTAATCTTGTAAAATTCTTCCTCTGCTTCCACCATTGTATTTACATATGCTTATTAATGTATATGCCTCAGTCATCATATTATTTGGAAAAACAATTGACGTAGAAGTATCGCCACTAATATATGTTTTATTAGCTGCTATTTTGCCGGTAAGCGTTGGAGCATTATATTTATTTGTTGTGTAATCATATAATGTATTACTCTTAAATGATTTATAATCATAATATGCTTTAAGATCGGTGGTTATAGGTATTTTAGGCATTGATAAATTAATTGAAGACATTCTTCAGTTATATATTTAATATATATTTTATATTCTTTCATAATTTGATTAAATATAAATAAAATTGTAACAATTTTAATCTTTTGCAAATTTATTTGTTGCTCGCGATAATTTTAATTCGCCAACTTCTCCCATAAAATTTCTTATTTTTTCTATTTTTTCTTTATTAAATGGTGGATAGATTAAATCACTAACATATACTTCAACATGAACAACATCCTGACTCATTAATTTTAATATAAATGTTTTCATATCATGATCAAAAATCATTTTATTAAATTTTATTACTATTGGACACACAGGAACTCCCAAATAAAATGCTCCTGTTCTAAATCGACATAATGTATCATTTGTTTTAATAAGACCTTCTGGAAAAATTCCAATTCTGTCAACTTCGGTTTCTAAATATTTTTTCATTTTATCAACAATATTTGTGTCCGTATTTCTTTTAAATATTAATAAATTTAACTGTGATGCAACCAATCTTCCAATATCTGTACCAAGTATAAAATCACTTGATATAAATCCACACCTAAATAAATAAAACATTATTATTGGATCAAGATAACTTGAATGATTTGATATTATAGCCATTTTTGTTTTGTTTAATTTATTATTAATCCATTTTACTTGATCATTAACTATTTTTATTCTATCGTTTTTTGTATTGTCTATTATTTTTAATTTTAAATTCATACAATTAAATAACGAATCTATAGTGGATACCAGTTCATTTTTTGATTTGATTCCAAGTAATTTATTTACAATTGAAGCAAGCTTGATTAATGACACTGGAATATTTGTTACATCTAGTGAAACCTCTTTTTGATTTAATTTAACTGCATGTAAATCGATTTTTAATTGTTTATATTTTTTATTTGCAAATTCATGTTGCAACATATATTCATTTATTACATGTTCAACTTTATTTTTACATAATTTACATTTAATGTTACTATTATTATTGTTATTTGAATTATTGACAAATTTTACTTGATGTTTTTTTAAACATTCTGTGTAGCATTCAGTATGCATAATATGACAACATGGCATTAATATCACCAATGAATGATCATCTCTAAAATAATCACCACATGAGCAATATGTATTCACAAAAGCATCAGGATCTTCAGTATTTTTAGTGTTTAATTTATTATTATTTTTTTTTGTACTAATCATATCAAATAATATTTACTATATATTATCTATTATTTATTAAATATTATTAATTAACATCAAATATTGTTAATTATTTTATAAAAAATTTATTTATTAAAATCGTGCACCTCTTCTTCTAATTTTTGTAACAGCTTTTTCTTCTTCTACTTCTTCGACTTCTTCATTTTCTTCTTCCATTTCCACTTGTATTTTATCTTCATTTTTTTTTATTTCATTATCACATTCATTTTTTTGCTTTATTAAATGTTCAACCATTTTTTTTACTTTTGATTCTTTAGTATTTTGTTTATTGTCATCTTCGTCATCATCATCATCAACAATATTTCTTCTTATTCTATTTTTATCTTTTTCGTTTGATGTCTTGTTAGTATCGTTTGGTAATTTATTTTTATCAGATTTGTTTACAATAAATTCCATTATTTTAGTATTTTTACCATATTTAGTTGATCCTGATTTACTATTATCTTTTTTTATACTATCACTTTCAATTACAATTGACTCTTCGTCTTCAACCATGTCTTCAATATACTCATTCCATTCATTATTTTCTTCTGATTTAATTACTTTGGTTGAATAATTTTTATTATTTTTTAATTCATGTAATTCATTTTTAATATTTTCAATTTCTTCTTCTTGTTTATTTACCTTTTCTACCAATGAATTCATTATTTTTGCAGTTTGTTTGAGAGTTTCAACTAGGACATTTTCTTCATCATTAAAATTTTTCATTTATATAAAAAATTATTTTATATTTAAATTTTTCTTTAAACATACTAAATTATTTTAATATTTTTTATGCACTCATGTAAGCAAAAATAATGTTTTTATTTTTAAAATTTAATTTAATTCAACAATGAACATATTTAAAAAATACACTTAAAAAATAAGTTTAATTATAATAATATTATTATAACGTCATTTTATTATGTTTACTTTACTTAATATTGCTAATTATTTGTCAGGCAAGCCACTAAATATATATATTCTTTTGTTACTAACAGTTGCAGCATATTCAATAATATTTTATTATGCCCATGAATACATAATGTCTGGTTTATTGACAATGTCAACACTAATTATTATATTTATAATTGATCTTGTGAGTATATATATTATTTTTTGTGGTTCAGAATCAAAAACAAATTCTGAACCAAAATCAAGTGACTTTTTAGATAAATTTAAAAATGCACCCAAATTAAAATTAAAATCTCAAGATAAAACTAAATCATCAAAAAATACAGTCAAATCCAAAGATAATAATAACATTAATAAATCAACCAAATCAATCAAATCAATCAAATCTGATAAACCAAAATCACCAAAAAGTGATAAAACCCCTAAAGAAAAAAAACCTATAATAGATAATATATCAAATAATGATCAAAATAATAATATTGACATTGCAAATAAACCTGATATTGCGAGCATTGTTGATAATGATAATCTGTCATGTTTAGATCAATTACCTATTTATGGTGAGAATAATGTATCACAAATTCACACATACAATGGAATAAATGCATAAAATTTAAAAATGTAATAAAGACACATTTTTATTTATTTCTAAAAATGAATTTGATTAATATTTGCATTTTTTAATAAAATATTATTAAGTTGTTAAAATTATTATTGAATTTAATAGTTTTAACATATTTTGGAACACATTTGATTTAATTTATAAATTCCAAGTTATTTTATGTTTATTGTTAATATTGTTGGTACCAGTATTTGTTATTAATTTTTTTCATCTGCTTCTACATAATCATCCAGCAATTCTTCTGGTTCTTCTTGTTCTTTAATTAAATCATTTTTAGTAAAATTTTCAATTACACATTTAGGTTTTTTATTTTTTTTTGATTTTGATTTTTTTTTTATTTTTGGATACTTTTCTTTAGTTTGTTGTGTTTGTGGAGTTTGTTGTGTTTGTGGAGTTTGTTGTGTTTGTTGTTGCCCTGCAAAATTTTTAAAAAGATCAGTAAATCCATTCATATCCATAACTTCTTTCATTTTATCATCTTTGAGTAAATCGTCAATATTTTCAGATTTAAATAGACGATCAAGTCTTTTTTTAACTTCAGGATTACCTTGAGATCCAGTCATTTGACCGACAATATTTTTCAAACTATTAACATTAGTTAAATCAGGAGGAGAAGCGGGAGTGGGTGTGGTAGTGGTTGTATTAACAGAATCATTGATTGAATTCGAAGTTTGATTTAATTTAGATGAGCGAGCATTTGTTTTATAATTTATTTTATTTCGTATTCTTGCTCTCAAATCAGTTTTATGAGCAATTAATTCTTCTGGTGTCATATCCTTACTGTCCTTAGTTTGTGTGGATTTATTATTAATATTATGTAATTTTTCCATCAAAGCATCTCTTCCTTGTTGAGTCATTTGAGGAGGTTTTCCACCGTTGGCAGTGACATCTTGAAGTTGTTTAATAATTTGTTGTTCATTCTTAGAGAAATTTTCTTCCAAAGTTTTTGCATCGATGTGCATATTAAATGCTTCTTCCATAGTATAATTGTAATAATATATAATTTTTTAAACTAGTTGTTATTTTTTTGTGTCGACAATAATTTGTATTTTATCAAGAGATGAAATATTTTTAAAAATTTTAAAAATTTGATTGTAGGTAATTTTTTCACATAAAGTGATAAATAATTCTTTAACATCATATTTATGAATTCCGAATGATATATTGTTAATAACAAAGGATGCTTCTTGATCAAATGTTTCAAAATCTTTGTTAAGTAAAACTATTTTATTTTGTTTTAAATTTTCGAAATCAGCTTTAAAATTTAAATTTTGAATTGTGACGTCATTAAATTCGGCGATAGAATTTTCAACTCTATCAATACTAAATGTGGACTGAACTAAATATGAAAACCCGATCATCATATTTTTATTTTTCATAACTTGATTTTTGGAAACTCGAACAATATATCCTAATTTTTCAATAGTTCTTAATTTATCGAACAATTTGTCGGTTAACAAATCAACAATAAAGTCAGAAATCAATGAGTATGTAATATAAGATATCAAGCTATTTTTTTCTAAAATATCATTATCAGCATAATCGAGTGTAAATTCTTTAAGTATATAAAAATCAAGCAAACAATTATTAATTTCGTCAGGTGTGATGAATGATTTGGGAACAATAAAATTATTTTTATTAAAATTGAATGAATCATTTATTTTTTTTATTGGAATTATTAAAGATTTATCAATGGGAATACTATCATTTATTTCTGTGATAAAATTTGTTGATTTTAAAATAGTATTGGCAAAAATAATAATATATTCTTCATTATATTCCAATATTTTTTTTAATTTATCTTTAAAATCGTTAAATTTCAAAGATTTAATAAATGAGATAGCTTCAAGTTGAGTCATATTACCTTTAATATGAATATCAAAATATTTTTGACAGATTGAGAAGGGAGAATTATGTTTTTCATTATCTAAATATTGGAGAATTATTTTTGTTGATAAGTTAAATAATTCTTCAAATTTATTATTTTTTATTATATTTTTGTAACTTATTTTATCAAAAATTTTACAAATAAAAACATTTAATTCAAATATTCCTTTAAAATTATATGTCAGTTCTTTATCGTTAAATTTTACGTCAAATAATGACAAATAAAGTGACTCTGTTTCTAAATAATATACAAGCAATTTACTAAATATTTCTTCATAAATTGAAAAAATGATTGAACTTTCTTTGTCATGTTGATTATTTTTTCGTATTATTGACACCCCTGATGTTGGAGAATCATATGCATTTCCTTTTATTAAAAAAATTGTTCGTTTAATTTTGTTATTATTATAAATTAAAGTTGGGGATTTATTATTTTTAATTTTTTTTTCACTTTTAAACTGTTTTAATAAATCATCTGCATCATGAAAATCATTTAAAGTTATTAAATGTTTAAAACTAAATTTATTGTTGAGTTTGTGTTTACTTGAAAATTTATAAAAATTTGATATAAAATTTGTGTGATATTTTGCGTTATACCACTTTGACACAATATAATCTTCTTTTTTAATATTTAAAACATTAAAGTTGGTTATTAGTTTTATTTTTTTATGTTTTAAAATATTTTTGTATTTTTTAAATAAATTTTCACTATGTGCTTCTCTTAATTCGTTAGAAATAACAGATTGGGATAATTCGAGTTTATTAATACTATTAAGCATATTATTAGTTACTTCAAGAGCAACATCAGACACATCTTTATCTCTATTAAAAAATGAGTTTATTTTAATAATATTTATGTAATTTTCATATAAAACGAAGAATTCTTTTTCGCTTAAATTTTCGATAGTGATTAAATATTCATTAATTAAGTCCAATGATTTTTTCATTTTGTTAATAATTATTGGTTTATCATCTTGTTCAAAATATAATTCAAGTGTCAGAATGCTATAATTTTCATATAAAACAGTTATTTCACTATTTATATCATAAATATAATTATTTTCGAGTAAATAATAAGACAGAGATTTATTAAATTTTGTGAATAAAATGAATAAAATAAAATTAATAATAGATTTATCTTCACAATTGTGTTTATCATAATTTAATATAATTTTTACATCCAAAGTATTGTAATTTGATATTGATTCATAAATTATAAGATCATTGTCCAAATATTCAATTTCTTCTAATTTTGATCTTGAATGTTTACTTTTTTTAATTTGATCAAAAAACGGCACATAATTTTTTTCCATGTGATCTAAATCTTTGGAATCAACAATACAAATAAATAAATTATCTGTTGTGTAAAATTGTTTATAAAAATCATGAGCATCTTTGTGAGTTACATTTTTTAATGAATCATTATTTCCAGTACTAAAATTTCGGTATCTATTATTTTCTTTGTAAAAAAATTTTGATAAACTATCTTCAATCCACAAATCTGATAATATATTTTTTTCGTGTTCAGAGTTTACAATATTTCTTTCTGACTCAACGTGACATTCTTGTAAAAGAGGTGCTTTAAAAAACCAAGATAACATTTCAATTCCTTTTTTTAAAAATTTTGATTCTAAAATTAAAAAATAACATGTTTCTTCATCCGCAGTGTAAGCATTATCATAACCGCCTGAATTTTTTACGTATGAGTGATAATCATTTTGATTTTTATATTTTTCGTTTCCCATGAATAACAAATGTTCTAAAAAATGTGCAATTCCGTCATGAGTGTCATGAAGAGAGCCTATTCCGACAGCGACAGAACAACATGATTTAATAATTTTGGGATCAGATATTAATATTACTTTTATATCATTACTTAAAACAATTCCTCTTGTTTCGCGATTGTCATTATCATTTTTATCCAAAGAAAAATATTGAAAATTAGAATTCATATTATAAATATATTATATATATTAATATGGAATTTATAAGAGAAACCAAAACTATCATTGAAAATGCCGATAAAGTGCTACGTGAGCGTAATAAAAAATATTATAGAGATGTTTTGGATTTTTTAAATTTATTATTTTCAACAAGCTCAAAAAGTATACTATCGATTTATGTGAATAAGATCGCAATATCAAAAGATATTTTAGAAATATATAATATAATTGTTGAAAAATATTCAGTTGATGTTGAATTATTTGATATTAATTTATTTTTTGACGAAGATCCGATATTAAACAGTGACATATATTCAAAAAATGATATTCTTTCAATATGTCAAAATCTTTGCAATAATTTACTTTCACGAATTAATTATAAAACTGACATATTGTATTACGATGGAAAATCAACACTCAAAATCAGAGAAATTATTTAATATTTATAAAATTTGATAATCATATAAAAGTATTCATTAATTAATATAATTATTTTTTATTTATAAGTTCTATTTATAAATAATGAGTTTATTCGAATCAATTCAAATGCCCAATTTATTATATGGCGGCGCTACTGCTGATGATAAACAAGTTGGTGAAAATACAAAATTAATTGAAGAAGCCGGCGGAACTGCAAAACAAAATGCTGATGATATTGCACAATTAAAACAAAGTATGGTATCAAACAATACATTAAATGTTGTTTTTAGTTCAGACAATATAATGGACATATTTATTATTATATTTTACATTATTTTAATTTATCTTATTTCACAATATTATGATTTTAAATTTAATAAAATGACCAAAAATTTATGTATAACTGTCATTTGGATTGCTTTAATTATATTTGCGGTTGGAAAAGGAAGTGCACTATGTAATACAATATATAAAGATATTCAATCTGTCTAAATAATCTTTAATTAACCAATTATTTTTTTACTGTTTATATTATATAAATAATATTAATAATGAATGCTTTTATTAATTTCATGTCTTTCGCATTTATATTCATTCTTCTATTGATTCCCATAATTATTGCAACTGATGTATTTGACGATTTTAGCTCAAGTGGGTCAGTAATTACAATTGTTATATGTTTTATAATACTATTGGGATCTGGATATTACATATTTTTTATGGATTTTTCATCAAATAAAATGCTTCAAACATATATGACAACACCGACAAGTTCTTCTTCTGGAATACAAATGACACCACCACCAATTATTCTACAATCGCCACCACCAATTATTCAACAATCGCCAATTATTCAGCAACCACAACAACAAGTTCAACAACAACAACAACAACAAGTTCAACCACAACAACAAGTTCAACCACAACAAGTCAGTGATCAACAACATGCGGTAAAATATTATTCAAAAGTAAGAGAATTGAATAAAAATGTAAAAAAAATGTTAGATGCAATGCACAAATAAATTTATAATGTTCGAATCATATTCAACATACTTAATAATTGGATATATTCGCTTGCGCGTCCATTAATTTTTTTATCAACATCACTTAATTTAAATATTATTTTTGCTCGGTCAACATCATTAATCTCTGTATAAATAACATAATCAATAACTTTTTCAATAATAGATTCAAAGACGTGTCCTTTATTTAATATAAATTCAACTTGCTTAATAACAAATTTAATATTATTTTTGTTATTTTCATTTTTAATATTTGTAATAATTTCATCAAATTCTGATTGTGTGATATATTTACAAAGTTCGTTAACATCAGATTTTGATATATTTTTTTCGTTTGTGTCAACATATCTTAAATTTTGTAGCATTAATATGCTTTTCCTTAAGTCTCCGCTCGTATATTTTGATATTTCTTTTATTGCATTTTTATCTATTTTTAATTTTTCTTTATTTGCAATTTCAGTTAATTTTTCTCTTATGTCATATTTATTTATTGGATTAAATCTTATTTTTACACATCTACTATTTATTGGCTCTATTATGTGTTTTGAATAATTACAAATAAATATAAATCTTGTTATTCTTAAATTATCTTCCATTACTTTTCGTAGTGCAGACTGACCTTCTTTTGTCATTTCATCGGCTTCGTCAAGAACAATAACTTTAAAAGGAGGACATAAATAATCAGACACAGTATTTCCGATTAATATTTTTGAAAAATTTATTATTTTTCCTCTTACAATATTTATTCCTCGCTCATCAGAAGCATTTAATTCTAAAACTCTTTCTTTATATTTAATTGGTCCAAATAATTGCTTACATAATGCCAAAACAGAAGTTGTTTTTCCGGTACCTGGGTTTCCATATATGAGCAAATTTGGTAAATCTCCAGTTTTTAATGCATTTTCCATAATATTTATTGATTTTTGAGACTTTACGTGTTCTAATTTTACTGGTCTATATTTTTCTGTCCATGGAACACTTGAAATTGGAATATTTTTGCTACTATTATTAATAATTTTTACAGTAGTGCGTCTCACAGGTTGTTCTTGAATATTTACGTCAGCATTTTCAATTACACAATCATTGTTTTTTTTCTTTTTACTTTTACTTTCTTTTTTTTCAGTAATAATATTTTTTGCTATTTTTGTACGTTTTGATGTGTGAATCTTTGTTAAATATTTATTTGCATTTTTACCTTTTCCTTTATTTTTACCTTTTGTTTTTACTTTATTCATTATTAATTTATATATCACATATTTTATAAATCATATTCAATTTTTTAGTAAAAATACTATAATACGTTTTTTTTTGATATTTAATTAATAGTTATAATTTATTATTAATATTATGAGTGAAAAAAATCAAAATAGTGATGGTGCTAATTTGGAAAATTTATTTCGCAACCATGGTGAAATTGTAGGAAATATTTGCAAAAATGCAACAAATAGTTTTAATAGTGATTTTGAACAAGGTGCACAAAAACAATCAAATAAAATAGCAACATCGTCAAAATCTTCTAAATCTAAAAAATCATCCAGTATATTAAATATAAAAAGTAATCGCAATACCAACAATACAATTATTGGTTCAGATAAAGTTATGTCACCAATAAATGATATTGTGTCTTCTAAAAAAATTACACAGACAATTGAAAAAATAAATAATGATAATAACAATGACGTTCACACTGACACTGATTACGAATCCGAACAAAATAATGCAACAAAGATAGCGCAAACCGGAGGATTTTTTGGAACGATGACATACAAAGTAAATATTTTTGGAATTGAAATTTCTGTGTGGATTATTATTATTGTTATTTTTATTGTGTTGTGTGTATTATATATTATTTATAATTATTTTTTATCACGTAAAAAAATAGAAATTATTTCAAAAAAAAAACAAATAAATTTTGAAGAAGAAGAAGAAGAAGATGATGATGATGACGAAAATGAAGAACAACCAAACGAAGATGAAGAGCAAGAACAAGAACAAAATCAAGAACAAGATCAAGACCAAGACCAAGACCAAGAACCGGAAGGTAAAAATAATAATTAAACAAAACGAAATTAATATTTATTAATTTGCTCTACAATATGGACAAGTGCCATTCCATTGTTGATAACATACAATACAAATTGTATGATTACAACTATAGGGGCAAATTCTATTAATTATGTGTGAGTAACATATATCACATTCTACAGTTTCAATTAGTAATGATTTAAAATAAAGCCCAATATTATGACAATCATATATTTTACAAAACAATTGATTATTATTTAAAATTTGTTGATATTTGCATTCATCTGAACGATTTGGTTTATAAACACATATTTCAATATTTTGATCATAATGTCCAAAAGAAATTATTGTATTTTTAGCATTTGTGATGACATCACCAACTGTCAATAAATGAATATCATTAAAAGATACATCATATTTAGTGCCATCTTTAAAATGTTTGAATGGAATAACACAAATCGTCATATTAATTTAATATTATATTAAACTAGTATAATTGCTGTAAATATTGTTAATTCGCCAGCAAATAAATAAATCAATTTTTATTTAAAATAATCCTTCATTGCAAAAATCTTCACTTTCTCTTTGAGAATTACTTCCTACAGTATTTAAATTTGAAATATCAGAGTCAGAATCAGAATCAGAATCATCACAAGTAACATTTGTTTTATTGTTTGGAAATAAGTCACTAAATTTGTGTTCATGATTATTATCACCAAAGCCATATTTATAATAAAATTTATTAGAATTGTCATATTCAACTTTTTTTTTCTTATTTTTAGAGTTTTTTATTCCATGATAAAAATTAGTAAAAATTTCGTTTGTTTCGTCAATAAATTCTTCGTCAACATCCAATTCTAACAATCTTTTTTTTAATTCCATTAATTTTGGTTTATTCCAAACTGGCTTCATCAATAAGTGATCATAATTGTCTGCAAATATTTTTTCACTATCTGTATAATATTTTTTAATAATCATAAATTCATCATATTGATTTTCAAAAATTGTTTTCTCGAACTCCTTATTGTTGTCAACATAATACATTAATATATCCATCGAATCATTTTTATTTTCTCTTAGTGTCATTGATCCATAATCAGTTCCAAGTAAAATAGAAAATTCGATAAGATTATCATATGTAAAATCAATATTTTTATCATAAATATCATACAATAAATTATTTAAACTTTCAATTAAAGTATCGAATTTTATCACTGAAAAATCTTGATTTCTTGCTTTTCTCATTAATAAAGGTGATCCAAAAACAAGCATGTCTGAATCATCAGATATTATTCCGTACACATTGGGATTATATTTTAATATATATGAACATAATGGATCAGCCTCTCCTTCTGCTTTAATTACTGGTAATCCTAAAAAATTAATAATTTCAATCCAGTCAATTATAAAATAATCCTTAAATAAAATTGATTTTTTATAAATTTTGTTATATTCTTCGTTAATTTCATATATTTTATTAGTATTATTTTTGTTGTTAATGTCATCAATTGCATAACCTCCTTCAATATTTTTTGCATATTTATTTAAAAAAGAATCAGTAGGTGGTGTTCCGCAAACAAGTTTATTCATAAAATCAGGATCGCTACCATTATTAACATAATCATCATTTTTAGATAAATTTGAATCATTTCCGTTATTTTCAATAATTTTTTCTATATTTTCTTTTAATTCACTGAGCTCTTTCATTTTTTCTAAATTATCTCTTAATGTTTTTTTTCTTTCTTCAATTTTTTTTTTTTTAATATCTGGTGATTTTCCATCAAATACAAATATGGGTATAATGCCATGTTTCAAATAATATTTTAATGAATTAATTAATCCATGAATATGTGATATATTTTTTCCATCTTCTGTTATTACTTCTTTGTTTCTTGCTCTCATATATATTAATTGACTGTATACGTGTTGCATACCATCAATGACACATGATTTTCCTCTTAGTTCACTTATGTTAACAATTCTGACTGCATCAGAACAATTTTTATTTATAAATTTATGTAAGCCATCAACTCCCATTTTTTATCTTAATAGTTATAATATATATTATTATTATAATTTTAATTTAATTGTTTATTAAAAATAGAAAATTGGTAAATATTTTTACACCACACGTTGATTAATAATATAAAATAAATTTATAATATGGGAAACAATAATTCGATACAAGACAGAATAAAGACTTTTTGCGAAAGAAATGGCGAAGCAGATTATGAATATTATTATGAAAGACCAATATGTTTTAAAGGAAATGGTATTCTTAATACTTTTAACACTGGACAAATTGGTGGAGTTCCAAAAGTATTAGATGTTAATTTTAAAACATATACAGCAGATTGTGCATGCAATGTATATCTTATTTTAAAAGCAAATAAAAATATGCTAACTTTTAATGCGCATCTTTACATTATCAATGATCAAAAAATTGAGCGTTATTATAATTTTCTTTTAAATATGTCACAATTTGGATTTCGTATTGCCGGTATGTCAAATAAGGATGAAATAATTGGTGAATTATCAGAGGAGTATTTTGAAGATAATTATGGATTAATTATTAATTTCTTTGACCCTGGTCATTCATTACAATTAATGGCACCAGTTAATTTTGTACCCACTTCAATATTTGAAGCATCAACTGGTATTATGATACAAGATGGTGATTATGATATGATGCACTAAATATGAATTTTAAAATTCATAATTCATTATAAAAATAGTTAAAATTTTTTAATTTAATTGTCATTATAAAAAATAGTCAAAATTATTTTAATTTAATTGTTATCATCTTCAACAAGTTTGCTTAATGCATCCTTAAAAAATATTCTAGTTTTTCTCGTTATGCATTTATTGTCTTCATATTTGCACAATTCTTTATCAATAAATACTTTTGCTCTTACAAATTCATTATTTGCATCTTTTTCAACAATTGTTTGAATTAATATAGATAATAATTGCATTGATTTTTCAACTTCTTCATAATATTTTTGTTCTTGATTTTCAACAAATGCAATTCTTTTTTTAAAATCTTCTATTATTTTTTCTGTTATTTCCCTTTCAATAATTTTAGAATTTATTAGTGTGCCCAATAAAATCATATTTTTTTCTGCTTTATCTTTATCCCAATCAGGAGATGCAAAATTCATTGCACTCTTATATTCTACAAATGTTGTGTTTAATAATAAAACTGCAAAATGAATTTTTTTATCATTTTTATCAATAAAAAATGTTGACGACAATTCTTTACATAGAGTTCCAACCAATGGTCTTATTATGTTTGATTCTTGTTTTATTTTTATGATACATTGCTTTATTAATTCATTAATTTCATCGCTTGTTGTAAATGTTATTTCTCTTATTGATGTGTAAATTTTTTGTAAATTTGATTTATTCAATTTATTTAATAATTGTATTATACTAGACTTTGTCTCATTTTTATTAATTTCATTTATAAATACAAATTGACTGTTATCTTTTTGTTTAGTGACGTTTGTTACTTTATCATCGCTAAATTCTTTGAAAAAATTATGTATTTCAGTATGTATGCCATTTGAACTACTTACTAATTTTTCTAAATCTTCGAACTTATATACTGTTATGTTAGACATGATTATAATATTACTTAATATTTATATATATATAAATCAATTTTTTTTATTTTTTGTAATTTTTTGATTTTACAAATTTTGACGATGATGAGTTTCGAACATCTGCCACAATTTTGGGAGTTGATTTATTATTTTTATTTGAATAATATTTTTCTCTAACTTCTTTCAAATTTTTCTCTTTCTTCTTAAAAATATAATATCTATTCAAAAATGAATATTGTCGACATTTTGAATTAAATTCACCATCATTGTAAAATTTTGCAACACTTTTAAAAAATTTAATTCTTTTTTTATCTTGTTCATATTCCGCTGATGTTTTAATAAACTGTTCATTGTCATTGTATATTTCTTCAAATGAACAACTTTCAATTAAATCCATATCACAATTGTCTTTGAATGATTTTGTAATAAAATCTTTGTAAACTAAATATTCTGGCATATACACACCATCGTCAAAAATCCATGCCATGTGAATATCAATTGCATCGCCAATTTTACTTTCATTATTTTCATCAAATTTTTGAACAATATCAAAAAGTATTTTTTTTTCGCCATTTTCTTCATAATATTCTACATATCTACCATTTCTTTCTAATAATTTATCTTTCACAAGATCTCCATCAAACGTTGTGAATATAAAATAACCTCCTTCTCTCAAAAATTTATTTATATTTTCTTGTAAATTATTCCATGTTTCTTTACTCTTTAACAAATAATGAATTGCAAATTGACAATTTACTCTGTCAAACATTATTTTTGGATTATCCCAATTTAAATATTTCTCCATTAATAATTTATTATTACTGTTCAATGTCCCAGTGACTTTTACTTGATTTTCATATTTAATTGGTAATCCTGCATCTCCATGTATAAAATGCATTGGTGGGACATTCGGCTTTGTATCTCTTAAACGTTTATATGTAGATGCGGCACTTCTTGTGGCAGAATGTATTAATGATTCAGAATCCGGGTCCATACACACAACCATTTCAGCAAGCACATAATAAAATTTATTAATATCTCCTCCTCTTCCTGTACCAATATCAAAAATTTTTAATTGCTTTCCAGAGTACAATGCTGTGTAATAAGTATACATTAATTGTGATTTAATAAAATTGTTAAATGCACCCATATCTTCAACTAAACCTGATTTTTTTTGATAATAAATATCACTAACTTTTTCTTGATGTATATCTTGAGATTTAACTCTTGAATTTATTTTATTGAATATATTTTCATATAGTTTGTCATCGCCAAGTTCTTTAATTTCACTCATTAACACTGGATTCAATATACTTCGCATTACAGACTGAGCAACAAATTCATTATTTCCATATTTTTTTTTATATTTATTTACTGAATCAGTTTTGTCATGTCTTGTTTTCATAGGTATCCATTTAAATTCTTCTTTCAATTCTTCTTTTGTATAATAATAAAATTCAACGACAGTTTTGTCACTGATTATTTTTCCATCAATTGATCTTACAATATTATTATCATCAACATAAATATATGCTATTGCTGGTCTATCATTTACTTTAAATTCAACCGGCTTTTCGACACCCTTCATAGAATTTCCAACAAATAATTTTGCAATCACATATGGTTTATTTTTAATTATTCCTTTTACTGAATTATCATATATCAATTGCACTTCTTTTGTGATATTATTTTTTTCAAGTTCAACATATAAATCAATGGAATTTAAATCACCGGGCTTTAATTTTAATTCTGCCAATTTTGATAAATTTTTATCCACAATATATTTTTGTTCTAGTGGTTGACAAATTAATCCATCAAGCAAATATGGTATATCGACCACAGTATTTTCAATATAAAAGTTCCAATAACATGTGATGTATTTAAATATTTCATTATCTGACAATCCCTCACAATTCATAAAATATTTTCTTTGAAAAATTACTTTTTTTTTACTGTTTTTTAATAAATTATTCAAATTTCCATAAAATAATTTTAAATTTTCTTCATGCGAATTTAATATTACATTTATGTCTATTGTTTTATTTTTTTTTGTCTTTATTTCATAATCACAAAATGCTTCTTTATTTAATTCTTTTGTTAAATTATCATCAATCTGTGATATTCTATCGAAAAATTTGGTTTCATTTCTTACATCTTTTTCTCCTAAAAATAAACAATCAAACGCCATGAACAAAAATTTGTTGTATTTTTTTATGAATATATATTCTCCATCAACAATAGTGCCATTTAATTTTTCACTCACAGATAATCCAATATCCTTTACTATTAAATTTGATGATATCAAATAACAACATTTGTCAACAACTATTAAAAAATTTCTGTCTCCATCTGCTTTGTCTGTTACACAATATTTATTTTGTAAAACAGATAAATTTTGTACTTCCAACGATATTGGTTGTCTTCCATATAAGTTTTTTATATTTTCACTCACGCCGATTATTTTTCTATACATTTCCAACACATATCGTGTTTTTGATTTTGAAATAATATTATCAGATCCTTGAACAGATTTAATTATATATGCACATTTATTAAATAATTCAATCATTAATGTTTTTTTATTTTTAATTATGCATTCTATTTCAATTTCATAATTGTAATTCATATTTTCTAATTTATTTATATCATAATTTCTTTTTACTTTTGTCAAATCTATTCTAAATATATTTTCTTTTCCTTTTATAAAATATGATGTTCTGTCTTTGTATCTAAAAAATATATCGTAATCTTCTATTTTATAATTTTCATTTATTTTACTTAATTTTTTTAATTCTGTTTTTGTTAATTCTTCTTCAGTGTCCATTTTTACTTTTATATAATAATCATCCAGTTGAACATAGCTTCCTACATTTTTTGTTTTTTTTATTAAAGTTATTTGTTTGTTGTCTGAATTTGTTTTATCTTGATAAAAACTACATAGAACACTAAATATCAAATTACTTTTATTTGAGTGAAGCATTTTCATATATTCATTTATTTTTTCTGTGCCACTTATTGATATTCTATAATTTTCAAGTGATGATACATTTCTTTCTTCTTTATTTCTTATACTCATAATAACATCTAACATTCTTTCTTTTTTTGGTTTATATTCATCTTCATTTTTTTCAGTTATTGCATGTAATACACTGTTTAATGTCATAAATTTTTCAGTAGTTAATAAATCACTCCCAGTGTCAATAGACGAAAATAATGATGCCTCAAATTCATTCGTAGGACCATATTCCTTTATTAGGCTATTGATTCTGTCTTTATCATTTGAATTAATGTGATCAAAAATACTCATGTATATATATTATATATCATTCTATTTATTTAAAAAATATCATTTTTTATTGTAAATTTGCATTTTTTATTGTAAATTTGAATTTATCAAAAATTTGAATTTAAAATTGTATTTATATATATATATATATCTATATGCTCGATTTTGACAATATAACAGATGAATTCAAAAAATACAATTTATTACTATATGATATCAATGAGTTAAACAAGCCTGTACCGTCAGATTTTGACATTAATGTGAGCTTATCCAATAATTTTGCATATCCTCAATTTAAATACGGATTTACTCATTTTATACATCAAATTAAAGAAAGTACTAAAGAATTAAATAAATTTAATACACGCAAAAAAGTATATTTGGTCACATCATTATTTGAAAAATCAATTGACTATAAAAATATTAAAAGTGCTGATGATGATAATATTAAAAATAAAAAATCTATAAATGATTTATTACTTGAATTTATAAAATCAATTGATGCAAACTATCCATCTGTTTTGAATAGAGCATTTTTAAAAATTTGGGAAATTATTATTTTATTTGATTTAATTCCTGATGACGATTCATTTACTTCTTCTCATTTAGCTGAAGGACCAGGATCTTTTATTCAAGCAACTATTTTGTACAGAGATTTTCTTAAAAAAAATAAACAAATATCAACAACAAAAAATGATAATTATTATGGAGTGACTCTTTTCTCTGATCATGATTATTTACAAATGCAAAAAGATTTTATAAATTATATTGAAAAAACAAAACCAAACCAATTACATATTTTTGACAATTCAAATGTTAATAAAATTGATCAAATGTTTGGTGGTAGTAGTATTAAATCAGAAGATCCTGAAAATGAAGATAATGATAATAAAATTAATTATAAAAAAATATTTAAATCTCAATCAAATGGTGATATAACAAAATTAAATACTATTTTACAATTCGGAGGATCCAAATCATCAAAAGATAAAGGATTTTCAAAACCATCTGATCTTGTCACTGCTGATGGTGGATTTGATTGGAAAAATGAAAATTTACAAGAACAGGAAGCATATAAACTTATTATTGGTCAAATAGTTACTGCATTAAAAGTTCAAAAAAATGGAGGAAATTTTGTAATAAAAATTTTTGAATCATTCACTGTTGTAACGATTAAATTAATCGAATTTTTAAGAAGTTTTTATGAAAAAACTTATATTTACAAACCATACACAAGTCGAATTTCTAATTCTGAAAAATATATTGTTTGTAAAAATTTTAATAAAAAATCATTTACCACTGATATTTCTAACAAATTAGATCTCCTTGTTAAACAATTAAATGACAACGAAATTTATGATATTGAAGATATTTTTACTAATATTAATATTACTGACGAAAAAGTAAAATTATATAAAAATATAAATATTTCTCTCCTCGTCAAACAATACATTGGAATTAACAATATATTACAATTTATTCATTTAGATAATTATAATGGTAGTGAGTATAATATATTTTTAAGAAAACAAATTGATGCATCATACTTTTGGAATAGTTTATTTCTTAATCCCACGATGTTCAACAAATTACATACATTTTCTAAAAAATATAATTACATCAATTATGAATTCACAAGTAATGATATATTCTTTATTAATAAAAAAAATACATATGAAGCTCAAAATACTCAAGAAATTAAAGCTCCTGATGTTGATCCTGATACTGAAGAAATTAATGAAAATACTTTAACTAAAAAATCATCTCTCAAAAGACAAACTAATAAATTATCATCTAATAAAAAGGATGATAAACTAACAAAAACTTCTAAATCTAAGCCAACAAAGACAACAAAGACAAAGTCTAAATCAACTAAATCAAAAACACAAACTGGTGGTGGAGATGACCTCGATGAAAATGTATATAATAATTATAATAATTATAATAATAATGATGACGATGACGAAATTACATCTGATGATCGTATCATTGGTACATTAAATTAAATTAAATTATTTAAATACTTGATTTATTATTGTATGATTTCATTTTTTCTTCTCTTTCTTTAACTAACTCAGGTTTATTTAATATTGGGGTAATATGTTTAGAGTTATATTTATTTGAAACTTCTTTATCTATTTCACCGAGTGTTGCTTTACCTTTTTGTATCTTGTATAAATTATCAAGCATTTTTAATAAATCAGATATATCATCCTCTTCAACAACAGTTTTGCATATTCTATAATGTCTATTATAAAATACTGGATCATATTCTCGAATTTTAACCATCATCTCATTTTTTTCATTTTTATAAAGATCATTGTGAACTTTACATAATGCAAGCACCTCACCAACTTTTTCAAGTATTTCTTCTATTGTATAATTTTTACTCATTATAATGAGTAATTAATAAAGATTTTTTTAAATAATTTTATTAAAATTTATTATTTAATCAATTTTACAAAAAAATCATTTTTAATTTTTGTGGCACTTATTATGTTAAATTCTTTGCATATATTTTTAGTTGAAACCATCATTATTTTTAATTTAGGAAAAAAATTTATTTTTTTAATTGGATTATCAACACAATTTAATATTTCCAATTTATGTAGATTATTCATGTCAGTTAAATTATTATTTGATATAAAAAGTTCTTCTAAATTATCCATATTGCCAATTTTTTCTATATTATTGCTCATACATTCTAAATATTTTAAATTTTTGTAATTGTCAATATTTTTTAATTTATTGTCATTTATGTACATTATTTCTATACATGGCACATCAATACTTGTAATTTTATTATCATTTGCATCTAATTTTTTTAAACTAAATGATTTTAAACATGTAATATTATTGTTTCTACAACTTATTTCTTCATAATTATTAATTATTATTTCTCCGGTAATATTATTATTTGATATATTTAAAACTTTTATATTTTTAAATTTACTCAAATCTGGAAAAATACATAATTCATTATTTGACACATCTAAATATTCTATTTTATTTAATATATCTCTTATTAATTTTATATTTAATAATTGTGTCAATTGCTTATCTTTTATATGCAATGATGATAAATCCAAATAATTGTAATTTTCATCCTTTGAACATTTAATTCTCAAGTCAATCTTATTTTTATCTTTGTATTTATTATATAAATTTTCTGTAACATCTGAATCAAATATGATTTCATTATTTTCATATACAGTTGGTTCACTTTTATTATTGTAGCTAGTACTTTCATACACATCAGATTCAATTGTCCGATCATCAATGTTTATTTTTGATAAATATTTTAAATCATTTTTATAAATTACAGTCTTGCAATCTTTGTTGTGTTGATTATTATTGTTCATTATAATATGACATATATAATTTATTTATTAAAATAACTTTTTATTTATTGTTCATTTTTTATTTCTTCATATAATGTTGTTTTTGTCTTATTTTTTAATTTTCCGGTTTTTTTATCCTTATATACTATTTCTAATCCAATTTTTAATGCATTTGCTTGTAACTCGGATAAGGCCATTGATTTTATTGTATTTTTTATTATTTTTTGTCTTCCACATTCACTTATTTTTATTGTAGTGTTTTCGGCATAAGTTTCACTTATTCTTTCACTTATTCTTTCACTTATTTTTTCACTATTTTTTACTTTTTTATTGTCATTCACTAACGCTATTGCTTCTGACATAAATAATACACTTTTATCGTTTGACATAAACTCTTTATATTTACCATTATTTTCGTCATTATCACTTCTAATAATATCTTTATCACTTTTAATAATATTATCAATTAATTTATTTTTTGAATCATTTTTTATTTTATTATTAACATTGTTTTTTATTTTATTTTCTATTTTATCTTCAATTGTAATTTCTTCTTTGTGTTTTATTTTATCATTTTTATGTTTTAATTTGTTATTTTTATGTTTTATTTTATCATCAGTGTGTTCTGTGTGTTTAATTACAGCCAAATTTCTATTTTCTTCAATTTTTTTGAATTTTATAATTAATTCTTTAATAAAATTAGAATTGTGTGTATAATATTTTTCATTCCAATTAATAAATGGAAAATAATATTTATCAAATTTAAATATAATAATAAATTTAAGGTCGTTATCTTCTGTGTGAGTTTTTAAATTGTATAAATTTAATGTTTCTTGTTCTAAAATACACAGACAAATATCCAATACTTTTGCAATTTTAATAAATGCATTTCGACAATCAACTTCGTTTTGGGTGGCTTTGTAAAAATTATCACAATCAATTTTGTTATTTATTTTTTTTCTTAATAAATTATCAGTTGCATCTATTAGTATTTTTTTTTTATCATAATATTCAGAAATATATGAATCATTCAAAACAATTAATAAAGAATTAATTAAATTATACCAACTTGTATTGTTGTTACAATTATTTGATATTGGTGAAACAAGAATTAATTCGTTTGAATCATAATAATTTGTTAACGACAATACATCAATAAAATTACATTTAAATTTATAATTATTTAAATTTTCATTCTGTAAAACAACATTTATTTTATCAATAAAATTATGTTCTTTGGTGTTGTTCTTTAATAAATTTAATTCATAAGTATTATTACAAAACGAAACTATGTCATTCAGGTATATTTTACTCATTAATATTAATTATTATTTTATTAACTATAAATCAATTTTTTTATATATATAATTATAACCTCTGTGGAAAAAATTATGTATTATTTTATTAGTTAATATTATATAATGTTAAATAACAAAATGTCGTTAAATCAAGAATTGAACACCAACAAACAAACTACATATTTTCCAGATGATAAAAAAAATTTAAAAAATAAAATTTTAAAACTGTCAAAATTAAAAAATAGATCATACATAGTTCATGTATCAAAACTTATATTAAGACAAAGTGATAACTACACTGATAATTCTAATGGAATTTTTGCATTTTTTCAAGATCTGTCTGACGAAACATATTGCACTATTGACGATTATATTACAACAATTGAGAAAAATAGAAACAAAATACTTATTAAAAATTTGACGTCTGATTTTTCTGACACTATTTGTGACAGTGAAACTCATGCAAATATTGAAATTGATACCGAAAAATATTTAACAAACAAAGAAAAAGTTATTATGAGACGTAAAAATTATGAAAAATATTTAGAAAAAAATCAAGAATTATTATAAAAAAATAATTATTAACAACAATTTTAAAATCATTAAATAATATTTTATTATTTAACCCAGCAATTATTTATATTGTGTATCTTTATTTGTTAAAATATAATTATATTATATAAGAAATTTGATGTCACAAAATAAGAATACTAAAAATATAAATAGTACACAACAAACAAAACTCAAACGAGTTGATTTAAATGATTATAATCATGATAACGATAAATCTACACAAAATATTGCCTATTATCACAAAGACGAAAATAATAATGACAATAATGATGATAATAACAAACAATTAAAAAATAATAAACCAACAACAAAAACTAAACAAATAAAAAATAAAAATGAAGATAAAAATGAAGATGAAGATGAAGATGAAGATAACACATCAAATATGGAAGAAATACCATATCCTAAAGAAAATGATGACAATTTTCAGGGAATATTATATAAAAAACGAGAATTATATTCTAATAAAATTTCAGAAAGACCAAAGTTTGACACATATGAACAAATTGAAAAATATAGAAATAAAAAATGTATGTTGAGTGGTGAATTATTAGAACATCAAGCATTGTTAGGAAATTTTTTAAATCCAGAAACTCCATATAGGGGTGTGTTAGGATTTCATGGAACGGGAACTGGAAAAACATGCCTTGGAGTCTCAGTGTCATTAAAATTTATTCCTCTTGTTCAGAGATATGGCACAAAAATTTATATATTAGTTCCAGGACCTCTTCTAAAAGAATCATGGAAAGATGAATTAATAAAATGTAGTGGAGACTTTTTTATATCTAAAAATAAAAATGATATTCAATTAAGTGATGAAGAAAAACAAAAACAAAGAAAACAATATTTACAAACAATAATGCAATATTATAATATAATGAGTTACAAAACATTTTATAAAAAAGTATTGGGAGAAAAAATAAGAGAAACTGACGTGACAGAGGACAATAAAATAAAATCTTCATATAAAAAAACAGATGATGGTGAATATGAACGAGAAATTGGTATCGATAGAATATATAATTTAAATAATACATTGATTATTGCTGATGAGGCACATAATTTAACTGGAAATACATATGGTGAAGCATTTATGAAAATAATAAAAAATTCAATTAATTTAAAAATATTGTTATTAACGGCATCCCCAATGAAAAATCTTGGCCACGAAATAGTTGAATTATTAAATTTTATTAGACCAATTGATTCACCCATGGATAAAGATAAAATTTTTACGTCTAATAAAAATTACACTATGCAGTTCAAAGAAGGTGGATTAAATTATTTAAAAAATATGTGCAGAGGATATGTGAGTTGTCTCAGAGGTGCAGATCCAGTAACTTTTGCAAAACGTGTTGATATGGGAATTAAACCAAAAGGATTATTATTCACAAAAATAATAAAATGTTGCATGAACAAATTTCAACTTGAAACATATGAAAGAAGTATTAAAGAATCAAGTGAAGAAAATGATGCATTAGATAAAAGTTCATCTGCTGTTTCAAATTTTGTATTTCCCGGATTAGATCCAAGTAGAAAATCAATGATGGGATTTTATGGTGTGAGTGGATTAAATGAATTTATAAATCAAATGAAAAATCACAGTGAAAAAATAAATAATTTAGTAACCAAAGATATTTTAAAATCTGACAAATTTACAGATTTGGTAACATTAAATGATACTGGTAAAAACATAAGTGGAAATATATTATTAAAAGAAAATTTAAAATATTTTTCAACAAAATTTTATGAAGCAATTAATATTATTTTTGAAAATTTATTTGATACCAATAAACATAAAAAACCTAGAACTGGATTTGTTTATTGTAATCAAGTTGTTGTTGGTATTGACATATTTGAAGAGGTTTTGATAAGAAATGGATTCTTAAGATTTGATGAAAATAAAAATAATTATTCTATTAAAAATAATACACGTTGTTATCATTGTTCAAAATCATTTGAAAATCATATTCATGATAAAACTCATTCATTTAGTCCAGCAACATTTTTAGTAATCACTGGAGGTAGTAACGAAGAAAGTATTGATAATGCCTCTGAAAATAACAAACGAATCATATCTACAATTTTTAATAATGATGCAAATATTGAAGGTAAAAATATTAAATTAATTTTAGGATCCAAAGTGATGAATGAAGGAATTAGTTTATTTAATGTTTACACTGTTCAAATTCTTGATGTTTATTATAATTTTGGGCGTGTCGATCAAGTAATTGGAAGAGCAATCAGATGGTGTTCTCATTTTAATTTAATGACTAAAGAAAATCCATATCCGGAAGTGTTAGTTTATAAATATTCCGTGTCATTCAAAGATGAAAAAAATGGTTTGACTTCTGAAGAAATTTTATATCAAAAGGCCGAAAAAAAATATTTAATAATAAAAAAAGTAGAAAAATGTTTACGTGAAAATGCTATTGATTGTCCTCTTAATTATCAAGCAAATGTTTTTAAAGAAGAAGTCATAAATAATAAAAAATGCTTGTATCCAACAGAAAATCTTGCTAAAATAGAAATGAAAGATACTGAACATATTTGTCCGGCAATATGTGATTTTAATAATTGTTTTTATAAATGTTCAGATGAATTATTAAATTCAAAATATTACGATCCCAATCGATTATTGTATAAAAATTTAACAAAAAAAAATCTTGATTATTCGACATTCACTAATTTTTTAGCAAAGTCTGAAATTGATTTTTCTAAAAAAAAAATACGTGAGCTATATATGATGTCTTATGTTTATAATCTTCAAACCATTGTCAATTATGTTAAGGAGTCTTATCCTTCAAGTAAAAAAGATTTATTTGATGATTTTTTTGTACAAAAAGCACTTGATGAACTTATTCCCATTACTGAAAATGATTTTAATAATTTTAAAGATATTATTTATGATAAAAATAATAGACTCGGTTATCTTATTTACTTGGATGGATATTATTTATTTCAACCATTCGATGAAAAAGAAACATCACCTATTTATTATAGAACAAATATTATAATTAATGCAAAATCAAAACTAAGTTTATCAAATTATCTAAAAAATAATAATTTAATTATGTCTGAAAGTGTTAATAGTATAGAATATAATTTTGATAGTGTTATGGATTATTATGATAATCGAAAGGAATTTGAATACGTCGGAATTGTTGATCAACAACCCAAGAAAAATAAAAATTCTCAAGAATTTGTTGATGTGTTTAAAATTAGAGAAAAAAGAAATAAAATTCTTGAAAAAAAAAGAGGAACTGGTATTCCATCACTCAAAGGTGCTGTGTGTGTTACTGCTAAAAGTAAAGAATATCTCGCAAATATTGTTAAATTACTTAAAATGAAATTAAGTGAAAAATCATTAACACGTGATGGAATATGCGAATCTATCAAAAATAAACTTGTTGAACTAGAAAAATATGCAACCGGCAAGAATAAAATTACATATATTATTATCCCATACAATCATCCTGATTATAAATTTCCTCTTAATCTTGAAGATCGCACTCAATACATTAAAAATAAAGTGTTAAAAATTTTTGGAAATATTACTTTTGATGAAAATGTTCAAGCTAAACAAATTGAATTATCATTTAAACTAAACAAAGTTCCCACTGAAGATGAAATTTCTCTTCTCGAAAATATGAAATTTATCACTTCAAATAATAAATTATGGAAAATTATGATTGATTAAATATTTAATTCTCTGGAAATAATTTTATATCATTAATGTCATCGTTTTTTAAATTACCGCGGCAACCATGAATATTATGAAAATTATATGTACATGTGAATTTACAATCTTTACTGTATTTGTACACACCAAAGTACAAAGAATGTATTTTAATAAATTCATCATCTATTAAACTAAAAGTAATTTTCAAGTTTAAACGATCAATGCGATTATTGTTTAATGATCCATCATAACTATTAAATTTTTTATCATCAAACGAAAAATTATTATTAAATGGAACATATGGCAATCTATCTGAAATTTTTATATAATATGTTTTTATCATTACATCATTACACTAGTATCTCACATGATTATTATTTAATGTTAATTTAATATTTGTTATTTTATTAACATCAGTTTCAATAAAATATCCTTTTGTACAATAATTATAAAATCTTAAATTTAAATTTTTGACGTTGTCATTGTTTGTATTTATAATATATTTCAATAATTCTATTTTTTGAGGACATAATTCGTGTTGATTACTTGCAATTTCTTTTCTTAATTCAGTTGCTAAAAAACAATATTCAACTAAAATATATTTATTAATTATTAATTCACTAATGTTTTTAATATATGCAATTACAATTGGATGACTTCCAAATCCAATTAATTTTATGTCAAAGTTTAAAAATTCTGGTATTTTTATTATAAATTTGTTATTTATTTTAACAATTTCATCAAAATTAATTAATAAATTTAAATCATATTCGTAAACATCAATATCTTGAATTATTAATCCAAACGATATTTTGAGGTGCATTCAATAAACTCGTCAATTGTCATATTTTCCCTTGTTTTGAATATTATGTTTTGTATTTTTATAATATCACATTCATGTTTTATCCAATACTCATCATTTTCTAATTTAAATTCTTTTATTTCATTTGATTTTCTTTCATGGCTATTTTCATAACAGTCATCTAAAAATCATTAAGCAATTAATTGTAAAAGTGCCATCTTACTAATTATACATGCATTTATATTTTAAATACAAGTGATTGTCGATCAAATAAATTTGTGAATAATATGAACAATAAAGCATAAAAATTAATTATTAAATATAAAATTGAAAAAAATTGAATTTTAATTTAAATGTATTTTAATTATATATTATATATGCCTCCAAAAAGAACAAATATTAAAAATAAAAATGATACTATAATTGATAATGATCAAGAAACAAATAATGACACAAATGATGTTAAAAGTACAAAAAAAATTACAATTGATGATTCTGTAGAAAAATCAACTGACATATTATCAGAATTAAATAGTAAAATTGATGATTCTGAAACAAACAACACAACTGATAAATCAAAATATAATTCAACAAGCAATGACATAATATATCCATATAAGACAATGGTATTAACCGCACCAGTAATTATTAATCCAATACAATTAAATGGTAATTTTGAACATAATATTAAAAAAAATTTAATTGAATCTCTTGAAGGAAAATGTTATAAAGATTGTGGATTTATTACTAAAATATATAAAGTGGTTACATATACAAAACCAATTATTGAACCAGAAAGTATGACATGTATACCAATTATAAATGTAAAATTTGTTCATGAATTGTGCATGCCAGTAAATAATAAATTCATTGTGTGTAAAATAACACAAATAGTAAAAGAATTAATTAGATGTGAAAACGGACCAATTTTATCATTTATCACGTCAGACAGAATTAATCCAGAAGTATTTTACAAAGATTCAAATCGAAATTTTAGAACAAAAAATGAAAAACATCCTTATTTAGTAAAAGATTTATTTGTTAAAATATATATAATGGGAAGTAATTTAAATTTTGACAGAAATATAATCGCAGTTGGTGCTCTTCATGATTTAGCAACAGACGAGGAAGCAAAAACATATTATAAAGATATTTAACTATAAAAGTATAAAAGTATAAAAATAATTTAAAATATTTTTTATTTAAGTAATATAGGAATAATGAGTCATTTATATGATATAAACGGAGGGTTTGAAATTTCAGAAAACAAGACAATAGTTTCAAAAAAAAATTTTTATTGTCACAATTGTAATACAAAGGGACATATTTACAAATCATGTAATGAGCCAAAAATATCAAATGGAATAATAGCATTCAACATAAAAAATTTAAAAAATTCATTAACATCAATTTTAGAAAAATTTATTAAAAAAAATCATAATTATAATTATTTAATAAAAAATAACAACATTGATGTGAATAATTTAAATACAAATATAAAATTTTTAATGGTCCAAAGAAAACATTCACTTGGATTTTTAGAATTTATAAGAGGTAAATATAATGTAAATAATATTGAGACAGTTTTATTTTTAATCGAACAAATGACACCAGAAGAAATTAATAATATTAAAAATAATGATTTTGATTATTTATGGAATAATGTTTGGAGTAATGGTGACAGCGAAAACGAACATGTTAATAAAAATATTAATCATCAAAAAGAATATATATTATCAAAGCAAAAATTCTATGATTTAAAATTAAATAATTCTGATATTTTTATAAACACAATTCCTAAATTTAATTTTAATGAATGGGGGTTTCCAAAAGGAAGAAGAGATTTATATGAACCTGACATGGTGTGTGCAATGAGAGAATTTGAAGAAGAAACATCTTTTCATGAAAATAATTACACTGTTCTTGAAGGATGTAATTATATAAGAGAAAATTTAAAAGGAACCAATGGTGTCGATTATGCTCACAATTATTTTTATGCGGTCATGGACAATGATATTAATAATAATAACAATAATAAACACAATAAAGAAATATCAAATATGAAATTTATGACAATTGATGAGTGTATTAGTGTAATAAGACCATATCACACTAATAAAATAAAAATAATAAAAAATACATACAATATAATAAATAATTTTATGAATGAACACGATTTTGAATTATAAAAATACTATTGATAATCATGATTTTTTCCCTTAATCACTTTATAAGTAAAAATAATTTTTCTAGTTCAAAATATTTTACATTTATTGTTAACTCAACAATATAATTTTTATTTAGTTACTATATTATATATATATATATGAATAATATAGATTTTGTACAAGAATTTAATAATAATAATAACACAAACAGTAAGATATTTTCATATGTCAGCTCAAAAAAATGGGATAATTTATTAAACTTTATTACAAAAAATAAAGACATTGATTATAATATTCACGACGCATCAAAAACATATCTTATTGAATATGTTATCCAATCAAACGTTATTAATTTAATAAAAATGTTATTATCAAGAAACATAAAAATTGATATTGTGGATGATACAAATAAATCAATTATTTATAATATAATTAAATACTCTGATAATGACATATTACAATACATTTTAGATTTTAATAATAAAAATACAGGATTTAATATATTAGATATCAGGGATGATAACGGAGATATAGCAATAAATTATTGTGTTAAATTTAAAAATTATAATGCATTTTTAAAAATTATTTCAAATAAATTTAATACTTTTAATAAGAATTATAACGGTGAAAATATTTTATTTTATTCCGTCGTGGAAAATGAGATTAAAATGTTTGAAAATTTTTTTAATATTTATCCAGAAATACTTGACATTAATATAAACGGAGAATCAATTTTTCATTATATTGTTAAATACAAGAGATATAATTTTTTTAAAGTAATTTATAAAAAATATAAAAATACAGAATTATTAACAACTGCATTAAATATAACTGAATCACAATATAACTTTTCAATATTACATTATGCAATAATAAATTATGATAAATTATTTTTTAATATTTTTGATAAATTAAAATTATTTTCAGTGCTAAATTGTAATTCTCAAGATGTGTCAGGTAATATTTTTTATCACTATTTCATTAAAAATATTTCTAAAAATAATATTGATGACATATTGTGTATCAATAATATTATTAAAACATTGTCGTTTAATATTAACATTTATAATATTGACAGTGATACTCCTGCAAATTTATTATGTAAAAACATTAATTTCTTTGAAACAAACAAAATGAATTTTATCATTGAATTTGTAATAAAATTATCTGATTTAAATATTCAAAATACTAATGGAAATTCTCCTTTATTTTATTTAGTTAAAAATAATTATTGGATTAATATTAAAAAAATATTAGTTGTAAAAAAAATGGATATATTTATTTTAGGTGAAAATTCTAAAACTGTATTTGATTATATTAATAAAACAGAACTTTCAACATTTATTGAATTAATTACTAATTCATATTTGTTGCAATTATCTCACTCTAAAAATTGGATTGACACATGGGATAAAAAATGTTCACTAATTGAAGATAATATTGATAAATCTAAAATTGTATTTAATAAAGGAGAATATAATTCTCTTAAAAATATTAACTCTGTTGATAATAAAATTACAGAGTGTTACACAATTGTTTACAATAAAATTTCTAAATTAATTGATATATTTTTAATAAATAAAAAATCATTATTTAAATCATTTCCTTCAAATTATAAAATTACTGAACTTATTCCTAATTATCCAAACGTAACTATTAGTACTTTTTATGGATTCACAATTGATATTTTGTGCGGTTTGTTTTATTTACATGAAAAATTTGCAAATAATAAAAACTATTATGTTAAAACATCAATAAATTTAATAGATTTTACAAATGATATTGTTAACTGTAATTTAACTGATGAAGTGACTTATAAAAAAATATGTGAAGTTATTGGATTTGAAATTCACTGGAGACATTTTAATTTTATTTTATCTTCATTAGATAATAATTCCATTCATCAAAAAATTAAGCACATAATATCTCTTAATTATAAATTTAAATATTATGTTATTCCTATTGCGATCGAATTATATTGTAATAATAAATTTTATTCTCATTCAAATTTTTTAATTTTTAATTTGTCAAATTCAACTAACGTGTCGTGTCATCGCTTTGAGCCACATGGAGCAAACTATCCTAATAAAATGAATTATAAACCGGAAAAACTTGATAATGCAATTTTAAATTTTATAAATAATTTTAATTTAAATATTAAATATTATACACCCAAACAATATCTTCCTAAAATTGGATTTCAACAAAAAGAAATATATGAAATTAATAATACGTACGTTGGAGATCCAGACGGATTTTGTGCATCATGGTGTGTGTGGTGGTGTGACATGTTAATAAGCAATCCAGAATTAAATATTGAAAAATTACAAAAGTTATTAACAATCGAAATAATCAACAAAAAAATATTATATAGGGTATTAATTAGAAATTTTAGTTATAATATAACTAAAATAAGAGATAAAATTTTTAATAAAATAAACATTAATATCAACGATTGGAATAATGACACAATGGATAACAACAAAATTCACATGCTTAATAAAGAATTAGTTAGTAAAATAGATAGTTGTTGCAAATAATTATTTTACATACTTTTTAATATTTCGTTATTATCCGTTTTGTTTTCATTTTTATCTTTACAATAATATTTTAATATATATATCAATAATACCAAAATTAATATCATTATAAATATCCACACATATTGATATGCATAGGAATTGTTTCCGCTAAAAATTTCAAGTATTGATTCTTTCACTGTCATTTTTTGTTTTCCTTGTTCTTCAGAAATTTTATTTCTAATATTTAAAAGCCATTTCAATAAACTTTTATTGTCAGTTAAGGCACTGTCAATATTTTTAATTTCATTTTTTAAATTATCTCCACAGTCATAACATGGTAATACATCGGGAAGACATTCAAAAAATTTTTTATAACATTTCTTATGATGTTTTCTTTTTTGTGGATTATAAGTTAAAGCAATTGAGTTTAAAAATCTCCATCCAGACGGACCCCAGACGGACGGATCAATTGATTTGATAGAGAAATATCGCTCCATTTATTATAATGTATATTTTTATAATTATTTATACTCTAGCGATTTATTTATTTTAGATAAATTTTCATATATTGCATAAAATTTGTCTTCATATTTATTTTTACAATAAATTGTGTCAATTTTGCTAATTTTTGTAATATTAAGTATGTTACTATTATAATTATTGATTTTGTCCAATACTATTTTTGGAATCCACATTATGTTTGATAATGTTGAGTTGTCATTTTTTAATGCATATATGATGTAATTTATGTATGATGGTTGTACATTTGTTAATATTTTTTTTCCCACACATTCGACACTAAAAATACTGTTTATATTTCTATTTACATAATTAATATAATAAATTGTTCCCAATATTTTTATAAATAAATTATTTGGAACATTTTTAACGATAAAAAAACAAAGTCGTTCGTATTCATTCATCAAAAATATTTCACTGTTAAAAACATCTGTTGTGTTTAATAAAAATATTTTATCAACAAATTGTTTATAATTTTTTTTTTCGTTACTTTCTTCTTCTGTCATTATTTTTTCTTCAATTTCAACTTGTTCCATCTTGTTATGACTTTTTAACAAATTTATATATTTTCTTTTATCAATTGACTCTTTAATTAAATATAATGCGTGTGTCATTTTATCTGTTTTGTCAATGAACAACTTCAAATTGTTTGCATCATTTTGTGCGGCTTTATTTTTAAAATTAGGATTTAATGATAACTTGGCATTAGTGTTTTTTGCGGATGATAAATATTTTAAAAAATCTGAGTCGACTTTTGAAAAACTACCTTTTTCATATTGTTTTATTTTTACATTCATACTTTTTATTATTACGAATGCAACAATTTTTTCAATAAAATCACGATCACTTATCATACCCCAATTATCAATCACGTCAATTAACATATTTGATAATTCTATTTGAATTTCAAAATATTCACTGTATGTTACGGCTTTTTTACCAAGTATTGTCAAGGTGTTATTATAATTAATGTAATTTTTTGATTTATAATGATTTGCAATTAATTCTATTTTATTTGGTAAATCTTCACTTTGTTCATTTGGGTGAACTAAATAAAACTCGTTGTCATAATCTTTTAATGTTTCAAGATTATATTTTCCATCAATAAATGGATATATTTTTATTTTATCTATATTTGACATTGTATTGTTATATTTTACGTCATTTCCATTATCATCTGTGTACACATATTGATTATAAAATATATCATTTATATTATCTATTGTTGCAATATGTGGATCATTATTTTCGTCAATCAATTTTTTGTTTTCTTCTGTCAGTAATTTTATTATTAATTCTGATATATTATCCATGCATATTTTATACATTGGATTTTCTCTTAAATTTGATATATTATATGTGTAATATGCTGTGCCTGGTTTTTTACGTCCAACTCTTCCTCTTCGTTGTGTCATACTCGCAGTTGATATAATTTGGCCTTCTAATTTTTCTTCTTTTGTTATATAATCATATACATTTACCTTTTCTGTGCCAGTGTCAATAACATATTCTAAAGTATCTATTGTAATTGACGCTTCCGCTATATTTGTTGCACATATTATAAATTGTTTATATGTTCCTTCAGTGAGTGTATCTTTTTTATTTGCCAGAGTAACATCAATTCCAATATTTTTTGGATTGACAATTGCTTTTCTTACATTTTGTGTAGCAATTTGTTCTACTACTTTTAATAATGTGTGACTATCAAATTTTCTGTAAAATGGTATTGCTAAAATTTCGGCACTTGTTGCATCATTTATCATTGGTATTATTGTTGTTATGTCATTTTGACCTGACAAAAATATTAATATATCTCCTTTTGATTTAAGCTGTGTTATAATTTTTACTATTTCAACAACTTTCGCACGTATTTTTTCTACGTCTTGTTCCTGTGATTTTTCTAATTTATATTTTGTTACCACGTCAATTTTAAAATTTGCACCTATAAATGGCGGAGCTACGTCAAGTCTTCTATCCAAATATTTTTTATTTATTTTTTCATTGTCATACAAATATCTTATGTCCAAAGGATATTTCCAATTATCATTTATTACTGAATAATATTTTCTATATCGTTCCTCATCTTTTTCCATCGTTGCACTCACTATTCCCAATGTTACACTATTGTTTATGTATGTTCCAAATTTACTCAAAGTTAATATCATATCCATATTTACGTTATGTTCATGTGATTCATCAACTATTAATATATTGCATATATTTTTATCTTTAAATTTGTATAGTTCATCTGAATCTGATTGTTCTTTTAATAAATATTTTGTTTTTATGTCATTGTATAATGTACCATCAGTGTAAAATCTTATTGTTGGATGATAATAATTATCTTCAATATCATGATCTTTGTATTTGTATTGCATATAATTTATTGGTAATATACTTTTGTTTGTTTTATTTATTTTAAATTCACTTATTTGTAATATATCTTCGTCATGTTTTTTATCGTCTTCGGTTTCTTCAATAATAATCGGACATCCCATAAATTTGGCCATTGTCATTGGTCCATCTTTTGTTGGTTTATGTCTTGGTTGTGAACAATATAGGTTTGCATTGTTATTAAAATTTAAACTTTTTTCTGCATATAATAATAATATTGGCACAACCGTTGATTTACCAACTCCTGGTGCTCCAGTAATATACATTACTCTTTGATTAATAAAATGCATATAAATTTGAATTTGTGCGATCCATGTTGATCCAAACAATTCACTCCATAAATTTTTTTTTATTGTATCCGTCCCAGATAAAATTTCCATCGCAAATTTATCATTATTTTTTAAATTTTTATTATTGTCGTCGAGATGTGATTTCCACGCATCTTTGTTATTTATCACTAATTCCATGTTACTTAAAAATGAATAACCATACTCATCTACATTTATATTTTCTAATATATATATTTTTCGCTCGTCACCTTTATTTTTATTTGGAATTAATTCATTATTTGTCATTTTTTTATTATATTTCACATGACTCAACATTCCATTCATTGTGAGTGTTGTTATAATTATTTCCGGAATAAAATTTTTTTCATCGAATTTTTTAATTATTTCATTTTGTAAATAATCAATATTTATTGCTTTTCCGTATACGATTCGTAACGTATTTTTTATATTAAACCATGTACTTAATTCAACTCTGTTCATTTTCTTAATAAATACATTTTTATTACCATCGGTTAAACTATCCCAATGACCACTATAACTCAATCCTTTGAAATTTTCGGACGAATAATTATTTAATGTTAACAATTTAAAATAATTATAAAACACTTTTAATGTTACGTATCCTTGAGGTACATTGTGTTTAATTATCACATAATCATCTTTAAAAATATTATTATATTTTTTAACATAATCTGTCTTATTTAATATTAAACCAGCTACATCCATACACATATATCCATACCATGTGTATCTAAATTGTTGTATTGATTCATATATATATCTGCATATGTCTTCGCATTTTATTTTTGGAATTATTTTAAATATACACGCTTGCACATCTGCACTTGAATAAATTTTTTTATCTGTCTCATCATCATCATCGTCGTTGTCATTTTCACCTGACAGTACAACATTTTTACAATGATTATCAACGCCTAATTTTTTAATTTTTTTTTCATTGTTTTTTATTGATCTTAAATAAAATAATATTAATGGTTTTATTTTTTTGATTGTATTTGAATCAGTTTGTATTGCATGTTGAATAGTTTCCCATGCTTTTGTTAATTCTGTTTTACGATCGCTTGTCATTTTATCCCACGGAGTTACTATCATTTTATTCACACCAATTAAATTATTAATTACTATTATTGTTGGAAACACTTTCTTATTTTCTCTATAATCATAAATCATCCATTTGATATTTTTAATATCTCTAAATAAAAAATTTGATACCACTCCATAAATTGTGTCATTTCCTAAATAACATTTTTCGTTCAAACTTGTATTATTAGAAAGTGTGTCAGTTATGTTATTTTCATTCCAAAATTTTTTTGATGAATTCGAAAATTTTTTATTTTTATACACATTTTCTAAATTTTTAAAATATATTGAATTTCTATGATTTATATATGTTAAATTACCTGACAGACGAATTGTTACTGGTTGTATATTTAACCAGTTTGGACACAATTTAAATGAAACTTTTGATAAACAGTCATTGATCAGTAACAATGTATCATTAAAATATTCTTCCACATTAATAATATCATGGTCAACATAATAAAAAGTTTCTAAAGATTTGCATTTATTTTTTTTAATTTCAAGCTCACTGTTACTAATATCATTTTTATTAAACAATATTTCATTTAAATTATTAATATTTTTTGCATTGTTCAAATTAAAATATGGCAATAATAATACTAAAAATGAATATAAATCATTGTTATTATTTTCTGTCAATTTGTTATAATAATCTTCTCGGGTTTGTGTCACTGTGAAATATTCACTTGAAATTAATATTAAATAATATAAATATTTTAATATAATTTTCAAGTCAGTTGCTATTAATTTTGGAAATGTTTTTGTCATTTCATTTTTTATAATATTTTTTATTTGATAATCATATTTATTTTTAAAATCATCCATTTGATTAATATAATACTAATATAAATTAATATTATAAAATTATAACTTATAACTTATAACTTATTACTAATTAAAATAATAATTGCTCCAATGATGTTTTATCTTTTATTCTTTCTATTAATATTTCACTTACAACATTATTTTTTATTAAATACAATGATGGAGTTTTATTTGGAACAAGTTTTATTTTTTGATTTTTTTTTCTCATTTTTAATTCAAGTCCTTCTTTTTTGCCACATTTTAATATTTTGTATTTATTTTCATATCTTTTAATTTTAATCTCATTTAACATATTTATTAAGCGTTTATCTTCTTCGGTTTCATTCTTTCCCACAATTAATAATATTGTCAAATAATTTTTATCAACTAATTTTGGAAAATATGTCGCAAATTGTTTATATTGAAAATCAATGTTTTGTATCATATTATTCACATTTCCCAATATTGACGTCAAGGCAGACAAATTATACATTTCTTCGTCATTTTTTAATCCACTATTTTTATAATTGTCATATGTTTTTATTATTTTACCGTGATATGCTCTTATTTCAATATAATTTGATGTTATGTCATATAATTCGTCCAAATTATTATTTATTTCTGTGTTAATAATTGTTGCAACTTTTTTATATAATTTATCAAAATCATCACACTTGCTTACAAATATCTCTATCGTATCTATCAAATTTTTATTAATTTCCATTATATATATATATATTATATGAATAAAATTAATAATAACAAATACAACCATAAATCTAAAAAAAATATCGAATCAAATTCTGATAATATTTTAAATATTCAAAATATAACTAAAAAAAATATTATTAATGATTCCAATAATCCTGATGATGAATGTATTGGTCCATGCTATCCTCCCGGATTCTTAAATTATCATCCTTATTACTATTTTCCCGTCAAAAATAAATTAAAATCATGTCCCACTGAAAAAGGTACTATTATATGCGAAAAAATTACTCCAAATTATAAAGAATTTAATATTTTTAAAACTACTGGATATGTTGGTACTGATCCTGATCTTTTTATTTTAGAATTATATGACATCAACACCACAAAAAAAATTGTTAATTTTTTAGAACATGAATTTAATAAATTTCCTTTGCTCACATGCAAACGAATTTTAACTATTGTTTTTAATAAATTTGGAAAAAATAATGATTTTCCCTTATATTTATTTTCTGACAAATTTGAAACTATTTTTAAAAAATATTATAAGATTAATAAAAAAATAGATTATTTTGATAATATTAAAAATACCATATTTTCTAACTCCACTATAACCGATATTTTTATTTTCTTTCATGAAAAATTTTTATAAATTATTTATATAAAATACAATGAACGTGGGTTTTTTAGGATCAACAAATATAGGGTTTTCCCCAATGGATAATTTTTATGCTCCTCATGTACAAATAAATGGTCTCCCAACTGTCACCAATGTTGGATTTGGTGACATGGGAGCTCTTGCTACTACTATGGCTGCTGTCGCCGCAAACAATACAACATCAAACAAAACTACTGGCGAACTTTTTAAAAACATAGCTGACAAACCAGTGTCTTCTATTCCTCTTGTTTATGTCAATGAATCATCCAAAAATTCAAATATTGGCAATGATTCTGATGTTAAAAAAAGTGTTATTAAATATTATTATTACAAACTTTTAGAAAAATGGATTTTTGACGATATGGTTGGTATACTTGCATTTGTTAAATTAAATGAAAACAAAAAACCATCCTTCATTACTTCAAGTGATGATTTTGATATTGAAAAAACATCCAAAGAATCTAAACATATTCTTGAAATTAAAATAGATTTTATCAAAGAAGCATTCTTTACCAAAGATTTTGTCAAAAAAATTCTTAAAAAAATTATTGCTAAAAATAGTGTCAGTTGGTATGATCTTTATGATTATGAATCTAATGTTAAAAAATCTCTCTATCTTAAAACTCTTAAATATTTAAAAAGTAAAACTGCCAAATAAAATAACTTAAATTTAAATCTTGTTTATATATTAATTGTAATGCATAAGCAAAAAAATAATTCTCATATCATGTCAAACTATACCAATCAACATATTAATGTTTCCGATTCTGAAAATGATTCCGATTCTAATTCTGAAAATGATTCCGATTCTGATTCTGAAAATAAAAATAAAAATGAAAATGAAAATGAAAATAACGACAATGACACAAACGAGTTAGAAAAAGAAAAATTTCATTTATCAGTTAAAAATAAAAAAAATAAAACAAAAGTGAAAAAAATTTCTACAGTGAGAGAATATTTAAATTATTATAATGAATATAAAATAAAATATAAAAAACTTGTTGTTTTAATGTGTGTTGGTATTTTTTATGAAGTATATGCATTAACGGACGAAGGACCTGATGTTTATGAGTTTGCAGAAGATTTAAATATAGCAGTTACACGAAAAAACAAGGCAAATCCCATTGTAAGTGAAGGAAATCCAATAACATCTGGATTTCCAATTCATGCAATAACAAAATTTATGAAAATTCTTCTTGATTTTTCGTACACAGTCGTTGTCGTCGATCAAACAAAAATTAATAATATAACATCTAGAAAAATAACAGGAGTATATTCACCATCAACTTATATTGAAAGTATTGATACTGAAAATAAATATTTATCGACATTTTATGTCGAAATTAATTCATCATTGAATGGCACTGAAACTAATTATTGTATTGGTATGTGTTCAACTGATTTGACAACAGGTGATTTATTTTATTATGAATCTTATGATAATTCATTAATTGATGATAATAATGCAATTGAAGAAGCAAACAGATTTTATTATTATTATAAACCAGTTGAAACGGTTGTATATTTAATAAATAACACAAAAAAAGAGATTAATATTGATAAAATTTTAAATAAAATTGACATACCTCAAGATAAATGTGTTTTTAAATATACGACAGTTGATAAATCATTTTCAAATATTAATTTTCAAAATAAATTGTTAAAAAAAGTTTATAAAAATACTGGTCTTATTTCTCCAATTTCATATTTTGATTTAGAAAAATTTTCGTACAGTACAATTTCAATTTGTTTAACTTTTGATTTTATTCACAGTCACAATCAACAATTGCTTAATAGCATAAAATCTCCAGCATATTTTAATGAAAATCAATTTCTTGTTTTGGGAAATAGTGCTCAGTATCAATTAGAAATTATTGATTATTTTAACCTTTCTCGAAGAAATAAACCTCTTTATTATATTATTAATTTTTGTAAAACTGCTATGGGTAAACGATTTTTAAAAAATAGATTGTGTGCACCTCTCACTGATATTAATAAAATTAACAAATATTATGAATATACTGACAATTTAATAGAAAATGAATTATATACAGACTGTCGTACACATCTTGCAAATATTGTGGATATTAAAAAATTATTACGAAAAATTAATGTTAATAGTATACATCCATATCAATTATATAGTATTTATGATTCATCTTTGTCAATTAAAGTTCTTTATGATTTTTTAAATAAATCATCTTTTAAAGATCATCTTTCTGATTTTATATCAAATGATGAACTAAAATCTTTAAACAAATCAATTAAATATATTATTAAAACTTTTGATATTGAAAAAATTAAAGGTATGAACTTAATCGACATTAAAGAATCTTTTTATAATAAAGGTGTGAATGCTGATATTGATGATCTTACCAATAAAATTAATGGTGGTCATGATTATTTTGAAAAATTAAAAATTGAACTTTCAAAGACGTTTGATGACACAAAATTTCACATTAAACATAATGATAGAGATGGTTATTATATATCAACAAGTAAAATAAAAGGTGAAAAACTTGTTAAATATATTAGTGCCAAAGAATGTAATTTTAAAATTAACGATAACATTACAATTAAAGCATCCGAACTTCAAATTTCTTTAGCCACATCCACGTGTAAAATAACATGTCCATCAATTGGACAACAAAATAAAGAAATGAATACTTTATTTTTTGAACTTGATAAACTTGTAAAAAAAACATTTATTAAAGATGTTTACAATTGGTATTCCAAATATTCTGTAATGTTTGATAAAATTATTTTATTTGTTACCGAAATTGATTATATTTCTAATAATGCATTCTTTAGTAATAAATACCATTATTGTAGACCAACAATTGTTAAAAATAATTCAAGTGAATCATATGTAACGTCAAAACAAATGAGACATCCAATTATTGAAAATAATATTTCTCATGAATATGTTCCCCATGATGTTTGTCTTGATAAAAATACAAGAGGAAATTTAATATATGGCGTTAATTCTTGTGGTAAATCATCTTTAATGAAATCTATTGGAACTAATATTATATTAGCACAATGTGGATTATTTGTTCCCGCAACGGAATTTACATATTATCCGTTTAAATCCTTATATACGAGAATTACTGGAGGAGATGATATTGGTAAAGGTCACTCTTCTTTTGTTGTTGAATTAAACGAACTCGGTAATATTCTAAAAAAATCAGACAAAAATACTCTTATCATTGGTGATGAAATATGCAAAGGAACTGAATATTTATCTGCAAACTCTCTTGTCGCTGCATCTATTATTAAAATTAATAACAGTAAAGCAAAATATATATTTGCGACGCATTTGCACGAATTAGCAAAATTAGATAAAATTAAAAACTTGAAAAAATTAAAAATGTTTCATCTATCAATTGAAAATATTAATACCGCCGACGAATTAATTTTTAGCAGAAAATTAGTTGAAGGCAACGGTGAAGAAGTTTATGGTATTGCAATTGCTAAACATATTCTTAATGATCCAGAATTTATTAATACTGCCATCGAATTTAAAAATGAATTTCTTAAAGAAAAAGATGTTCATTACAAACTTATGTCTGATAAAAAATCTAATTATAATAAAAATGTTTTTGTTGATTCGTGTTATTTATGCAATTCTGAAAAACATCTCGAATCACATCATATTAATTTTCAAAAAGATTTTTCCAATAAATCCGGTAAATTATTGCATAAAAATAAAGCTCACGTTATAAAAAATTCTCAATCTAATCTTATTGTTTTATGTTCTAAGTGTCATGATGACTTGCATAATAATAAAATTTCAATTAGTACTATCGTACAAACATCAAATGGTATTAAGGCTATTTAATTAATAATTTTAAAATTTGCTCAAAGGTTTAAATTTTTTAAACATAAATGTTGATATGTCATATTTTATGGCTGTAATATCAAACCCATCATATGTGGGTTTAAATTCACAATTGTTTTTACCATGCAATTTGTTTTCAACACATTTTTCATTTGTGCACAGATGATTGCAATGTTCAAGCACATGTTGCGTATTGGGTTTACATGTTGAACTACAAAATTTACACACTTTATACATGTCTGTGATGCAAAACGGCGATGAACTATATTTCATGTAATCTCGTGTTTTTAATGTACTTTTACTGTCAATTACAAAATTATTATTTGTGACACATTTGTGCTTATAATTATGTCTCATATTATTGTCTTTTTGATAATTATATCCTTGATTATTATTTCTCGTATTGTCTACACATTGATTGTAACTGTTTCTATCATCAACTCTTCTATTATCATTTTTTATGTCATCAACTCTTCTATTATCATTTTTTATGTCATCAATTCTTCTATTATCATTTTTTATGTCATCAATTCTTCTATTATCATTTTTTCTGTCATCAACTCTTCTATTATCATTTTTTCTGTCATCAACTCTTCTATTATCATTTTTTCTGTCATCAACTCTTTGATAGTTATTTTGTTGATAATGATTAATTCGCGGATAATCATTTTTTCTATCGTCCACTTTTTGATATTTATTTCTTTCATTGACTGATTGATTGTTTGATCTTTGAAAACTATATTTATCTAATAATGTTGCCAGTTCTGGTTGTTTTGTGTTATTTGTAATGTCACAATGCAATCTCTTTTTATCTATTTTAAATGGCACGACAATGTCATCATTTTCTTTTAATTCTCCATCTTCTTTGCTTGTGTGACTTTGAATTTCATCTTCTTTTTCAACCACAGTATTCTGTTCTTTTTTTTTACTCATCAAGAGCGTCAATCGTGGATCCCTGTCACTGACATTGCCAAGCAATGAATTATCCACACTATCACTATTTAATTCGTCAATTTTTTTAAAATTTGATGTTAATATATCCGCGAATTCAATGTGATTATTAGTTTCTTTAATTTTTGTTAACAGTTCAACAAGTGATTGTTTATTTTTTACTAATTCAGGAATGTTCTCACTATTCCTATGATATGATGTTTGAATGTTATTTATTGTACATGTCACAGTATTTGATCCACTGTACGTCCAAATGCTATTAACTCCATCTGGAAAAATATATTCAATATTTTTGTTTTGCATTAAAGTCTCTCCAAGTTGTTCCATATTTAATTCAAAACACAATATTTATGACTATATTTAATTAATATTATCTTCACACCAATTAAAATTCAATTTTTTATATTAAATAAATATTATATCATGTATTTTTGAACTAAAAATGTTGTAGTGTTATACTCAATCTTTGTAAATTTTTTACTATCATCACACTTGCATTTCATTTTGATATGAACGTCTTTATCAAGACATTTTTTGTTTGTACAAATCAACGAACAATATCTAAGTTCATGATTTACAGTCCGGTTATATTCTTTACAAAATGTACATTTTTCATTCAAATCAATAAAATTAAAATGAAATAATTTTTGTTTTATTAATCTTTTTTGTTTATTTATGTTGTCCAGTTCTTTGTCTAATTCTGATAATTCAGATGCTTCCGAATAACATCTCTTTTTTATTTTAAGATTTGAATTCTGTCTACTTGATCCCAATTCGGTGTGTGTCAATGTATTATTATTTGTTTTCGAAATATTTAAAATTTCTCTATCAATTTCAAACTTTTTATTATTATTGTCTTCATCCTGTTGTTGTTGTTGTTTATATTTTAATTTAGCCCTCAAATCATCTTTCAGTTGAGTTCTCAAAATATTTTCTAATTTTGTTGCATTATCTTCTTCCAATTTTCTGATATTCTCTTCTTCCAATTTTCTTGCATTCTCTTCTTCCAATTTTTTTGCATTCTCTTCTTCCAATTTTTTTGCATTCTCTTTTTCTAAGACTATTTTAAGTTTTGATGTTAATTCATTAATTTTTTGTATTAATTCTGCTTCACTTGGACAACAACTGTCAAAATTCATTTCTTCACTGTTGTATAAAATAATGTGTATAACAGAGCTTAATAATATAATTATTGAATAAAAATAATATTCAATTTTTTTACAAAATAACAATATAAATTATATTCGAAAAATAAAAATAATTTCAATTGTTTTATTATATCGATATTCCTTTAATTCTTTGTAGTAAAACTCAGTTTTACAATTAACCAATTTTTTTTTAATTTTATGAATATATTTGTCATTGATAAAATTGTAATATATTTTGCTCACATTATTATGAAAAGTAACAATTCCTTTATCCTTATAAACATTAACTTCCCAGTCGATCATTCCCATAGAATATTCAGAATTCAAAGGTCTTAATAAATCAAAAAATTTAAAAATATTTTTAGTGAGAGTTATTTGATTTGAAGAATTTAAAATATAATTAGCAATATTTTTTTCAATTTCATTATATCCAGTTATTTTTTTGTTAACACAGTCAAGTATATCTTCATCTTTTGAACTTGAATTATTAAAAATAAAATTTTCAATGTCAAATTTATCATTGATGTTAAAAGTATCAAATTTTGATAATATGTATTGTCTACTCATATATTTTTTAAATATATATTCTTTTGTTTATATTATTTTTATAATATATTATTATAAACAGAATGAATAATTCTGAATTTGATAAAGAATCACGTTCTAACTTAATTTATAATATAATTGACGACAGTAGACCGGATGTATTATTTAATTATTTTATAATAATTGTGGTGTTTATTTTTTTATCGAGCACAATGAATGTTGCACACAGTGTATTAATTGGTGTATTAGTTGCTTCAATAATTATTCATTATTTATATACAGATCGTCAAAATAACGATGTATCAAATTTAAAAGAAAAGCATGAAAAATTTAAATTAATAAACACAAAAAAATCAACACTTAAAAATCACACAAAATTTGTCAATATTATTTTTTACATAGCAGACATCAAAAATCTAAATATAATAACTTTTAATAGATTGGTATCACAAATTGAATCATTTTGCAACACGTTTGAATCATGTATGACAGATTTTAAATTAATATCCAAATTATATAACACAATGAATCAATTAAAAATAAATATATTAATTACAGTAAATAGTTTAATTTACACGATTAATAATTGGAAATATGAAAAAAAAATAAATCGTGTAAGAAATAAATTAGAAGAAATTTTAAATGAATATATTGGACTTATTGTAAAAAACAATGAAAAAAATATTTATTATAATGGATATAATAATGGAACTACAATTATTGATAATACAAATATTATTCCTGCAAATTCTTTTTATGTTCATGATTTTAATATTGGTGTTGGAAAATTTTCAGATTTTTTATTTTTAACATAAATTATAATAAGTTTAATTTTATAATTTCATTTTTCTATTACTATTCTATTAATAACTATGAGTGAAATGAATAATTTTTTTAAAACGACTGACTATAATCAACTTCCTGTGTCTGAAAATCAAAAGCGATCACTAGGTAAAAATATTCAATTTGTTGATGGATCAGATTTTCACACTAATATTTATGATGTTAAGGTTGAATCTCACAAAATTGTCAAATATTTTCAACTTGGTATGTTCCCCCAAGATTATAAAAAATCAATACGATTATATATTTTGGAAGGAACATCGCCTGTTGGAGGAACTTGTTTGTATGAATATAAAGTACTCAAAGTAAAAGATTTTTTACTTAATGATAAATATTTTGAACAGTTTGAAAAAAATATTAGAAATTCAGCAAATAAAAATAAAGATGTTAAAATAATGTTTAAATATTATCCAGTGTATAATTTTAAATTTACAGATCCTCCATCTGGAAATGACATTACCCAATGTGTCAGTGAATTATTAAATTAATAAATTAATAAAATATTACATAAAAAAATAAATACATCAATGAAATAACGATTAAACTTATTGCCAAGTAAAATATTTCGTTGTTGTCAAAATTTTCAAATGGATTATTCAAGTCCATCACATTATCAAATATATTAAACCACATATCTTTTATATTAATTATTATTTTATTTATAGGGAGTTCATAGGGTTCAATATGTGTGTTTGATATTTTATTTAAATCATTTGTATCAAATTTTCCTTCCATCAGTCTATTATTATCTTCTTTTTTTATATAATCATTAAATTTTGCATTGAATAAATATGAATCAAAATATTTTCCTTTATTGTCATACATTGTTTTATTATTTTTTAAATAATTTTCTACACTTTCCTGTGCAGGATCATATGAAGATTTTTCGGACGATATTTTATTTTCACTTTTTAATACATTATTTTCCATTATAAAAGTTATATTGATTTTATTTTTTAAATATTTAATATAATTATTTAAAAATTGATTATCTTATTGTATATATTATATCATATAGTTAACAATGCCATACATTCGATGCCCCACGTGTAATAAAATTATGGGTAATAGATACCAAATTTATGAAGAAAATCTTCGTAAAATTTATTCAAATAAATCTTATTCAAAAGAAGATAAATTAAATAAGAAAGAAGAACTCGTTCAATCTCTTAAATTAAATCCATGCTGCATAGCAAGATTAATCACAACAATAAATAAAGACGAAATATTAATAACTTAAATAAAAATATTTACTAAATAAAATATTAAAATAATTAAATTTTTTTTAAATTCAAATATTTATCATTTGTTTCTTTTTTTTGTTTATTAATTTTTTCAATATCAAGATTAAAAATTCTAATTTCTTTTCCATTAATTATTCCGCACAACTTTTTTTTACCATTATATACCTTATTTTTGTAACAATGATATGTTTCTTTTTCATATTCAATCACACTATAAATTTTCATAGTGGTGCTTGTTATTATTAAATCATTTTTTTTAATTGATGTCTTACTTGAAGATTTTTTAGGAGATGTAACTTTGTCATCATATTTATCTTCAATATTTTCTGTGTGTATATTTAAAAATGAGTTCATTTGTGTTATATTTATTTAAATTATAATTAAATATTTAAAAATCAATTTTTATTTGTCATCCAATATTTTTATTAATTCATTTAATAAATCATCACCAAAATCTTTATTTGCCATTTTTTCTGCATAATAATTATTAAATTTCCTCTCTGCAAATTTTTTTTCTTTTTGTCGGACAATCTTTTTCCATTGTTTTCTTTTTGTTTTGTCATTTCGCAAAGTTAACACATAATTCCACACTTTTTCATATACTTGAAGATTATCATCAAACCATTTCACGTCTCTTTTTATTAGTGTAGTATTTCTTTCTTTTAATCTCCAATAAATTATACGATGAATTGCAATGTCCTTATTTTTATTTTTATCAAATGTTCCATCTAATTGTTCTTTTCTAATGTCATATATATTTCTATATCCTTTAGTAGTTTTTGTTATCCATGTATCCATTTGTTTTTCTGTCATATCAATTTTTGGTTGATATTTAAATATAGTTTTATCATAAATTCGGTTCAATTTAATTTTTCCCTCAGCATCATAACCTTCGCCATATATGTCCTCTTCATTGTCTTCGTCTTCATCTTCACTATCTGTGTCAAATCCGTTATCTTTTTTGTCTTGTATATTTTTTTCTTTTTCTTTTTCTTTGTCAACAAATAAATCAACGGGAATAAATTCAACCAATGCTCCTCTTTCTTTTCCATATTCTTTACCAAAATAATAATGTTCATCACTTGTGTCTTCAATCCATTCTTCTTTAGATGCATATTCTTCCAAATTACATTGAACAAAATCACATTCATCTAAATTACAACATCTGAGTTGATTTTGAACTTGACACCAATAATATACTGGACATATACCGTCCTTAATTTCACCTTTGAATTTTATTTTTCTAAAAAGAGGACATTTAATTTCAAGCATTCTTCCAACCAAATCTGATTTTGTTTTTCCATTTCTTTTATATGGAGAACAGATTCCATCGGGACTTGCTCCAAGAAAACTATGCTCACTGTCTCCAAGTAAACCAAATTCTCTCACTTTTACATCATTTGTGTATTCATACATTAATGTCACTGGTTCTTCTAGTTTTTTTCCATGATAACATGCTTGATTTGTTTTAAATGTTGATCCATATACTTTTTTATGTACAAATTTATACACATGTTCATATTTATTTAATCCAACAACACATCCTGCATCTGATGCTGTGATTTTTCCGTTTCTCATTGCAAACCATCCCGGACTTCTTTGTTCTGGTAAAATTATTTTTTCAAGTACTTCATATATATCTTTTCTTTTTTCATATTCTTCCTTGGATATTTTTGATAATATAATAGCCTTACCAATTGATGATAATTTTGCTCCTTCTTCTTTTAGTTCTTTTGCATTGTCGATTTTTTCGGGTTTGTTTGCAATAATATCAACTTCATCACAAAAATTATTTATTATTATGTTCTTTGATTTCTTCTTTATTTGCTTTTCTTCTGTTTTATTTAAATATGGTGTAACTTTATTTTTTTCTAAATTTCGCTTCATTTCACCGTCGTCAATTTGTTTTCTAATATAATTGGAAATATGTTCTTTGTCTGTGTTGCTCAGCTTCATAAATGATTGATTATTACTTATAATTTCTTCAATTTTTTTTAAACTTTTATTTTTGCATAAATTTATGTCTATAATTGCATATATTTCTATTAATTCTTTCATTATTATCCTTAGTTATTATTTTTTTAAATATATTTGTTATTCTTATAATATTTTTAATATGATATTATATATAAGTTTATTATGACGAGTGTTGAACATGATATTGATAATCACACTAGTGATCATGAAAATAATAAAAAATGTGCACCAGACCTAAATTTTGAAAATGGATCGTGTATACCATTATTTATATTAATTGATATGGCAACTGCATACAATAAATATAATAAGTCAAATAAGCTAAATAACAAAGTTTATTTGAATGATGATATGGACATAACTGATCCTGATAAATATAAAGATTATTTAGTTAAAGAATTTAAACAACGATTTAGTGGTGATCAACAAGAATGGATTAAATTAAAATTTACTGAATTAATGTCTGACGAAAATAAATTGCTTCTTCACAGTTCAACATTTAGACCAAATGGACCCAAGGGTAAATTTGATTGGTTGTCAACTCTTGATATTAATAAAGTATTATTTCAGTATGAAAATAAATATGACGATTTTAAATTTTTAGGTGCTGTTCCCATTGATTTTTATGATCTTGGTAATATAAATATTTTCGTTAATAATAAAAAATATACTTTTAAAAATATTGATTTTAATGAATCCATGAAAAATGGAATTTATCGTTTCGGTGTAATTTTTAATCTTGATGAATCATGGAAAAATGGATCTCATTGGGTCAGTTTATATTTTGACTTGAAAAAAAAACAAATCTATTTCAGTGATTCTTATGGTGTCAAGCCAGAAAAGCGTATATCTGATTTTATTGATATTGTCCGACGTTTTATGGCAAAATATAATACTTTTAAAAACACTGAAGTTCGATACAATAAAACACAACACCAAAAAGGAAATTCTGAGTGTGGTGTTTATTCAATTAATTTTATTCTTAGACTTTTAAAAGGTAAATCTTTTGAGCATCTCACTAAAACAAGAATTACCGATAATAAAGTTAATTCTTGTAGGCTAAAATATTTTGTTAATGAGGCTAAATAAATTCCACACTTAATATGTGCTTTTTATCAAAAAAATATGAATATTCATTATTATTTTTAATTATATCTTTTTTTGTTTTGTAAAATTTTATCATCATATAATCAATACTCTCTGTCTCATCCATATTTATCATCGTTTCCACAACTCTTTCATCCAAATTTACAAAAAATATCGGCTCTGTGTCACTTATGTTATCTATATATATATAAAATATATTATCTCCAAGATTATGACTGTTGTCTGCAACATAATTACATTTGTTTATATATATATTTTTTTTAAATCCTATAATGTCAAGAAGTGAATTTTCACTATTTTTTAATATAAATTTGTCTTCGTTTGTTGACGTAAATTCAAACAAATCATTCTCATTTAATGTGCATTTAATTGTTATGTTGTTTAATTCAATTCCTTCGTTTATTGCGTCAACGAGCTCATATCTATTATAATAATCACTTTCGATTTCTATTTCTATTTCGTTTTTATCCTTTTCAAAAATTAATATATTATTCTCCCCATTTATATTCATACTTTCATTCAAATTAAATTCACATTTATCCAAATTTAATTTTTTTATTTTAATTAATTTATCAAATGATGCCATATAATCATTATAGCTTTCTTTTTCTGATATTTTTGAACAGTCTATTTGAATCGTGTTTGAATCACTTGTTGATGTTTGTATTATTTTGTCGTTTGATGTGTCTGATTCTGATTCATTATTTATTGATTTTTTTATTTTATTTTGTTTTTTCTTATCTGCCAGTAAATTAACCAACATTTTTACTTTATCGTCGTTGTCTTCATTTATTTTTTTATTTGTTTCTTTATATTTTTCATTTTCTTTATTATTTTTATCCCTTTTATTTTTATTGCTTTTTTTAATTTTTGATAATCCTGTATCCAACCCATATATATCGTCTGTTTTTTTCTTTCTTTTATCTTTTGTAATTTTTATTTCCGATTCTAGTTTTTTTATTTCGTCGTCAATTTTTTTGTTTTTAATATCACTTTTACTTTGTTGTTTTTTGTTTTTTGTTTGTTTTTTATTCTTGTCTCCAGTTTTACTCTTTTTTTCTTCTCTCAAATTGTTTGAAAAAAAAAAATCATTGTTTTCTTGATTATTGTTAAATTGATTCATTCCTTGTTGTTGATTATTTCCTTGTTGTTGTTGATTATTTCCTTGTTGTTGTTTATTATTTCCTTGTTGTTGATTATTTATTCCTTGTTGATTATTTCGTTGTTGTTGTTGTTGATTATTCATTCCTTGTTGATTATTTCGTTGTTGTTGATTATTCATTCCTTGTTGATTATTTTGTTGTTGTTGATTATTTCCTGGTTGATTATTTCCTTGTTGTTGATTATTTCCTGGTTGATTATTTCCTAGTTGTTGTTGTTGATTCATTTGATATGGAGAGTTCATTGGATCAAAATTTGGATCTCTTTGTGGGGGGTTGGTATTATTTTGTCTTGATGATTTTAATTGTTCTAATCTTGCACTAACATCCGTTCCATCTCCAGTAGCCTGTCTATTTTGAGCAGGATCTGTGTATGAATTATCAAGTGAATCAAATCCATTATATGATGAATTATTATTGCTTCCAATGCCTCCATATGCAGCATTAAAATCATTTCCCATATCATCACCACTACCGGGAGAAAATCCATAGTCAACGCCTGGATTCATTTGACCCTGATTATGTCCCATTTGTCCTTGATCTGGATTTTGACCATTATTCATATCGTTGTCATTATTCATATTGTTACCGTTATTCATATTATTCACATTACTCATATTATTTTGTTGAAGTGAACCGATTTGTTGCTGAAGTTGTTGTAATTGATTATTAATTTGCATATTTAGTTCTTGTGTTAAATTGCCAGACTGTTGATATTGTTGTAATTGATTTTGAAGTTGTTGATGCTGATTTTTTAAGCTATCAATTTGTTGTGATTGTTGTTGATTTTGTTGATTTGATCCACCACCTTCACTTGCACCTCTACCATTGTCAAGATTTAACCATTTTGCAATTTCTGGCGTGACATTTGGTTGTTGTCCATTTGATGGAACTCCATAATAATTATTTTGTTGTTGACCACCTTGACCACCTTGATTACCCATTTGACCACCTTGATTACCCATTTGACCACCTTGATTACCCATTTGACCACCTTGATTACCCATTTGACCACCTTGACCACCTTGACCACCTTGATTACCCATTTGATCGCCTTGATTACCCATTCCCATAGGCATTGATCCTGCATACATTCCTTCCATTCTTAAATTATTAAATCTATCTTCAGTTTGTTCAGAATAATTTTTTTTGTTCATACCATTATTATCATTTTCGGCATCAAATGGCATACCATATTCTCCGGTGGCCAATTGGAACGGACCAGTTGGATTGTTATTAATTGTTGCATATCCTCCACCATCTTGGTATGCAGCAAAATCTTTAGATGGATTTTTATTTTGTTCAGGATGATTATAAGTTTTTACCATTTCATTGGGTCTTAAATGTCTTTGTGAATCGTCATGTTGATATCCAAATGAAATTGATTTTTTATCAGGACGTGGTGGTCTTTCAGGAAGTTGTGAACGTTGTCTTCCACCACTTGAGGAGTCATTAAACATTTCTTTTGTATTTTTGATACTTTTACTATTCATTAATTTTATATATTCAACATCATTAATACTTCCCGGTTTTTTACCTCCATATTTTCCATACACATTTTTCATATTTGATGTGACCAAATTTCTGCATTTAAATACAACACCCCTTGTCAAATAATCACTTGGTATTTTTAACTCAAGTATTAGTTTTTTTGTTTGATTTGATATGTTTTGTTCAGACATAAAATCTTCGTTCATGATTATTTAATATTATATTATTTAAATTTTTAAAGTAAAAAACTCAATTAATTTTTTAATAAATTTTCCTTATAAGTTTTTATAAAAATTTTTCTTTTAAAATGTGTGTTTTTAATTCTTCATTGTTATTATTAACAAGGTCATGATGAATATCACTTAATAATTTATCTTTTAATATTCCAATATCTTTTCCACTTTTTCCAGTTATATTTTTAATTTCGTCCCCAGTTATTTTAATATTTGCAACGGAAAATGGATATGAACCAATTTTACATTCATTTAATAATTCGCTTAAAAATTTTTTATCCAATATATCAATAATACAAACATATTCAATTAAATAATAAACAAGCATCAACGGATCTTTTGAATAAAAATATAACATATTCAATGCACGTAACATTTCCCATTTATGTTTAAGATTGTTTAACATATTTATTAAACCTTGGTTATTACTCAGTTCAAGTAAAATAACATCATTTTTGTTGACACAATCAACTGCTGATATTTGATACATATTATTCCATTTTTTAAAATTATCAATCGATGTATTTTTTAATAAAATCATTATTTTTATAATAAAAATATCACTTTGTTCAATTAACTTTAATATTTTAATATTTGTGTTTATTCCCATGATTTTTAAAATATTAAAATTATACATTATTTCTAAATTATTTAAACAATTTTCATGTTTCATAATTTTAAATAATTCATTATATAATCTAACTGACGATTTCGGTATTAAATTATTTAATAAATTAGCATGTGTTTTTATTGCTGATAATGTATTTTCTTCAATTGTTAAATTCAATTGAGTTGATATTCTAAATGCTCTCAATATACGTGTTGGATCATCATTAAATCGATCAAAAGGATCATTCACACAAGAACATATTTTATTTTTAATATGATCAACTCCTCAATAAACATCAATAATGTTTGTTAAATTCAAATTATTTATGTCATTCAAATTATAAACTTGCACACACATTGCATTAATTGTAAAATCACGTCTTTCCAATTCTTTTTCAATGGGCAATTCAGGATCAATTTCAATATCAAAATTTCTATATTCACAACCAAGAGATGTTTCTTTTCTTGGTAGGGCAATTTCATATAATTCTTCTGAATTAAATGGTTTTAATATTAATACACCAAATGATGCTCCAACTTTTTTTACTTTTCCACACATTTCTAAAAGAAATATTAATTGTTCTTCTTTGACACCACGTACCAAAAAATCAACATCTTTGGTTGTAATATTTGTGTTGTGCATTTTATTATACACAAGAGTTCTCACAAATCCTCCAACTATGTATACTTCTCCACCATTAATATTAATATAATCAATAAAATCATCATAAATTGACATTTTGTATAAAATAATATGTAATATTAGCTAGTTTATTTTTTATAATTTGTAATTTATTTTTCATTTTTTTTGCGATATTTAAATTATAAATTTATATAAATAATATTATATATTTCAAATGAGTGACAACAATAATAATAAAAGTAAAAATAAAAGTAAAGATAATAGTAACAAAAATAAAGGTACTAAATATCAAATTTCAGGAATGACTGGAAATTATACATATGATACGGAACAAGGATTACCATTTAACCCAACTTCAATATCAACTTCAGCACATGCAAGTAACACCGGAGTATCTGGTGCAGTTATTAATCAACAAATGTTTACAAGTGATTATAATAAATATAAAAATCAATCAACATTTAATCAAATTAATAATGGGAGAACACAATCCAATAATTTTAACGATCAATCACAATATGATATTGGAGACGCATTTAAACAAAACACTCCAATTTTAGAAATGCCAAGTAATAAATACATGAATAACACGTTGTATAATAATCTCAACGAAGATTTATTAAAGGAAACAATAAGAGAAAATGTTCTTCATATAAATTCAAAAGATAGAAATGTTGACGCATATCCAGATCCTTTTGTTTATATTGTTACTTTGGGTCCAATTACAAATAGTGCTGCTGGTATCGATAACAAAATTAGAATAAAAAATTTACCTGAAATAAAAAATCAAGTTTACAATGATTTTGAATTAGCAAATAAAGAAATTGATAATTCACAATTTGTTTTTAATTCTCCGGATCTTATAAAACAATACACAAAAGAAATTACAAATCAGGTGAGACCATATATTAGTAGATCATTTGAAAGAGTAAAATATTTTAAAATTGATATTAGTGTTCTTCCACGATTTAATGCTATTGCTATTAATAATGGATGGAATTATTGTAACCTTTTTATTAAAAAAGAATATTTAAAAGATGATTATGATAAGATTAGATCCCATCATTTTCCAAAGTATCGATACATTCCTGACGATACTGACTTCTCTCCTCTTGGTGGACGATTTGTTCAAGTTGTTGTTAAAGATATTACAAATGAAAATTCATTTGGAACGAATGATGTAAGTGACAAATCATATTTATTAATTCTTGATAGAGTTATTGGTGCCCTTTATATAAAATATAATCCTCACAGTGCAGTAAAACATTATCGTGAAAGTGCGCCTGGAAATATTTCAAGATTAAGTATACAATATTATGATTCAGAAGGTGTTCAAATTAAACTTGAGTATGATAATATAAAATATGAAATTCATCAAATAAAAAAAACTGAACTAATTGATCCTCAACTTTACAATCTTAATGAAAATATGGCCGCTGGTTGTATTATAAATAATTTTAAAATATGTGATTGGTTTATTTCAAAATTTAATGAAATTATAAAATCGTTCGTTATGGTCAATTTTGATATTTCTTGTTTAATTCCTTTTTACGTTAATGCCGAAATTGTTAATGATGAAGTGCAAATTAAAAATGAAGAAGATAAGGAAACGAATGATGCATATTACATTAAAAATTATTCTGAAATTATTCTTAATCAAGAAACGTTCACAGTGAATAATATTTTTGAAGAATTTGATGAATTTGTTACTCCAAATGGATTTGTTAGCGTTTATAAACTTACAAATACTGGTAAAAAAGTTAAAATATCCATTGATAATTACATCACTAATATTATTTGGTACAACAATAATTCTGAATATATTGATATTATTAAATATAATGTCAATGCAATTGATGAAAATTATAAAAATTTCGGATTTAATTTACTCAACACTCTCAAAATTGAAATTAATGAATTGCCCACAAAATCATGGTTTCAAAATTATCTTGTTTTTGTTCTCGGTGTTTTTAATAATGATCTTAACACTAAAATCGAATATGGTAACGGATAAAATTATTTAGTGTTGCATCCATGAAATTTCTTATACACATCTAACATATTATTATTAACTATTCTATTTGTCAAATTACTCGACTTTTTACATCTTTTTGATTTCTTATTTGAATTTAATTTCTTATGTTCATTTATTTTACTCTTTATTCTATCACTTATTTCACTTTCCTTACTTTTTAATTTATTTATTTTTTCCATATAATTTTTTAATTCATCCTTTGTTTTTGTTGCTAGTGTGTTATTATTTTCCATTGTTATTTTATTTTTATTCAGTGCTCCACTTATCATCTTCAGTTTTGATGAATTTTTATTTATTTCACTTTCCAATTTTTTAATATATTCATCCTTGTTGTTGTTATTTGAATCATTTTTTTTTTCCACATTTTCTAATTCAATTTTACTTTCTTCTTCTCCATCGTCACTTGTTTCTTCCTCTTCATATTCAACATCTTCTCCCTCTGTTTCTTCATCTTCTTCACTATCTTCATCTTCTTCACTATCTTCATCTTCTTCACTATCTTCATCTTCTGTATCTTCTTCTCTCACTTCATCAAATTCAGTTTTACTCTCATCTTTTTTTTCAATTTCCATTTCTTCTTCTTCTTCTTCTTCTTCTTCAGTTTCTTCATCTTCTTCATCATCAATTTCTATTTTATTTTTAAAATTGGGTTCTTTGAGTTTATTTGATATTACAAGTTCATTGTCATTATTTAATTGTACATTATTTTTTTCTATAGTTTTTTCGTCATATTCTTCAACTTCAACATCATCGTCAGTATTATATTCACTTTGTTCATCTTCAGAATCTTCTTCTAATATTTCACCCTGTAAATTTTCTGCATTTATTTTTTCTATTTCAGATTGTAACACCTGTTCAGCGACTTCATATGATGATTTCTTTTTTGTTTTTAAATGTTTATCATAATAATTTGGTAAAACTCCTTGTCCAGATGCCTCGCCACCAATAATTTTAATTTTTCTACTTTCTAATTCTGATTCAAGATCAGTTGTACTAATGTCATCAAGATCCAAACTATTTACAATACTCTTTATTTGACCAATTGATTCTTTATATTTAGAATTTAATTCTGAACATGAAGCGTAACTATTAATTTTATTTTCTTTGGCTTCAATTTCAGTTTCTTTAGTATTAATATAATTTAATCTATCAGCTTGATAATTTTTCTTGTTATATGTTAAATAATAATAAGATGTTATTGTTATGACAAGTAAAATTATTAAAATTCCAATTATAATATTTTTAATCATATTTAGTATTATATTATTCGTTTATATTTTTTATTACTCGCATAATTATTAATATATTCTCACACACAATTCAATTAAAAAATTGATTTTTCGTTAATATTACAACATTAACTAAAATACAATGAATTTCAGTACAGGTGTTTTTCATGATCCAGTAAGTATTGCTAGACAAGCAAATAATAAAAAAGATGTTTTATTAATATATTTGATGCATGAAGATTATTGCAATCATTATTATCCTAAAAATGGATTTTATTATCACAAATACACTAATTTTCATAATTTATCAACCGTGATTGCAAATATTGTTAAAAATGAATCAAAAGATGAAGTGTATGAAATATTGGAATTTTCAAATAATAAAATATTAATATCATTTGATCATCATTTTTCAGTTGTTGTTGACAATATATCGAAAGAGTTGATAAATATTGATGATAATGGTGATGACGAATACACATATTTAAAAAATATTATTAATAAATGTTTCAAATAAATTATTATTTATAATAAATATTTTAAGGACACAAATTATTTTGTACTTTGTTTATTAAATAAATTATTTTGTGTGTATGTTTATTAAATAAATCAACAATTCAATCATCAATAATAAGGGTACATTCAGTTTGTTGTTTATTTTTATAATCATCGTATTTTTTTTCAACATATTTTATATTATCAATTTTATTTTTATCATTTACTTCTGTGTGTAATTTTAACCATATTTTTAAATTTTTACATTCATCGCATTTAGTTATTATTCCATTATGTTTAAGCTCAATAAAATTATGTGCAGCAATTATTCCAATATTAATAGAATCATCCCCAGCATTATTAATATAATCTACCATTACGTCCATATATTCTTGATCAGAGTCTTTATTAAAATATGAATGATTTTTTATTTTTTCTTTATTATCAAAAAATAATATTTTAAAATTTAAAATATCAACATTTTCTCTGTTTTTAATTAGTATTCTATCCAATTTTAAAGTCATCGTTTTATAATCTATGTCATGAAAAGGAACTAATCTTAATTTATTATTTTCAGTTGAATTTTGATTGTGAAAAATTATAAATTGTTGTAAAATTTTTTCATTCTTTTTAAATATTGATTCTACACTATTAAAAAATAATATTTTTGGTGTAAAATAATGTTTATTTATTAAATGTGTGTCAAATTCTTTCATTTTATTGATAGTGCTTTTTATGTGCGGTATATTACATCTGGGTTTATATTTTTCTAAATTATCAACAAGTTTATCACTTTTCAATATATTATTTGTATTTTTATGAGCATTTTCAAAATCATCTTTTAATGAATTTCTGTCAAATAAATGACGAAATGTTGAAATATTATTTCTTATCAAATATCGGGTTGTGTTGTTCATTATTCAATTATTATTATATTTACATTATTAATAATTATTCAATTTTTATTTTTTTATTTTTGATTTGTATTTTTTCTTACATTTTTTAATTTTTGCTTCAATTCCATTTTCTCCAGCCTCACTTTCAATTGCATTTTTTATATTTGTATTATTTTCTGTATTAGAACTGGCAGAATCATCATCATTGTCTTCTTCATCTTCTTTTTCTTGTTCTTTTTTAATTTGTACTTCTTGTTCATTTTCACGATCACTGTCAACACTTGTTTCAATCTCTTGTTTAATTGCATTCGTACTTTTACAAACAATATTATTTGGACTACCTTTTTGAGCCAAGTCTAATATATTATCAATTGCACTTTCATATGAACTATTTTGATTTTGACAACTAGTTACAGATCTAATATCACTTGCTCTAGCATTTAATTCACATTCTTTTTCGTTTATATAATTCATTTTTTCATTCTCATAAGTTATCATTGAATTACTAAGACAATAATAAGAATACATGGATATTACTAATAATAGCATTAATATTATGATTGTTATGTTTTTAATCATTTATATAAATACTGGATAAATTTAATAATAAATAATATAAAATATATACATCTATGATTAACAATAATTGTAATAATTTTTACATAAATGAGTTTCAAATTCCCAACACAGTGTACAATCAAGGCAAATCTTTTGGTATATTTTTACTCACTGGTAAAAAAGAATCTGGCAAAACTACAATAACTAAGAAATTAATAGAACAGTTTATTGAAAAAAATGTTATAGAAGATACAATAATATTTTCTCATGATTCAAACAATCAACATAATACAATGATACGTTGCAAGGAAAATTACAATGATATTGTCACTAATTCTAATAATATTTACAGTAAATTAAAAGAGAAACATTTAAAAAAAATTATTAAAATGCAACATAAAAACAATGCTAAACCATTGTTATTAATTCTTGACGGTGTCGTTGATACAACAATATTACAATCAGAATATTTTAATGATATTATATTAAATGGAGCACATCATTTAAAAATAACAATGATCATATCAATGCAATATCCTTGTGAATCAAGAGCAGAACTCACAATGAATTTTGATTATATTTTTGCATTTAAAGAAGAAATATTATCAATTAAACAACAATTACATAAACATTATTTTGGTATGATTCCTAATTATGAAGCATTTGATACAATAATGATGCAATTATGTAATAATACATGTTTAGTGGCTGTTCAAAATGCACATTCAGCAAATATCAGCAATAATTTAAAATATTACAAAACAAAAATAACAAATAATAATAATTTAAATAAAATTACTGTTACAAAACTTTCAAATAAAATATTGAACAAAACAAAAGATTTTGTGTACACATCTAAATCAAAACAATTAGTTTTAACATTAAATAAATTTAAAATACACAATTTGTCAACATTTTATGATAATTCATTTGGAAAAATGTTGATTGTTGGTCAACGAGGTGAAGGCACAACATCACTAATTAAAAATTTAATTGTCAATATTACAAAAAACAATTGTATTAAAAAAACAATTCTTGTGACACACATGCGTAATAATTATGAAAATGTTTTTTCAAATTGTAGCACTATATATGAAACAGTTACTAACGAACTTTTAAAAAATATTATTAACATGCAATGTAATAAAAATTCTGAACCATTGTTATTAATATTTGATGATGTTATGTTTAATAAATACGGCACTCTTGATTTTTTTAAAGAAATTATGTTTAATGGATTAAGTTATAAAATAACACTCATAATATCAATCCAATTTCCAAGTGGTGTTTCTCCAGAGATAAGAAATAATTTTGATTATATTTTTGCATTTAAAGAAGATTTTATGTCAAATAAAAAAAGATTATTTGAACATTACTTTGGTATAATTCCAAAATATAAAATATTTAATTCATTTATTTATGCGTTAGATAAATATGAATGTTTAGTTACAATTAATCGTGAGAAATCAAATAATATAATTAATAAATTAAAATATTACAAAATAGTTGATATGTGTGATGATAATTTAGAAAATATTAATAAAATAACTCTTTTTAAATTTGATGATGATGATGATGATGATGATAATGATAAACAAACAACAAAACACATTATTAATCTCATAAATATTAATAATAAAAAAATTAAAACGTTACAAGCTATAAATAATGAACTTTTAAAAAAATTGATTTTTTAAATGTTAATACACCTATTTATAGTAAAATATTAAATAATTTAAGGATTAGATAGTATTATACAAATACTTAATGGAAAAAAACTCAATTTATGTCTTTCTATCGACAGTGGTGTCAGGAAAGATAATATCATATTTTAACCTTGATAATTCAATGTATGGGTTAATATACACATCATCACTTGAATTTTTAAGTAATGCAAATGCTTTTATAAAAAACAACAACAACACGTTAGAATTTTTAAACAACATAACTATGCCGAAAACAAATATAAATTTTGAACTTGAAAATACATTTTTATTTGTTGTGACGATTTTGTTAGTACTAAGTATTATATTTGGAATTGTATATGGAGATACAATTTATAGATTTTACAAAAAAATGCTTTTATATTTTGATAGATTTGGATACTGCACATTAAAAATTTATGAAATTGATTCAATTGACAACATAACAAATTATATGAAATTAAATCCATCATTTTTTGGAAATTTTAAACAAGCAGAACAAGGAGATGAAAGTTTAGTTAGTTGTATTATGAAAGATAATTTAAATCAACAGTCAGCAAATCATTATAGCAATGATGATTTTAATAATAATTTAAGAACATTGTGTAATATGGTTATCCCTAAAGATGATACTAAAATTATTATTAATGACACTAAATTTGGCATAACTGGGTTTTTGACCTTTGTAAAAAATGAAATTGAAGTAAATGATTATTCAAAACAAACAAGTAACAACAATGGTAATAATAACGATAACAATAACAATAATAATAACAAAAATAAAAACAACGAACAAAGTGGTGAAAATTCAAAAAGTTTTACATTTAGCTGTCCCTGTGTTGAATTATCACTTGATGTTAAAAATATAAATAACATAAGTAATTATTTAGAAAGAATTAATGATTTTGTTGAAGAAAATACTCACAATGAATTAAATTCATACAATGTTATGGGTGATAAAACAATAATAAAAGAAATTGGATTAAAAAGCGATATTGTATATGATAATTATGAAAAATTATACATTGACAGTTTTTTTCATAAAGAAAAAGATAGTTTATGGAAATATGTCAAAACAATTCATCATGATCCAACATATTTTACAAATTATGGTCAACCAGCAACATGCAATATGTTGTTACATGGGCCACCAGGAACTGGTAAATCATCATTTGCATACAGAACCGCAAAAGCATTGGGCAGAGAAATTATAACTCTTGATTTGAGAGATTTTGAAAATAAAAAAAGTATCATTGAAATATTTGATAATCCTCATCGTTCAGTAACTTGGAGAAATATTAAATCATCTGGATGTATTTATGTTTTGGATGAATTTGATATTTCAATTAAATATCTTTATGCAAGACAACAAGAAGAATATGAAAAAGGAAGAAAATTTGAAAAATTATTTAAGCAACAAGTAGCTGCACAAAAAACATCAGCAGCTTATTATGCATCAATGTATCCAACAAGTGGAGATGGTAATATTACAAATCAAAATGATGTTAATAACACAACATCAATTGGTGGTGATATTGATATTGTGTCAAAAACGGATACTGTATATCCATCTGAAAATAAATTATCTGGACCTCAATTGCCATCTGGTTATGACATTGACATTAGTGATTCTGACAGTGATTCTGACAGTGACTCTGACAGTGAAGATGATAAAGATGATGAAGATGATAAAGATGACAATGAAGAAAAGAAAAAAGAAAAAGAAAAAGAAAAAGAAAAGGTAAAGAAAGAAAAGAAGGATAAAAAAAAGAAGAAAAAAAAGAAGAAGAAGGATATATTTAAAAAATATGCAAAAGCAAATAGTTTTTGTTTGAAAGATTTATTAACAGTATTACAAGGACCAATTCCAACTGAGGGAAGAATTATAATTGCAACAACAAATGATTATGAAGGAATAAAAAAATTATGTCCGGAACTTGTAAGATCAGGAAGAATGACACCAATATTATTTGATAATTTAACTTTAGAATTATTTGATTCCATATGTGAATATTATTTTAAAGTAAAATCAAAAATTAAATTTGAAGGAGTAATGAAAATACCAACATCTGAAGTAATGGAACTCTGTTTAAAATGCAAAATAAATGAGTTATCATTTGAATATTTTATAAATGAAATAAAAACAAGAAATAAGTTTGATTAATAATATATTTTAAATAAACAAAATATTACATAAATTTTTTTATTCAACAAAACATGTTATTTTCTTTTGTCAAATGTGCTAATTTTGTTCTGACTTCACCACATGTAATTAGTCCAGTAGTAAAACATACATTTATATCTTTCCACTCATCATATTTTGATTCTGGAATATTTATTACCAAAAAAATATCATCATTTTGTTTATTAAGTAAATTTAAATATTTTAAAAATTCATTTCCAGAATTTATTTCCAATATTTTTACATTTGAAATAACAATTGACATTTGATAATTATAATTTACATTATTCAATATATCAATATGTTTTATGAAATCACAATTTTTTTGAATATTATAATAAATATCAATTGTTGAATTTGAATTAATTTCACTGAAACAATGATGCATTTTAAAATAATGATTTATACACACAATATTAAAATTATTAAATTTTTTTATAATTTTTTCATCACATAAATATACATTCATTATATAAATCGATAACATATCATCAACATGATTTACAATAGATAAGCATGTCATTTTAATTTCTTCAATTATCATTTCATTAATTTTAATTTTATTTATTTTTTCTAATTGAATTAATTTATTTAAATGTTTATTTACTTCAACTTTATTTTGCAAATATATTTTTGATTCTCTATTTCCAATCATGCCATCACTTCCAAATGTAATTAATTCGCCAGGCTTATACCATTTGTCATCATGGTCAAAACTAATATAAGCATTATTTTTAACATTTTTTGGTAATTTGGAATTAAATGTTGACCCTGATATAATTATTTTAAATGTATTTTTTGAATTAATTATTAATTGAACAGAGTGATAATTATAAAATGTATTATTTGGAAAATCAACTGGAAACATAAAATAATTATCATCAATACATTTAATATCTGTTGTAATTGTGTGATTTAAATAATTTTTTCCTCCAATTTTAAAAATTAATTCAGTGTTTAAATCTAATTTAACTTCTTTTCCATCAACAAATTTACAAATTTTTATCCAACTCAAATATTCAAATGTATTTTTAATACTTGAAAGTTCAAATAAATTATTTATTAAATATTTTTTTGTAAAATCCTTTTTTTTGTATTTTAAAATATTTGAAAACTTAATTTCAATCGCATTATTTTTTTGGATTTGTGTTAAAATTCCTTTTGGACTACAACCATTTAATTCAATTGTTGAATTTAAAAATGGCGCAATATTTTTGCATTTTTCATCATTTAAAATAATCTTATTTTTTTTATTAATTATTTTAGATTGATTTTGTGGAATTTCACGCAGATTCATAATAAATTGGTTATATAAATTATTTGGCAAAATTAAACGCAAAACAAAATTTCCTTTTATTCTGGTATATTGCCAAGGAATATTAAGATATAAAAATATTTTTTTAACAAATCCAATCACTTGATCAATATTTTCAAATTTATAATTAACTTTTCTTAAATTAAATTCATTTTGATGAAATATTGTTTTAAATTTATCAAGTGTTTTATTAATTTCTGAACATATTTTATTTTGTAATAATTTTAATGATTTGTATAATATTATTTTATTAAAATCAATTAAATTATCAAATCCTAAAATTATTACAATATTATTTACAAAATCAAAATGTTCATTTGTTATTATTTTATTTTTCATGTTTATTTGTGGTTAATAATATAAATTGTTCATTATTTTAAAAAAATTTATTATATTTAATTGTAAATAAATTATTTTTTTAATTATTATATTTAATTGTAAATAAATTATTTTTTTAATTATTTTATTTAACTAATCCTTTTTCAACTAAAAAGTTATTAACATCAGTATCAAGATTTTGAGTTGCTAAATAAGTTTTATATGAGTCTGCAAGAGCATCAATTTTTAAATGAATTGCGTTATCAGAATCGTTTTCAGTAAAATTATTGTTAGAATTTCCTCCAATTATTTGTTTAATTTTATTTGCTTTTGAATTGTGAACTTTAATACATACGGATAGTCCGGCACCAACTGGGTTAAGCCAATAGTTACTATTTCTATCATGTATAGGTCTTGATATAACATTTGATAAACACCATGCTTCATATTCCTTGTACATTGTTTTATTCATGTTAGGGTAAAATGTTAATTCTTTGTACTCTGTAAAGTCAAATCCAAATGCATTTTTAGCAATTCCGTTCTCATTACAAAGATCCATAATAACAACTTTATTGCCATTAAAATTCATTCTATCTAACGTTTGAACGTCATTTTTAACCATATTTGATAATACTTTTCCTTTGTGTCCAAGTTTAGAATATTTGTCTGCACTTGCAATACAAACCTTACCACCATTTGCAGTAATAATAGCACTAATTTTTTCGGCACTAGTAGTCTTTCCAGACCCAGTGATACCAATTAAATTAATTCTAAATTTATTTTCACTAACGCCTGCATTTGATACGCTTAAATTATTCATTGATTGGCTCACACTGGTGACATTATAATTTTCATTAATTAATTTAACAGGCTTACATAGCTTGGTTGATAATTTTTCAATAATTTTATTTCCATCAATATTATTGACACGTTCAAAATCACCTTCTTGAACTCTGTATTGACACCAAACACATCCTTGAGGTTTAATAAAAAGATCAATTTCTTCATCTGTGTACCATGTGTTTGCGTGACATGGCATTCCACCAGGAGCATTATGATTTTTAAGTGAATATATGACATCATCTTCTTCAAATTCACCAAGTGTGAAAATAGAATTTTGTGTATCTCCAATTGTTTCAAATATTGCCTTTCCAGTTAATTGATCTTTATAAGTTGTTCTGATATATTTTAAGAAATCAATTCTTGTTGGTTCAATACCTAAACTTGAAATTGCTCCCTCAAAGTTTGAAAGTTGTTCATCAAAAACACCCAACATTGACATCATTAATCCCCACCAAATCGTTTCTGGAAGATCCAATGGATTAATTATTCTGTCTGTGTACAAACTGCTGTGAGTCTTTGGGCTTGAAAAGTGCATTTTTGGTAAATTACCTGACTTCCAATTCAAGTAAAATCCTACACCGTCATATTTACCTTTTGAAACCATTCCTTCCATTGATGTTTGAGCAATAGCTATTTTTCTTAATTCATTCATATAATCAGTGTCTAATTCAATTCCATTAATATAAAGTAATGCCATTTGATTAAGTGTCATAAATATAACTGATGCAGAACCTCTTGCATTTGGATAACCAAGTGTTTGTGCATAATTACGTAATCCAATTCTAACAGCTTGTTCAGACGTATCAATTCCAAAATAAACATTTCCAAATTTATCAACAGTCAAGTTTGAACCATCTTTTCTTAATTCAAGTGCACTTGCTCTGCTCATAATACATGAACCAGTTTTATTTGGCATACTAATAACTTTATTAGCACCAAGTGCCGTTCCAAAAGTTGATAATGCTTGTACTGCATCTTTAAATTCTCCTTGCTTAATAGCACTTTCCTTTACTCTATTTTCAAAGTTAGTCATAACAATTGGCTTATTTTGCTTTACGCATTCAAAACCATATCTAATAAAGTTAATAATTCTTTCTTCAGTGAACAGAGGATTTTTAATAGCATTATGCAATTTTGTTGAAATATTAATGATAAATGGATGAGTCTCTGAAAATTCAACCATTAATAAAGACCACAATTTTCCAATTTCAGTCAACATTTTTTTCAAGTCGATATCACTATCGCCCCAAGAAACTTCATTTTTACCAACTTCATCAATAAAATCGGTAATAAATTTAATAACTGGCATACCAAGTTCTATCTTCATAAATCTAATACAATTTTTGTTAATACTTGAACTCAGTGCACCAACAAAAGGTGTGTCTACATGAAATTTATTATAAATTTTTAATGATGAAATTGAATTTCCTAACATATTCACAAGATCCATTCCTGGAATACGAGATTCTTCATTTGTTGTCACTGTTTCCATATTTTTATCTGATTCATTAATTGCAGTAACTTCAAGTTTAATGTCATTTTCTTTAAATTTATCAGAAGCTCTCATTATTTCTTCTTGAGTACTTGACGTTTGGCCATCAGTATAAATTCTTACAATATTTGGTCTCACTATTCTTAATTTTGTTAAAATATCTAATAATGGTTTCGCAGTACATGTCGTGCTTATTGCTCTTAATTCTGGTAAATCTACAAAATTTTCTTCTCTCATAACATTGATTTTTCCATGATTTTCAAAATTTGATGCAAATGAATACATGAAATGTGTATCTGTACCATTGCTTAATATATCTGATCTGTAAATATCTAATTCTCTTGTTAAAATACTTTTCCCACCTCCATATCCGAATGAAGTCGATCCAGAGTTGTCAATCAATGAAACAACAATATTACGTTTTACTGCCTCTGGTAACTTATCACCCGTCGAATTTGCCGAAACTACTGTCTTGATAATGTCTTGAATATCCATTGTGTCTTGTTGATTGTTTGTAAATTACTTGAATTATCTTAATTACTTTTTGGGTGTCATGGTTATATATAAATCAATTTTTATCTGTTCATTACTTTTGTAATAACTCCCTTAATTTTAATTGGAATTTCAAATTCTGTTAATAATTCGCTCGTAAGAGCACTTGGTGAATCTTTTGGAAATAATTTTTTACCGTCTGGTGCTTTTCGTAGACCAATTGTTATATGTTTAATTTCATTACCATAATAAGGCATCACATCTTCTGTAAAATCAACTCCAAGAGTAATAAAATCATCTGAATGTCCAATACTTTTAATTTTAATTATACACTCATCGCCAATTTTTTCTTCAATCTTGACTTTCTTTTCAATTTCATCTTCAGTTCCTTTTAAAAATAACATTGTTGTGTGAAATTTTTCATTTATTTTATATACTTTACCATCTTTATTAATTAAAATAATTCCATTATCTTTATCTTTCAAATGTTTTTCAATATCTTCAAAATTATCTTCATTTGTGTTTTCACTTACTCCTAAATTTTTAAATACACTATCCAAATTGTCAACACTGTATCCTTCTTCTTCGTTTGTTTTTTTTTTAATTATTTTTTTATCAACAATTAATGAATAATATGATTCTGGTAATGATGTGTTCACAATTTCAAGAATTTTATCAAATTCAGTTAATTCAAATGAATAATACATTACTTTTGGTGCACTATCTTGTTTTTTTTGTTTCGGTTGTTTAGTTTGTTTGGTTTGTTTAGATTGTTTTGCATCATTAGTAATACTTTCATCAATAATTATATTCTTTATATCATTTGGAACACTTTCTTCAATGATTGTGTTTTTATCATTATTTTTAACAGTGTGTTGTTCTTGTGTTGAAATAGTTGCTTCCATTGTATACTAAATTATATTATAATCATTTAATAAATGTAAAAAAAAATCAATTTTTATTAGTTATTTTCAATAATAGGAATATTAATAAATTCAACTTCATATAAATCTTTGGCTAATTTCATTGGCATTTCATCTTCATCATATTTAACTTTTCCAACTGGATAATGCAAATCAAAATCATACACAACACCTGTGTTAGGATTATACCAATAATTATCTACTTTTGTTAAATCAATTATTTGATTGTTTTTTTCATCACTTTCTTCCTCTATTTTTTTCTCTTGTTTTTTTTCTTTCTTTTCTTCATTTTTAATATGTTCTTTTTCTGCTTTTTCTCTTTCCAAAGTATAATTTTCATTATTTTGGTCTTTTGTCTTATTAATTTCTTCACTAGCTTCTATTTTATCAAAATCATCAATGATTGGCCTATCATTGTTTTTCAGTTTATCATTTATTTCGTCATTGTTTGATAAAATTTCTTTATTTAATCCTCTTATTTTAATAACTTTTACTTTTATTGTTAATGATTTGGTAGAATCCGAACCATTTGATATTTTCATATCTTCAATAATGTCATTTTTATATGCAGGACCAATATGTTTATCAAATAATGATGTTTCATTGAATTTAAAACATTTATAATTTGATTTTATCATATTATGATTTTTAAACAATTCACAATCAATTGCAACTTCTTTTACACATTCTAAAAATGTTTGTATTACATTATTTTTTCTTCTTGCTGTATTTTCTATTTTATGATCAACTGTTCTTAATTTACTTGAATCATCAATTGTTATTTTTTCTTTTCTTGATTTTTGTCCCTCAATTATTTCCACTATTTTTACATTGTTTTTTATTGATCGATATCTAAACACGTCAACAACTCTTTCATCCATTGGTAAATATTTATGTGAACATTGTCTTACTGCTCTTCCGGTCATTTGTATTATTCTTGTTTCATTCCAATATGGCTCAGTTATGTGCACTTGTCGAATACTTTCTAAATTAATACCTTCTGCTCCTGCTGGTGAAAACATTAATATTTTAATTAATTTTCCATATTTGTTTTCTTCTAAATTTTCGAGCTTAAGTGTTTCTCTTCGTTGTTCTTTTGATATATTGTTGTGAAATTCTCCATATCTGAAATAATCTTTGGAGTTTTTATTTTTAAAAGAATCAAATCCATAATATTTTAAATAAACTTTAAATATGTCCAACCCTTCAACCATTACAAAATTTGAATACATTAATACTGGTCCCTTACTTTTTAACATATTAAATATTATATTTACAAATTTACTTGAACATTTTATCATTTCTCTTAATACTCCAGATCGTTTCTCAGTTGATTCTAAATATTCGTCATAATTTTCATATTTTTTAAAAATTTCAACATCTTTTTCTAAATTATGACCATTTTTTTCACTGTCAAATATTTTTTGCAAATAATTATCAAATGTATTTATAAATTTTTTTATCATTTCAAAATATTTTTGTGATTGTGAACTCAGTGTTTGTTTTATTTCATCTATTTTTTTTGATTTTAATAACAAATTCATTTCTGTCTCTCCAATTTTGAATTTATTTGGTCTTGGTCTATTTTCTCCTGAAACCAATTCATCAATCATTGGAAATACAAAATTACTTGCTTGTCTGGTGTATGTTTTATATGTTTCTCCTCCACCTCCAGTTGTTCTTTGTCTTCTTTCCATTTCTCTTTCTATATTTTCGTAATATTCATATATATCACTTTGATACATTGACATTTTAGAATCAACATAATGTATTACTTCTCTTGCATATAAATCTGGTGTTGCACCTATGTAATACGATACTAATCCCATTATTCTTCTTTTGAATATATTTTTCATTGATTTATTTATTCCTTGTGTTGAATTTGAATCAACATAATATTGATTAAATAAAATCTCTGATTCTGGAAATATTCCTGGTCTTAATAAATTAAACATTACTGCTAATTCAAATGGAGAATTTATTGCAGGAGTTCCTGATAACATCATCACTCTTGTTGATTGATTTCTCTTTTTATCTTCTAAAATCGCTTTATATATATTTATTGCTCTCTTTCCTTTTTTACTTGTCATATTTGAATAAACATTTCTAATAAAATTATGACATTCCTCTATTATGTACATATTTTTTAATGTTCCGTCTGATTTTTTAATTTCATCATCAAATTCTCTATCTGCATAAGGTGAATCATAATTTATCCATTTTATATTTGAATATCTATGATCATAATCCTGTTTTGATAACCACTTTTTTATATTATTTTTCCATGGATCATCAACCAAACTTGCTTTTACTAATAAAAAAATATTCCATCCAGAGGTTGCATTATACAATATATTATACACATTTATTGTCGTCGCCGTTTTTCCTGATCCAAGCCCATGGTACAATAATATATCATGATATGGTGATTTATAATCCATGTACTCTGATATAAATTCTTGATATTTTCGTAATTGTTCTTTTGTTTTAATTTGACACGGATCTTCATCGTCTTTTCTTATTATTTCTGGTAACTTATATTTTGAAAAATTCTTTAGTATCCATATTGGAAATATTCTGCCATTTATTTTTAAATTTGGGTATAAATTCTTATCACTGAATTCCATTAATATATCTTTATTTTTTAAATTTTTTATTTTATTTTATTTTATTTTATTTATATTATTTTTTTTTTACAAATAATTTTTCATTTTTTTTTTATTTATCATTTTTTCAATATCATTAAATATTTCACTGTCAGTGTTACTTAATATTGATTCATTATCACTTTCTTCTTCTGAATTATCTGAATCATTGGAATTATCTGAATCATCAGAATCATTATTTTTATTAGAACTAATATGTAATTTTTTAATTGAAGATATGTCAACCTTAATATTTATTAAACTATCATTTGAACTTAATATTATTTCTTCTTCTTCTTCTTCCTCATTATCATCACCAATTATTGAAAAATATTCTTTTTTGAGTAACTTATATGCATTTTTTGCTGATCTTTTTTCACCCTTTTGTTTTGATGTTCCAATTCCTTCACCAATAATATTATTATCAGGATCTCGAACATACATTTTGAAGTATTGTTTTCCCATATTATTTGAATCTTCTATTTTTTCTTTTACACCATATTTTGGATCTTGCCAATTGAGTTTATGAAAAGCTTGTAACAATACGTCTTTATCATTAATATTATTTTTTAAAATTTTAGGAATATTTGTTTCTTTTTCCAACATATTTATTATAAATTTATAACACATCGCAAATCCATTTTGTGGCATCAATAATAAATTTTCTAAATTTACTTTTATTTTAGCAATATCATCATATTTAACTTTGCAAATATCAAGAAATAATGCCCCAATAAATGCTTCAAATAAATCACATTGAATTTTTTGATTATTATCTCTCGTTCCAAAAATTTCATGATTTCTACTTAATAATACATATTTTTGTAAATCCATTTTTTTTGACAATATTGAAAGAGTCACTGCGTTTTCTAATTCAGCTCTCAATTTTGATAAAAATCCTTCCTGTTCAAATGGAAATCTGCAAAATAAATATGTTGATAAAACCATCCTTATTATTGCATCTCCAATATATTCTAATCTCTCATATGAATATTCTTTTAATTTTATTGCCGAACCTATGTCTTTTTCTTTTATCGGAAGTAAACTTTCGCCATTCATGTAATTTATATGCATAAACAACTTTTTAAAATTTTTGTCTGTTTTATTTTTTGGTTGAAACTCATTCGTGTATGACTCATGTGTTGTTGCTATCTTAAATAATTTTAAATCATTTATTGATGAATATTCTTGTTCATTCAATCCATATAATTTTAATTTATTTATTATGTGACTAGACGTTATTTCTTTGTTTTTTTCATTTAATGTGTATAATATTAAATCTTCACATTCCTTGTCCTTCATAAATTTTTTCTGAAAATCATTCCAATTGAAGCGTTGAGTATCATTATTTGTTATTTTATTATTTGCAGAGTGTTTAAACTTGTTCATTTTATTATGATTTCTATATAATTTTATGTTTAACTATTATTATATTAATTTTCAATTTTTATATATTTTTAGTGTTAATATTTGATATCATTTCATAATTTAACCAGTTAATTTAAAATATCACCAACAGCAAGTTCACTATCAAATATTCTTGATATTTTAGTTTCTTTTATTTCATTTGTTTCATTTGAATCCTTAAATTCATCCAATGTGAATTCAATGTTATTTTCTGGATTATCAATCGTTGCTATTTTACTACTAAAAATTTCATTGCTTAATTTATTATCTTGTAAATATTTAATATATTTTTTTAAATCTGTAGAACTATTTGTGTAAAATATTAAACTATCATCGTCAATTTTTTTATAAAATGTTGGACTATTTTTTTTACTTCCAAAATTTTTGAATCTAAAAAAATATAAACTTAAGTATGCTAATACCAGATTTGCACTTTCTTTTCCATATTGTGGATGTATCGTTATTAATGGTTCAATCCCATTCTCAATATTATATTCTTTATTTCCTCTCGACCTGAATGAATTTATTAAAATTTTAATTTTAAATATTTTTTCTCTTAATTTATCGTCCGAATACCAGCATGCAATCAATCTTATTATGCTCCATATTAATAAATCAACATTTGGTTGAAGTGCAATCACATATTCTTGTGACATTATTTTTAATATTTCTTTTACTAAATCGTTATTTTGAGATATATTTTCTTTATTTACAGATGATAATAGTGATAACAATTGCTCGTAATTTATTTCTTTGTCATATTGTTGCTCCTTAAAATAATTTAAATTTGGTAACAATTCTTCTGTTATTTTTCTATCTTCATGTTTTGTATCTGTTATCACGACGTGATCATCTATAATCTCAAACTTTATAAAATTAAATAAACTATACTCTTCAAATAAATTTGTATCTTCTCCATCCTTTGTTATTATTTGACCATTGCTTTGTATTTTCAAACTAAAATTATGTAAATTTTCTATAATTGCATCTATAATCTCAGTTCCAAATGAAATATTGTCTATTTTTTTGTTTTTTATTAAATCTTTGTAAGATAATGAGTCACTCAATTTATAATAATAATCAGCATCAAAACTTTCTTGCATTATTAAATTATCCAATATTATTTTCTTGATTTTATCTATCGATTCTGGTGCAGCATCTTCCATATTTTCACCTTCATTGTATCTTCTCGAATATAATACTTGCTCTGTATGTGTTATTTTTTTCATCATATTTGTTATATAATCATCATGTATACTTTTTTTTTCTTTTTTGTCTTGTTCTATTTTTTCTCCCAAAAGATTATCAATATTTTCTTTTTGTTGATAAATCGATGTCATAAAATCATTAAATTTATTATTTATTTCTCCACTTGCTTTTTCAAATTTAATATTTTTCATCAAATTTAATGATTTTTTTATTAATTCGCCATCTTCTATTACTTCAATTTTCATTGTGCTTGTTGCTATTAAATATCCACGATTATCATCCAATATACTTTGTTCAATCGTCAATAATTGCTTATTATTTTTAATTACAACATCAACATAATCTGTGTAATTTTCTAATTTAATTAATGCGCAACTATTATTCCATAATTCACCTATCACTTTTCCAACATATTTATCATCAATTATCAAATATTTATTATTGTAATTATTAAACATTTATATATATTATGTATATTTTTTTACATGTCATCTTTCATAATATTTCCTGTATTTAATAGTTCGCTTATATCTGGATCACTCTCCACATTATCAGAGTCTTCTATTTGTTCTTTTTGTTTGTTATTTGTCTTTTTATTAAATTTTTTATTATGACTATTTTGACTATTATTACTTGTTTTACTATTGTGACTATTATTACTTGTCCCACTATTGTGACTGTCGTTATCACTTCCAGAATCATCATCATCGTCATCACTGTCAATATTTTTAATGTGATTTAATTTTTGATTTCTTTCATTAAGTATTTTATTTCCTGATGAATTTTGAAACACATAATTAGAAAAATTGTGAGATTTTTCCTTATCTCCTGGACTATATCTATTAACTAGTGCTTTTCTTTTTTTCTTTCTTGATTGAATTAATAATCCTCTCTCTCGTTCTGTTGTAACCGTTTTTCCAATACAATCTGTTACAAAACTACCAACAATTGATTCATCGTATGATTTTAATTTATTTTGTTTTAAATATAAATTTCTTAAATTTACAAAACCATTTATTAATTTATAAAGAACATCATTCCAATCAGAATCATCATCAACTCTTACTTTCACAAGTATTATCAGAGCCTGCAATATATTAAAATCAAAACTCCCAATATTTATTTTTTGTTTTGTTATGATTCCTTTTTTACCTTCAAATTTAATATAATCAACTTTCTTATATGGTAGACATTTTTTACTATTTGAATATAAATAAAATATTGGAACATCTTTATAATAAAATACACAATTGTATTCGTAAAATTGAAAAAATGGATAAAATTCTTTGTATGTTATTTCTTCACTTAGGGCCTTTATTTTTTCAATAAAATCAATTCCGTCTTGATTATATTCATCTGTGTATCCTTCAATATATGGAATATTAACATATTTGTCACTTCCTTGTTCTTTTGTTAAATGTACATAATAATTGTATGCATAAAATCCAGTCACAATTATATTGTCTTTTTCTGTTATAAGATCAAATATTTTACTCATTATTTTTTCTATGCTTTTATCCTCATATCTGTCAATTGATAATGGCTTGTTTGTTTTTGGTAAGGGATATAATTTTTGTAATTTTAAATATCTTTCAAAATGTTTTTCAAATCTCCACCAACTTAACATCGGATCTGTTAACATTCTAAAAAAATCAATCATCATGAACCATGGATGTGTTATATTTAATCCATCAATTTGTAAAAATCTTACCTTTCCATATATGTTTTTTGGCATATATGACATTTCACAATATAATTGAAAATTTACAAATATTGAATATGTTTCACCATGTTGTGCTTCTCTCCCATCAATATATTTAAATCCAGCTTTATGTAATGTGTCACATAATGCAATCAAATCAGTTATTGGCTCTGGTGAATAAAAATCAATATCAGGAACATCATATTTATCATATATAGCATAACTTTTGTTTTTATTTGTAAATAATTTATTCCATGCATATCCTCCATATATTTTTCGTTTTTTCTCTTTTATATATTTTAATACAATATCATACACTTTATTTATTTCATTTTTAACTGGCTCCATCTTCTCAAATTTATTCTGTTTTATTTTTTTCATCTTGTCTGAATAGAAAGATGTAAATTCGTCTTCTTCAATATCTATTACGTTAAAATTATTCATTTAAAATATAATATATTATAACATTATATTTTTAACCAAAAAATTATTATTTATTTAAATTTTATATCTCTCCAATATTTTTATATTGTTTATATATATATATATATATATTATGGCAACACAAGAACAAGCACTCAATCAAATAATTGCGTTCGGCACATTGCTGCTCACTGATGCTAGTGGTTCCTCATATCCTGAACCAAGTTTAATTTTAGATGACTTTACTCCTTCTCAAATTAACTTATCGAATATGCCAAGCGTTGACGGCACATTCATAGTTTCGTCACTAAGTGGTGGAAATCCTTTTGCATCCGGCACATATGAATTAACAAATGTTGTTATCAATGATGATGATTTAATTGACGAAATATTCACATGGAATGTTACTAATCCTAATTTACAATGTAATTTAACAATTGTTGATATACAAATCAAAGATACAACGACAAGTGATTATTATTACACTTATGCTGATTATTACACACCGTTATCCAAATATCCTAATCCAGAATTATCTGATAGTAACTCAGTCGTCACCGTTCAATATCCAACCCTTTATCGTGGTATTAATTATTTTGCGACAATCACAAATAACTCAACCACTTCTAAATCTGCATTATTTTTTATTAAAATTGGAGCAATTCCTGACGTTTGTATTTTAAACGACCAATATATTAATGATATTAAAATCCCTGCTGGGATATCATTACGATTTTTGTTAGCTATTGCAGTCTCTGAAAGATCATCTGCTATGAAAAATCAAATTTTATATTTGGAATATATTTATAATCTTGCCAATACTTCTTACACATCCATTTCACCACAAAATCAAGGAGCTATTCCTTTATTTGGATATCCATTTCCAACCACTATGAATGGAATTGATGTTGCGTGTGGATTATTTCCGGCAGTGCATATTAATGGCGCACAACAAAAACGTGGGTCTGCAATAATTGGATTAGATGGTTATGTTGATGTGTTATTAGTTATCAATGCACCAACTCAATCTGGCGAACAGTTCAGTCAAAATTTAATTCCCAGTACTGCTTAAATAATTTAAAATTTATAAAACTTAATATAAACTTAATTAATTATTAATTAATTATAAATTAATTATAAATTAATTATAAATTAATTTTATTTGCGTTTTTATTTGTTTATTGATTAAAATTTATTATACCAATATTTTTTTTATAAAACATTATTATATATTAATGTCTTCAATCAAAACTTGTTCCCTAGAAAAATCTCTTTGCTGCCCTAAGCCTAAAAAGTGCTGCAAAGTTGTAACCTGTTCCACTGAATGTGACCCCATTGAGTGCTGTCCTACTGTCCCTCAACTTGACCCTTGTGCTTGTGAATCCGCTATGGATTGCTGCTCTCTTCCTTATCAAAGACTTGACAAACTAAGAGGTGTTTATTCCACTCTTGCTGCGTCTGCTCTTAAACATGAAAAATATGATGTTGTTAGTACTTCAACTGCTTCTCCATTTGTTTACACTGATACCAGAGTCTTTGCTCGTGATGGTACTGCGGTTGTTGTTCCTCAACCATCTCTTTTTGGAGATGAAACTGTCACTGGTGCTGCTGCCCCAATTGGATTTTTTCCCACACAAACTGATGCCACTACAACAAGTCTACATTCAACAACCACTGTCGGTTATTACGCAAGTAATAACTTTTCCAATGCTGTGGCTGCTTATAACTTTGTCCAAACCATGAGATACACCATGTACAGAGATGTTGTATGCAATGCTGCTGATCAAGTTATGGGATGGTTTGTTAACCCAACTGGTCAACAACTTCAAGTCTTTCAAGATTTAACTGGTCCTCTTAATGCTCTTGGTTTAACTTACACTGATACTCTTCAATACTACAACAACATTGGTAGTACTCTTACCAACCAACAAAAACAAAAACTTGCCTCTCTAAATATCCTTTATGATCTATCCATCAGTGTCCTAAGAAAAATTAATCTTAACCCCAAGACTGAAGGTAACATCATGAACATGTGTGACAGATGTGGCCAAGAATGGATGCTTGTGGTCAACACTGCTGATGTGCCAACTGCATCTGGTTACCAACCCGGTCACAATGGTTACGTTATTGTTGCCACCAGAGTTTAAATTTATTAACTCAAATTTTAATATTTTAATTTATCAATAATTATAATTTTATAATTATAATTTTCTTAATATTCATTTTACTGTATCGTTTTATCTATCAACTGTCATATTATCCATTAAAAATTGATTTTGTGATAATATGTGTTCTTATAATTATATAAATTTAACAATGATCAATACTGTAAATCTCCAATCGTTACCACTAAAAACACAACATACTTTTCAAAAGTATAATTTAGATACTATTAAACAAAATTTTCTTCACAAAAGTAAATGGAATAAAAATTTAGAAGAACCATTACTTTTTAAATATAATTATGAAGAATATGAAAATCAAGAACAATTAGGTGATAACTTTTTAGGAACATTTTTACATGCATACAATATTCATGGAGATGTTATGATATCCCCTGATGATATATGGACTATTATTATGTTTTTCTTTTCAAAATATGTTAACGACAATGCAGAAACATTGCGTAATAAATTTGTTGATCATGATGGACAAAAAAAATTAATTATTAAAGAGTATCCCGGTTCTCTTGAAGAATCTTTATTAATGGAAAAAAATTGGGATTTCTTTTTTCAAGAAATTATTAAAAAAATTAATGAAAATATAAAAGATGATGTTGTGTCAAAATTATCCAACGATTTTTCAACATCTGATAATTTTCGTGTTCTTGCATCAACATCACTTATTATGAACACAATGAAAAAATATTTTTCATATGGAAGAATGATTTGTTTGTGTGGCATTAATAATATTCATTTTAAAGGAACTATTGATGATTGGACCAAATTATCCACCAAAATAGATTTATTAAATGAATATGACACTGGTGATAATATTTTAACTAAATATATTGCATCTGTTAAAATTATTCTTGAGCAATTTGTTGACACTTACAAAGGAAATGTTGATTTAGATTTTTGGAATACAATTATGTCAACTGAAGAAGAAAGAATCGGTAGTGGAGGTGATAAAAATACTCATATTGAAGGATGGATACTACATTTTTATGGTATCTATGATAGAACTTGTTTTGAAGATTTAAAATCACAAACGTCAAATGTTCCAATCAAATTATTCAATGAATTTACAAACACAACAAAAAATTTGGAACTCGTAACTGAATTTTCTGGAATTGTTCAAATTGATGAAAATATTTATGCACCCAGATTAAGTCTCACTTTGAATGTTGAAAAAAACATGTGATCATGAAAAAGATGACTATTAAATTTATTTATTAAAAAATTGAATAAAGTTTTATATATTTTATAATAAATAATGAGTTTACCATCAAACTATATTAGTCCATATAATTATAAAAATTATGACTTTATAACTGAAAAGGCACCTGATCTTAAAGATAATTGGATCAGATATGCTAAAAATAACATCGATATTCCATTTCACCAATTGGAAATACATAAAGAAATAACAGATATTAAAAAAGCTATTAAAATAGAAAAAAGTATATTCGAGTTTGCTCTCGTTTTTTGCAAAGATAATGGACATGATATTATGATGATTCCTGATGTTTATTCTGAAAAATTTAATTTCATAATTTCTAATATAAGAAATAATCCAAAAATTAATAATACCACACTCAAAAAATCTATCATTCATGGACAATTTAATCTTCAATTTATTGCATTTTTATCTCCATCTCAAATTCATCCCGAAAATTGGGCCTCATATATTAATAAAATTAATAAAGAAGAAGAAAGAGAAAATGATATTGAATATTCAGATATTTATAAATGCCGAAGATGTGGCGAATGTAAATCAAGTGTCACTCAAAGACAAAATAGATGTGCTGATGAACCACCAACAACTTTTGTTTGTTGTCTCGTTTGCGGCTACGGATTTAAATTTTAAAATTTTATTAATTATAAATATTTTTTTAACTCAATAAAAATTGATTTATATATACTCTGAAAGCGTACAATATATAATTATTAGCTGTCATCTTTGTTGTCTTATTATAAAATAACTTGAATCACTTTAGTATGTCTAAATCTTCTTTGTCATCGAACGCTCCTATGCCGGACGAAGTCAACAAGTGTCACAAAAAAACTGTGCGTATTGCTAAAAAAAATTTATCTTCAAATGTTGATACTAATTGTGACAAATTAAATAATGACGACGATGATACCGACAATGATTTACCGATTAATCATCTCAAAAAGTCAACTAAAAATAAAGTTATTGAATCAGTTGATTATTCTACCACTTCATTAAATCCAAATCATAAATCTAAAAATAAAAATACTTCTGATCGTGAAAAATATTATTCAAATCGTAATACACACAATCAAACACACAATCAAGAATGCTATTCACACTCGCATGACGATACGAAAAATAATTACACTCAAAAATCTACACAACACACAGATTATGATCACCAAAATAATTCTAGCACTTTAAATCATAGAAAAAATAATCATGATCATCATCATAGTGAAAAAAATGATAGAGGTATTTATTATGATGAACGAAACAGTTATCGTTCTGGTCCTCCCAATCATAAACAAAATAGTTATGATGTTAGAAACAATTCTTATCATTCTGGTCCTTCAAATTATAGAGGAAATAGTTATGATACAAGAAATAATTCTCATCTTTCTGGTCCTCCCAATCATGAAAGAAATAGTTATGACACAAGAAATAATTCTCATCTTTCTGGTCCTCCCAATCATGAAAGAAATAGTTATGACACAAGAAATAGTTATGAACCAAGAAACAGTTCTGGTCCCCCCAATTCTTATCATTCTAGTCCTCCTGACAATGAAAGAAATAGTTATGAACCAAGAAACAGTTCTGGTCCCCCCAATCATGAAAGAAATTATGCCTCTTCAAATTATGACTCTTCAAATTATAGAGAAGACTATTATAATACAAGAAACAATTATCATCAATCAGGTTCTCAAAGTCATAAAGGCGAAAATTTGTATTGTCATGACACTGATAATAAAAAAAGTTCAGGCAATATAACTCATTTAAAAAATAAAGTTACACATGATAAACAACTGAGTGATGATAATATTTGCATTGCTCTCATTGCATGTAATAATGCTGGAGGCGCAATCTTGGGAATTGATAATGTTATTAATAAAGGTTGCCTAACAAATCAAATGAGAAAAAAAAAATATTGTGATAAATGCATTAATATGTGGTTAAATTATAATCCTAATAAAAAAATGTATCAAAATATTAAACCAAATGATTTTATTCCTTTTCATGATACAGAAAATTGTAGAAATTAATAGAGTTAAATATATTTATTAAAAAAATTAATTATATTTTTCAAGTTTATAATTATGTTTATTTATTTCATCATAAAAAATATTAATATAATTTTTATTTAATGGAATCACAGATCCGTTGTTACTGATAGCTTTTAATTTATTCATAAATCCAATATCTTTAATGATAAGCTTATCAAAATTTTCTTCAAAAGACAATACGCCATCACCAAAATGATTTCTTCTATATAATCCAAATATTCTTCTAATTTTTGTTGCTACGTCATTGTTGTGATATTCTTGATTATCATCATCTAAACATTCAAAATTACTAAACATTTCTGGATTTTCAAACATGAATAATGCGATATCTCTTCTATTATTTAAATTGCATAATATTCCACATGGCCCAGAGGTTCTATATTTATTTACAATGATTGAAGGATGTGTACATGATGCAAAATAATTGTAGTCATGGGATAAATTAATCATCGATGATGTGTTGAGAGTTGGCATGCATCGCATTGTTTTTCCATTCCAATATCCTCGCACCATACTAAAATGAAATTTTGATATTGAGCTCATAAAATTTTTGTTGCGTGATCTAAATATTTCTAAAGTTTTTGAACCTTCATTTTTTATTTTATATCTAATTGACTCAAGCATTTTTCCTAATATTTTATCTTTAGTTTTATTATAAAATATTTGTTGTCCATCTTTTATTTTTGTATTTTCAATTGTTACGTCATATTTGAACATTTTTAATTTAAAATCAGCAATAGTACAAAATTCGCTATAAACTAAATACGGACTTGCTTTTAATAAATAATGAAGAGTTATTTTGTCCGGATAAATATCTTCTAAATAATGTTTAAATTCATTATTTATTTTAGTTTTAAAATTATTATAATATTTTTCAAAGAAATATTCAATGACATTTTTATCAAATAATTTTACATCACTTACAATATAATTGGAATAATCTCCTTTGTCACCTCTATTTTTATTATTTGTCAATAAATATGACTTTAAACTTTTAAATTCATTATTAAGTAATTCTTGAGTAATTAATAACATGCATGATGAAACTTTTGATATTTCCAATGTATCTGATATTTTTTTAATGTTTTCATATAATTCATTGACAGTCGCATTAAATTCATTATGTGATTCTTTATTGCAAATAATATCAATATCAGATTTGCTATTATTTTTATCAAAATAAGTTTTAAGTTCCGTGTCAGTGTATTTATTATTTACTTCTCTATCGTCATCATATTCCATCAGTTGATATCCGCTCATCATACATGCATTAATTGAACTTCCAGTGATCACACATGAACTCCAATCAATATATTCTAAAAATTTTTTCTCATTGACACCATTGCAGAATATATTAAGTCTTCTGGAAAATTCACTTGGTATTGTTAATCCATTGTATATCTCATAATTTCTACTACAATCAATTGACAGCATGTTTTCATCAGTATTTAATGAATTATTGTCAATTAAAAAGCATGAATATGGATTTTGATTAATATCTTCATAACTAAACGGATATTTTGGTAATAAATTTAAAGTCTCAAGATCACATATGTACATGTCATCATCATTAATCGAAAAAGAAAATAGTTCATAACACATAAACGTCAACCATGCATATGACATGAAATATTTGAATGCAATTTTATATTTATCAAAAATAGGTTTACTGTCAATTAGTAGCTGCTTATTTTTTAGCACAAGATGACAATGTTTTTTTGAACATAATAAACTTGTCAAAAGTAAATATTTCATGTATTCTGTTGGCAACATATTATAAATGTTACTAATGTAATCCATACTTATAGTTTCATATTCTACTTTATAGTAAATATTTTTTTGTTCAGTTGGCTTTTCATAATTTTTTATTTCATTTAAATAATCAATTTCATTTTTATTTGTCGCATCTTTATTTATTTCATTTTCAATTAATTGTGTCTTATTTTTATTAACACTGATACTCAAATTAAATTTTTTTAATTTAAAACTATTTGTTAAATTTATTTTGGACACATTGAATCTTTCCCAAAATGTATCTAAATTTAATAAAATTTGTGACATTCTTTTTTTTACATCAAATAAATTTAATGAGTTCTGATAAAACAAATTTAATTTTAAAATTTTCATAAATGTATCAATATTATCTTCGTCATCTTTTCCTTCCGAAATATAAAATAATAATTCATTTTTATTTAATTCTGGTATTATTAATAATTGTGCACTATCGTCAATATTTATTTCTTCATATTTATTATTTATTATTTTAATTAGTGAATTTTTATGTGCACTTGCAGAAAGTAAATAATTGCTGTGAACAGGACTATATTTTAATCTATTAATTAATTTATTGTTAACTTTTAATATGAACGGCTCTATATTATCACTCTTGTCATCACGACATATCAAAAAATTATCGTTTTCCATATTTGCAAAATAAGTTGTTAAATTATTAATTATAATGTATATTATTAAATAAATTCAATTTTTTAGTATATAAAATTATCTATAAATCAGTACGTAGTGTATATTTATATGTGCATTCAATATTTTTACCAATTTTTGTAATGTCGTCAACATTTATTCCTTTTTTAATTTCAACAAGTAATTCATCTTCAGTTAGTTTAAATGGTATTCGGTCACTTAAAGTAGAAAATATTTTTTCAAAACTATGTTCGGTGTCTGTTTTTTTAAGCAAGTCAATTAAATTACAATAAATAATTCTGTCCTTTTGAAATAGATAATTTTCACGTTTAATGTTTATTTTATTTACAGTTTGAATTATATTCAATCTTGACTTTTCATGATAAAAATCATTATTTATTGCAAATTTTGTAACATCATCTTGTGTTCTTTTAATTAATTGCAATTTTAAAAATCCGTTAATTATTTTTTCAATGTATATTTCACTAACGCCTGATTTGGTTATTATATCCATCAAATTAATATCTTCATTTTCATATATTAATTTTAATATTGTGTATTGCAATATATTCATTTCAAATATATATTTTTTGTCATTCAGGCTCATTTTTATTTTTATAAATGATTCTAAATAATCCAAGTTCATTTTTCTATCCAAATATCTTGAGTCATAGTATGATTTTAAAATATCACAATATATTTTTACATCACTCGAAGTGTTACAGTCAGATATTTTTTCATTCTCCTTTGTTATATATTTTGATATATTAAAATATACAGAATTTCTATTTAAATTTTCTAAATCTTCCTTGGAATACTTATCAGAACTTAATTTAATATCTATTTTACAATAATTAATCATGTTATAATAATTATCCTCCATGTCATTTAAATAATCTTTCATTAATAATAATAATTTGTTTATTATCATTGACACTTTTGTTTTACTTTCCCTCATAATAAAAATTAAATAATTTATAAATTTTTTATCAACATTGATTTCTTCAATGTCAAACTTTCTTGAGTATTTTTCATATAATTTTATCAAGTAACAATTATAAAACATATATCCATTACATTTCATATTTAAAATTAAGTGCTTTATATCTTTTTTTTTTACAGTTCCTTCTTGAATATCATATTCATTATTAATACTTATATATTCACTTTTAATAAATTCTATTAAATTATTAATATATTTATCATTTTCAAATAATTCATAAATCATTACTCGCAACATATTAATATCTTCGTTAATTTTATTGTATTTATTGTAATGTTTTTCTGCACTATCCAATATAGTTAAAAGGGTTGATATTGTACTTATATTTAATTTTGAAATATTATTTTCAAAATAATTCAAAAAAGTTGCATTATTTTGATTTTTTCTCTTATGATTCAGTATTGTGTCATATAAAATGTCATTGTAAATTTTACGCCTATTTGTATTATTTCTTGTTTTATCTAAATCAAATATTTCTTTTATTTTAATATTTTCAAGAACATTATTTAATTTCATATTTTTTAAATATTCAAAATTTTTTACAATTTCATTTATGTCTATGACTCCATCACCATTTAAATTTTTATTTATATAATCGTTTATTTTATTTTCAATATATTCATCGTATTTTTTTCTATCTGAATAATAATTTGTAAATTGATTACTATATTCATTGCTTTTTACTGATAAATTATAAGTCTGTAACACCTTAATAAATTCTTCTGATTTTTCTGATTCGAACATTGAAGTGTTGTGTATATATATTCTCTCTTTATTGTCTTTTATTTTAGTGTTCTTTTTTCAATTTTTTAAATAAAAAAATTGACTTAATTATATAATAATTGTACAATAGATAATATATTATAAACAATGTTTTTCTTATTCAACGATGCACAAAATTTAACATTTTATCAAATATTTGAAAAATCAATTAATCACATTGTAAATGATGAAACTATTGTTCATGATTTAATTAATAATAATCTAATCAAAAAAAGGGATGAAACAGACTTGATACACAATTTAACTTTTAAAATTTATATTTTAAATAACTTAATATGTTATAAAAATATTGACACAAATGAAACAAATAACTTTTCTTTCACAACAGAATTAATAAAAACAAATGATGGCATAATTTTTAAAAATATTTATGAAAAAATAAATAAATCTCAATTTCCAATATTTATTGACAGTGATTATGATAATATTTTTAATGTTAATTTTAAAATATTCAAAATTAATAATAATAATAACGTATTTTTAGTTAATGAACATAACCACACTACATTAATTAATAAACAATATATTGTTTCAAATGAATTTTCGCACAACTAAAAATAACACTGATAATATTATTCCATATATTATGACTCCCTTAAAATTTACTTTTCCTTCATCATCTGCACCAATACAAGTTATGTATTCTGAAAAAAAATCTTTTATCATATCTTGAGATAATAAAAAAAATATTACAAATAAAATTGCACCATCTTTAATATCATTGTAATTTATTATTTTTTCTATAAAACTTAATGGTTTTACAGTATTGTCTGTATTATTTATGTGATCTTTATCTATTTTTTTTATTATTTTTGTATCTTTTATTTTCTCTTTTTTAGAATTTTTATTATTTATTAAACTTTTATCTGCCCCCAATCTATTTGTTATTTCCTCCGTTATTGATTTAATTAATGTTTCATTATTTGATAAATTACTTCTTGCATTATCTTCTATATCAATCCCTTTAAATGACATATCGTCAATTGATTTCATTGCATATTCTAAATTATTTTGGCTTTTAAATTTATTATTTGGTATTTGTATTTGTGTTGGCATGTTATTTGAATTTTGTATTGGCATGCTATTGTTGTTTTGCATTGGCATGCTATTTGGATTTTGCATTGGCATACTATTAGGATTTTGCATCGGTACATTATTAGGATTTTGCATTGGTGTATTGTTAGGATTTTGCATTGGTGTGTTATTCATATTTTCCATATGAGGAATATTATCAATATCTATATTACTTTGATAATTCATATATAATTATTTATAGATTTTTTTATACTTTGTTTAATTTATTAAGTTGAATATATTTTACTTAAATTGTGATCATCTTCTGCCACACCGTCATCTTTTAATTTTAATATATTTTTTGCTGTTTTTATATTAAAATCCCAAAATTTATTACTATTGTCACTCAACATAATTATAAATATTCTTCCTTTTATTTTTTCTCCCAATATTTGTGTTGCAACTATATTATCATCGTTGTTACCATTTTTTTCTTCATAATATATAATAATTTTATCATACAATTCTTTTTGTTTCCCATGTTCACTAAATGTATTACCAATAGTGTAAACAACATTGTCACCAAAATATTCAATTTCTGTTAATTTGCCTGACGAATCAATCATTAATCCCTTATGATAATACAACATTTTTACAAGTTTTTTAATATCATCTTTTGATATAACATCTCCAACATTTAATTTATCATCATTTGGATCATTACCTTTTTTAATTTTTAATATTCCACAACTATCATAAAGGGGTATTGTTTCAACATTCAATAATGTACATAAATCATTTTGAATTTTATCATCATCTGTGTTTTTTTTTAAAAAATAAAATATAGAAAATTTTGTTTCATGATCTCTTGATATTAATATATTGTCTGCCTGTCGTTCATATGTTTCATTTCCATGTTTATCATAATTTAATATATTTTCGGTCATATTCTCAAGCATCTTATTGTTATCATTAAATTCATTTGATATAGTAATGTATTTTGCATTGTTAATTATTTTGTCTATCTCGTAATCAATTTTACATCTGTCATCCGGACAATTCATACTTAGACTTTCTTCATCTAACATATCCATTATTTCTGTGTGAAACTCATTTTTTTGTATTAAACAATAATTAATTGATGTTTTACTCATATATTTTATGTTTATTGTTATTTTTTAAACTTTTTTTTAATTATATTTAATGATCATCAATAAAATTTTTATCCTTTAATTTGAATATTGAATGTGATATTGGACATATACATACTTTTGGGTTCCATTTGTATTTTCCCTTTTTGTCATAATGAATTTCTTTTTTGACTTGATTTGAGTCCGGTCCCTTATATTTTATGTTATTAAATAATTGTTTTCCAATAAGAATGCCTATACAAAACCCAATCAATATGTTTAATATTATGCTTATAAAATTATTTATTTCATTCATAATCTTTATATTTTATCATCTTAAAAAAATTAATTTTTATAAAAATATTATAAAATACTATTTTATATTAGTTATGGACTTTTACGATTTTTCGTCTTTTTTAATTATATTTGTCTTGATATTTACAACTTTTTATGTTATTATATCAAATTTTGGGTATTCCGTCACTTTAAATAATCAAACTCCAAATATTGAGAAGGCTCTCAATAATATTCAATTAAAAGTCACTGAGCTTGATGAAAAAATAATCACAAATCCTGAAAATCAAATATCAAACTTCAATAATAGTAATAGTAATAGTGGATATAATAGTGATGATGATTCTGATAATGATACTGATACACTTTTATCACTCAAAAGTGAATTAAATTCTTATAAAAAACTTTTAAAACAAAAAAATAATCATATTTCAAAATTAAAAAATAACAAAAATAAAAATATTAATTTCTCTGATTCTGAAGATGATTCTGAAGATGATCTTGAAATTGTTGTTAATAAAACAAATCAAAAATCTTCTTCACCTAAAAGAAATGTTATTGTTGATCCAATTGCTAACTATGATAGTGCAAAAATTGCTGATCCTCTTGTTGATCCTCTACAAAGAACTTCTGCTGATCAAATACCAAGTGCAAGTGTCGCAATGCAACTAAATTTTCCAACTCAAGGCTTACTTGACAGATATCATCGTCTTGGATTATTGATTGCAATTGAAAGTGATCATAAATCAAATCATTCAAAGCGTTCAAATCATCAAGATGAATCAAATAATGTCGTTAAAGTTGTTAAGAACGCAAATACTCCTGTAATTGATGAAGACCCAAAACGAAATTACAATGGCGTATGGTTATCTGAAAATGGTAAAATTGAAGGATTTGGTAATATGTCAAATCATGATGATAATTCAATATTAGAATTAATAGGTAAAAGACGTTATCACAATATTTATAGATATTTTACATCAATAAGTATGGGTAATAAAGTTATTAAAGTAATGGTAAAAAATAATAATAACACTGAATTATATTCTGGAAATACAATATTTATCAAAGAATTAAATAAACATTATCGTGTTGAAATTGATGACATGGATATGATTGAATATAATCCATACGTAATATAATTTTTTATTTTTTATTTTTATCAAAATCATTATTATCATCACTGTCTTCATTATAATTTATAATTTTTTTAACTTTTCTTTTCTTTTGCAATACTTCTGTATTTTCCACATAATCCTTTAATAAATATTGCTTTTTACAAAACACAATGTCATGATCAGTTACCACTTGTTCCAACTTGTTATAATGTAACTCTTTTGGTAAAGATGAATATGAAATTAATGTGGTAATTCCACATTTATGAGAAACACGCAAACTAAAACAAGAATTTTTTATATTTATAATTTTTATTGTGTCTGATCTCTCTGTTTCAAGTGTTCCTTTTGTTTTAAATATTGATTCTACACTTGATGACATAATTTCTTCTATTTCTGTTTTATTTTTCTTCTTTTGTAGTTCAATCATTATTGACACTTGTGTTTTAAAAAATAATAAATAATCATCATTTTTTATTTTACAATTTTCTATAAATCCTGGAACAAACTCTTTCAATAATTCTGTGTTCTCTTTTGTTCCATAATACATATATGTCATCTTTAATTCATGTGTTGACATATTTCTAATCAAATTGTGTTATTGTCAATTGTTGATATAATAATTTTATGCATTCTTTGTTGATTTTTTTTCAATTTTTTATAGAAAAATAAATTACCATTGTGTCACATTTATTTATTATTCTTATAAAATGAATAAAAAATATTATCATATCTTGTCTCGTCATTTATTTTTGTGAATATAACATTGTTCTCAATATGATTAAATCCAAGCTGTTTAAATATATATTCCCATTCAATCCAATTATAATAATTTGAATATTCTGCATGTGGATTATAAATTTGATCATTATCAACAAGATTTCTATATAAAAAATGTAGTATATCTAACATTAAATGATCATAATCATCATAAATATTATGTTCAATCAATAGTAATATTCCCCCTGGTTTTAATATTCTTTTTATTTCACATAAAAAATCACTTAAATTTCTTACATGGTGAAGCATTAGTACGCATGATGCAATATCAAATGAATTATCTGGAGCATCTATTTTTTCATTCTTTACTTGAATAAAATTAAATTTATGTTTTATTTTATTTTGTTTATATGGTCCCCAACTTTCAATATCTGCACCATATATATTTTTGTCATTTACACAAAACTCATTTCCCAATCTTACTGTCTTACTTCCACTTCCACTTCCAATGTCTATGTATTTTATTTTTGATATATCGTGTTTTTTATCCATATTTGACATTATTTTTTTATATTTAAGTCCAACTTTTTGAATTATAAATTTCCATTCACTACAAATTTTTGTACTAAGTGATTGTGTTGGCTCTCGGTCTCTTTTCCATTCTTTCTTTTTTTTTAATATATAATCAATAATTTCATGATCAGTGATTTTATTATTTTTTTTTATAAAATAATAAAGTTCATTTGTAAATCGTTTATTAAAAAATTTTAAAAATATTGATTTTATTTTTGATTCGTATGCAATTATATTATGTTTTTCAATATTTGATATCAATGTATATAGCTGCATGTTTGATTCAGAATTAACATACAATGTATTAATTATTTTTTTATATTCAATAAATATTTTTTTTTCACACTTTGTCAAATCATTGTCACTATTCACATATTTTATATATTTTTCAACATTTATCAGGCTCATTAATTCCTATATTATTTATTTTTATAATAATAAATAATTTAATTATGAAAAATCACACAAATATTTTCTTGCCATCCCATTTTCCATTAAATATCTTATAGTAAATCCCATTAAAAACATTATCATTTCCAATACATAATTTTCATTCCATTTTTTACATTCTTGTGGTAAATCTGGTTTAAAAATATTAAAAATTCCCATATATAATGTTCCCAATATTAACACAACTACACCAAATGTTAATGCCTGAATAAACGTTTTGTTAATAAAATTTAAATTAAATACACTATTTTCTGAAGATTTTGTTTCACTCATTATTGTACAATATATATTTTATAATATATATTTTTTTTACGTTCAAAACTATTTAAATAATTTTATTCATTTATTTTTAATTTTATTTTGTACTTGAAAGGTAAATTATTTGTTATTTTATTTGAAGTTAAATATAATTCAAAACTTATTTCATTGTTGTCATCATATTTAATTGTTATTGTATTTTTATAATTTAATATTTGTGTTATTGATGTGTTTTTTTTTAAAAACATATTATATTCACTCTGATTATTCAATAAATTAAATAAATTATTAATATTCATTGTATTTTCAATCATCATTTCATATATTAAAGTATTATATGTTTCAATTATTTCATCTAATTCATACTTTTTAAGACCACTAAAACATAAATTATTTTTTTTATTATATTTCTCTCTAAAATCTCTCGTAAAGTTTAATATTTTATTATTAAATTCTTTATATTTGTTGTTTTTTCTTTCTATCGAATATATTATCATCATTAATTTTAATGGTTTTCGTTGCTTTAAATTTATTATAATAACTTTGTTGTCTTGTGTTTTTAATAATGAATTTATTATTTTTAATTTTAATTTAAGTTCAATATTTTCCCAGTCATTATTTTTATATTTTAAAATCTCCTCTGTCTTTTTTTTTATAAAATTTAAACTGTCACCATTCAAAATTTCAGTCATCCACTATTAATTATATTATAAGTGGTATTTTTTAATATTTATTATTTTTTTAAAAATATATTTTAATTAAATTATGAACATTGACAATAATATATCCATTTCTTTTCCACACGAAATTTATTGTACTGATATTCTTAACACATTTATCACTAATGATACACAAAATAATAATAATATTTATTTTGATAATTTAGTCCCTCATAAATATTTTATTAATATTCAAAATAAAATATATTCTAAATTGTATTTATTTTTAAATAAATGTATTTCAATTTCAACTAAAACTCTCTCTGAACAAAACTCATTTTTCATATTAAAATTATTTTCTAATTATAGTTTTCAATGGAAAGTTTGCATTTTTAATAATATTATGTTTAATTGTCCATTCACTCTTTCTGATATTATTTTTATTCCTCTCAGTTATTTATCTTCATCTTGTAAAAAAAATAATTATAAGATTTTTTCTAACACTCTCGTTCATGAAAAAATTCACATTATTCAACGCCTTAATTTAAATAAATGGAACAAAATTATACATTTATCTTTTAAACAATGGATTATTATAACACATAATACATTAATTTATAATTATTTAATAAATTATGATTTTAAAAAAAAAGGTATTATTCGCATTTTAAATCCCGATGTCACATATGATTTTTTATATTTATATGTTATTAATGACAATCACTATTATGGATTTTTTAATGTCAATAATTCCAAACATATTGCAATTATATGGTTTCAATTAAATAATATTAACAACAAATTAACTCTTACACAATCACATAATCAACATCTTCCCAAGGAAGAACATCCTTTCGAAATGTTTGCATATAAATTTGCTGATTTTCTTTTGTAATTATATGTTATTATTTTCAATGTTTGTCGTCACTTCTAATTTGCCATTCTCTTCTAATATTTTTTTATCCGTATTTAAATTTAAAATTTTTAGGTAGTCGCCGTGCATATACATCACAAATATAAATGCTAAAAGCAACACAATACAAAATGCTATAAAATATGAATTCTCCATACCTTGTATATATAATAATTTTATTATATAAATTTTTATTTTTTATCAACATCGTCATCTAATTTTTTATAATTCATCACAAAATAAATTAATATTATCACTATCACCACAAAAATAATATTTATTGTCAATTTGTATACACTATTTTCACATATTGTTGTGTCTTCTGTAAAATCATCTGCTGGTGATCTATATTGTGTATCATAATTTTCTTCATTTTTTATTTTTTTTATTTTTACTGTTTGTGAATTATTTTTTATCATTGAATTATTACACTCTTTTAAAGTTATGTTGTCGTTATTTGTAGTCAAACAATCATTCGCATCATTCCTCATCGTATTCAATTTATTTTCTATCACAAATTTTTGATTTTTATTGTTATTATCACAATCACTTAATATCAAGTGTTTCCCGTTTGATTGTACGCACTTTTTATTCGCCACGTTCATAATATTATTGTTTTCATCAAATTTAAATTTATTTGCATCATTTTTTTTATCTGTCCCCTTTAATATTGTCTGTCCATATTCATCATCACTTGTTATATATTTGTTGTCATCCAGTTTTAATGTATATTCAGCGTCATTATTATAATTTTTAACTAAATCTTTCTTCACATATGATGTGTTATTTTCATTTTTTGATATTTTATTTCTATTGTCTATTTTTTTTATTATTCCATAATTATTTTCTTCGTTTATATTTATTCCGTCACAATTATCATTTTCTCCACACATTTTTATACGTTCATTATTATATTTCATTTTTTCTTCTGGTGTTAAATTTTCTAAATTCATTTGTGATTTATTTTGTATATTTGTGTCCTTTATATAAATGTCATTGTATTTTATATATTTACTCCCAATATTACTGTTTGATCCAATATAGTCTTTTATGTTCATTATATTATTTACTTATAAAATTTTTTATATGTTAATTTAATCTATCAATAATTAAATAAAATATTATTAATATTATCAATAATGATACTGCTAATATATATTGATTTATTGGACATATATTTAAATTTTCGTCCTTATATTGTAAATCTCCCAAATTTCTATTTATATTATTTATGTCTTTGTTCATACTATTGTAATTTTCAATTAATCCATTTGTCTCTGGTTTTTGTATTTTTTGTTTCGTATTTATTGCTTTTGTGTTGTATACTTTATTGTAAAAATAACCTCCGCATGTTCCAGCATTTGCTTGATTGCAATGTATTCCACAATGCTTTTCGTCCACTTTTGGTGTTGTTGGTATTTCATTTGATGCATAACATTTATCCCCTTGTTGTATTCCAACGTACTCATATCCATGTTTTTCACCTAATTTCATACAATCAACTGGATTTGATACAATTCCAAGATATTTTTTCATTGATGTATTTGTTGGATCATCAGAATAACATCCTATGTAATATGGTGCAATTTCCTCATCATATTTTGATAATTTTTTTGGTTCTTCTTTTAATTTTACTTCTTCTCTCATCGCATTTTTTATTTCATTCGCCTTTTCTATCATTTCACTTTCATCAACTTGCTGAACATTTTCAATCGATATTTCCGGATCTACTTCCATTTCTGTTCCAATTATTGTATTTGTTCTTTTTTTTGCCTTTTGTGTAAAATTATATAGTCTTTTTTTAAATATTTCTAACGTATCGGACATTAATATTAATATGTTTATAATAAAATATTAATATTTTCTTAAATTTATCCTCTATATTTTAATGTAACGTATACTACTATTATTGTTAACATTAATGCTATAAATATTATTACTGAGTAATCTATTTCTTTTTTATCATTGCTTTCGTTTGATGCAGTAAAATTTTCTTTCGTCAATGATTCATCACAATCTCCCACTGTTACTTGATTATTACTTAAATTTAATATACATTGCTTATTTTTCCATGGTAGCTTATTATTTTGTGTACTTTTTACACTATACATATTATTTCCATTTATCCATAAATTTTTTCCTATGTTCTCTTTTATTTTTTTAAACTCACTCTTTTTCTCTTTTTGTGATATTTCTTTCTTCATATTATTTTGTATATTTACGTTTTTTTCAATTTCTTTCCTTATTAATTCATCCCTTATTTTTTTTAATATCTTCTCTTTTATTTTTTTTTTCATTTTCTCTTTTAATATTTTTTCTTCACTTTCTGATGGCTCGGTATCTTTGTTAACATATGATGAAATTAATTGTGGTGGCGCTTGTATCGGATTTTCCATATTTATCCTTTCACTTTCTTCTTCAGTCATTGGCTTATTTATTATATTCATATTATTTATTTGTTGAGAACTATAATAATAATCTTCTATATCTCCATTTTTTTTCACATAATTATTCGGATTTACATATGCATTAGTTTTTATCGAATCTCCCCTTTCGGTTATTCTAAATAAAGGTGGCATATAATTAACATCGTTTTTTAATTTTGTACTTATTGTTTGTTCTGTGTTTCTCATCGGAATTCCTTCTCCTTTTGTTATTTTGCCACCTCCTCTCGTACTTATTATATTTTTATCATAGCTTTTATAATAATTGTTTATTATATTGTCCATTATATATTTCTTCTATATAAAAATCGTATTTATTTTAATTATCAATCTTTCTAAATGCCATTATATAAATTATAAATAATATTAATAATACTATTGTTCCCAACCATACCGGATTAATTAAACAAACACTCTTTGTATTCTCTGTCTCAATATCATATTCTTCTATTTTTGCCATTATATATTTGTTCAATATTTTATTTTTATTTAATTATTATTATCTGGAACTAATCCTGGTGTTGGATCTTCAATATTTTCTTCAGTAATCAGTCTCTTTCCTTTTCCAACTTCACATTTACAACATGGACATTTATTTGATTCATTATTTAACCATTGATCAATACAATCTTTATGAAAATAATGATTGCATTGTGGCATTATTCTTACTAAATTATTATCTACCATCACATCCTGACATATCACACACGTTGTGTCTTCTGATAACCGTTCCGTTCCATTGTCTTTTAATAAAACTTTTGCATCTTTGTATAATATTTCTTTAATATTTTCTTCATATTCTGTTGGATCTAATATTACTTTTATGTCTTCCAAGTTAGCATAATTTGCACCTCCCATCATTCCCATTAGCATCATTCTTGATAACACATTAAGTCTTCTTCTCACATTTCTTACATAGCTTACGCCACCTTCAATGCATTGTATAACAATGTCAAAATTATTTTCAAATAATAAATTTTTTCCAGAATTCATGTACAACAATATGACTTTTATTGATCTTTTTAAATTATTGTGTCCTTGTAAAAATCTTTTAATTGTATTTTTTATTCTTGTTAGATCATCGTCGTCGTCGTATTGCATTTGCTCAATAAACATGTCATTCAAAATATTTTCACATTCAACATATTCTTCATCTGGTATTATCATTTCAAATGCATCACTCATTAAACTATTAAATGATTGTTCAACCGGTTCATCCACAGGAACCAGATCAGGTAAATCATCATTTTCATTTTCATTTTCATTTTCATTTTCATTTTCATTTTCGTTATTAATATTGTTATCAATACCACCGTTAGTATTATTTTCAATTACAGTTGAAAATATATTTAATGTTTCTTCCATAAATTGATTCATGTCACTAACTTCTGATCCAGGATGTTGATTCATTGCATTTAAATATGAATTATTGATATTTTCCACGGTCATGTTAGAATTGCCATGATTGTGATTATCGTTAGTGACATTTGAATCATCATTATTTTCAATTATATTTGAGTTATCATTACCAGACACGTCACTTGAATCCTCGATTATATCGGAAGAATTAGATAATTTTCTCTTGTTTATATGTTTATTGTTCATGTCAACGTTATTATATAATTAATACATATTTGTATTAGTTATATCAATTTTTTATAAAAATAAATTACACCTCAAAATTATTGAGGATTTAAAGAAGTAATAGAATTACCAATACCATGAAAAGCATTACCAATAATATCAGTAATATCTTTTCTAAAACACAAATAAAGAATCACAACAAGGAATAAAATAAACAAAATAATGTTAATAATTCCACCAAGTATTCTTCCACCAAATAATATAACAAGTATAATCACAATATAAAAAGTCAGGGTTCTGTTGTCAGTCAACATCAATATATATATATATATATATTATGATTAATATTAAAAAAATAATAAATTTTATTAAAAATAAATGTATATATATTTCTTAAATTGAACATGACTGAATTTATTATTGACATAAAACCATATTGTCCAGATATTTTTTTTGAAAATAACCAATCAAACATTAATGAAAAAATTAACACAACAAAATTATTAAAAGTAAGTTCTACAATATTTATTATAAATACGTGTGGTGGTAGTACTTCAATTTATAATGATATTGATTATATGTTATATGGAGATTCTTCTGAATACTTTAATAATGATGACGATGGTGACGATACAGGCGATTTGTTTCCGTCATATTATTTTTTTAAAAAAAGCAAATTACATCAAATTAAAATAATAGAAACGAGCACAACATTATCAAATAGTTTAAATGCATTGCTAAATAAGATTGGATATAATAATTCATCAAATGAAATAACTGATTTTTCATATAAAAATGTTCAGATTTATGATTCAGTATCTAAAAAGTATAGACAAATAATATTTATATATTTTCTTTATGGTGATGATAGCATTGAGACTATTGATTATAATATTTATAAAGATGTAATTTATCATGAAAATCAAGATTGGAACGTAATGATTTATCCTTTCAAAAGTGGAACACCACCAAATTCAAATAAATATAAAAGTGATTTTTTTTACAATTTAAAATTTACTTCAAATAACACAATTTTAACAATAAATTTTGATGACAGAGAAAATATATCATTTAAACGTAAGCTTGATTTTAAATATTTTGAAGACTCAACATCATGTGTCAATAAAGCAACATTAATGAATGCTTACTCTAATTATATGCAAAATAATAAAATTTTTTTAAAAAGTGCATTTGAATCGAACACATTATTAATAAGTTTAAATGAAATAGGAAAAATGCGTAATGACAACAATGATTTTTCAACAAATTCAATAAATAAACAATATGTTAATAAACATAATTCGTTTTCATTATTACCAAACAAATATTCAATGAGCTTTGATTCAAAAATCAGTTGTGTTGAAAAATTAAAAAATAAAAACATTAATAATTATTCTTGTTTTAATTATGATATTGGTGTAAATAATTCTCTTTATGAAACTAACAAAAATTATCAAATAAATGGATTTATTGATATTAGTACTGACACAGACATATCAAAAAAAATTACAGAAATGATTATAATAAATCAATATTTGCGACAAATATATTTGCTTATAAATCCGTACATATTGGATTCTGATTATTTAAACACGTGCACAAATTTTACAATAAAGCCAATTAATGAATCTCAAAATAAAATTAATATAAGCTTAACAACCGATGAAACAAAAGGATTATTATTTTATCCAGAAAATATTGATTACTCAGAAACATGTTATTTAAATTATTATAAAATTAATTTTTCATATAAAGACAGATCACAATATAACACAAGTGATTCTGATGAAAATAATTATTCGTTCATGTTTACAATAACATTAAAAATATTATTTTATAATTCTTCATATGTTACAATACAAAATTTGTCAGAAACATCATCTTCAAATGATTTAGCATTTACAATATTTCAAGAATTAAATAAAGAATTTGGAATGAATCCATTGATCTCAAATTATTCAAATAATAAAATATATGAAAATCAAAAAATATATAAATTTAATGATGTAAAATATTACAATTTTTTGTTAAATTATGATAATAAAAGTAAATATAAATATGATGAAAATATAGTGTCATATTATAATTTTTATTTTTCAATTCCCAATATCAAAAATATAAGTAATGATAGTGGATTTTATGATATAAAAATAGAAAAAATTAATAATTTTATCAAAAATATTTTAAATATTGACATTAATTTTTCATTATATTATCAAAACATAGCCAAAAATTCTTTGTTTTTGTCAATAGTTTATGATAATACAATTGATCATTTAATAAAAATAAAAATTGTCACACTTAATAATAATTCTAATGGTTCTGATAATTCAAATGATGACAATATATTAAAAATAAGCGGAAAAATACATTCTGATTTGACAATTATTCCTGATGGAAAATATGTAATATTTAAATACACAAATTTTTTTCCTGATTATGACATAACAGAAATATCTCAAGAAAATGATGAATATGTCGAAACTATTAATTTAATAGCACACTTTTTAAAAAATAATTTTTCATTATTAATTAAAATACCAGAGAATTATGAAATACATTCTTTTGTGACAAAGTGTTATCTTGTGTGTAATTATGGTGACGAATTATATTTATACAATAATGAATATTATTTAGGATTAGAATTATTTGATTATTATTATTATTTAACAAATCAAATAAAATTAAAATTTATTTCAAATCTTTTTTATAGTAATTATATGAATTTTAATACATTGAATATCTTAATTCCATTTTATGTTAATTACACTGAAGCAAATTCTCAAATTATTGACATCGATAACACTGTGTTTAAATTACACAACCATGAGAAAATTAACAAAATATTAACCTACGATTATGAACGATTTTTAAAAAAACAAATAATTTTCAATGAGTATAAAACATTTGTTAAATCGAGTGAATATAATGTTGTGAATATTAAAACATCAGTAACGGAATTAATAGACAATAATCCTTTTTATATTGACAATGAATTATTTATTTACAACAACGAAATTGATTTTGCAAATATGTTTTATTATAAAAAAATAGAGGAAGATAATTTAAGATTAAATTACAAAAGATTAATGTTCGTGTTCAATACCATAAAAATTATAAATTTATTAATTAGTTGTGAAAATTATTTAAATCTGATAAAATATAGTTTATTACTTGGTAAATTTGAAAATTCAGAATATTTTGATATTATTATAAATAATGCAAAAAATATTATTGGATATATGACATATAATTATAATTTAAATATCACTTATTCTGTGACTAATTCAGAAAGTATTATATTTTTTAATAAATTAAGTCTAATATCAACAAATATAAATATTGAGAACATCAATTTCATTATTGTTGAAAATCAAAATACAATTTTTTATGAAAAAATAAAAAAAAATCTTGTCAAAAATGAAATATTAAAATATGTCAAGAATATGAAATTAAAAACACATGTATTTTATAAAAACTCTTTGTTTATTTGTATAGCGAATACTATTGAGCACTTGTTATTAACATTGAATGATAAATTTGAAAATTCAATGAAAAAAAGTATTGACGATTTTATTGACTCTATATCCCACGATGATATTTTAAATTGTAATTTTGGATTAAATACAGGAGTTATTAATATCAATCGAGACGGATTACACAATATAAAATCATTTGTTGACACAAAAATTAATAAAATTGAAGATGTTATTGAAAATAAATATCAAACCAACATAAATAAATGTGATGAGACATATGTAATATTTATAACTGGTTACTTAAAATATTATTTTTATGTAATTTATTTATCAAATATAAAAATACAACCCCAATATCATCTTAATAATTATATTTCTGAATTTATATTGTTACTTGGTGAGAACGATGATGACTCATTTGTTGATATTATATCAATATTAGAAACATTACTCGATCTTATTGAACAATATAATGTTAGTGCACAAACAATTCTTGAATATAAATATACGTTCACAGAAGAATTAATAAATGAACTTTCAAATTTATCTGTAAATGTGTGTGCAATTGAACAATTATTGCCTTCAATTAAAGAAAATATACCATTGGTTGATTTAGCATTACAAAATAACGCTTTTAAAAATTTATATAATTATGTGACATGCATAAATAACAATACCAAAGAATTTGTAAATTTAAATTTAATAAAAATGGGTATAATTAATGCATTTTCAGTAAATTCGGATAATGACATTATACAATTATTGAAAATATATGAAAAGGATTATTTCTCATTTGCAGTATTTTCAGATTTTATCAACAAATCATTGCATGAATATAAACAAAATATACTTAATACCTATAAAAATACAACTTCTGTAATTGAATTATGCAAAAATTTACAAACATTTAAAACAATTGACATCAAATCAATTATAACTAATACACTTGATACAATAAATACTAGTGAAATTGAACAAGTCCAAACCACTTTGGATAGTATAAAAACAGACATTGAATCTAAAATAACTTATTTAACAGAATTAATTGAAAGTGGCTACAATTCTTTAGATAATATTATAGAATATGAATTAATTACAAATCAAGGTGCCACATTTAAATTAAAAGTGACTTTATGTGAAATTACATTTTTAATAGAAGCAATTGCAGCATTAACAAAAACAAATGACAATATATTTACACATGTCATAATTAATGATAATAAAAATTCCCATAATGATAACATAATAAATATTTTGAATTATAAATTTATGTCAAATCCATATATAAAAATAAATATAGCAAATTCTCAAATTTTTACCTAAAAATATTAAATTGTATCATATTTTCGTTTTCCAAGCTCAACTATTGTAATAATTGTGTCATTTTGTTGATTATTTAAATCAAGTAATTTTGAATTTTTTTCTTTTAATTTGCATATTTCTTTATTTTGTTCAAATATACGTGACACATGAATAACAAGTAAATTTGTATGTTCTGTTTTTAACTTGATCATGTCTTCACCTAGCTGCAATGAATGAATAAATTCTTCTTTTGATTCACTTTGAAGTTTAGAATTTTCTGCTTTTAATTTAATTATTTCTTCATTTTGTGTTTTATCCGATTCACTTTGAAGTTTAGTAATATTTGATGTGTCTTTATTTTTATTATTTTGTTCAATATTATTTTCCAAGACTACAATTTTAGAGCTTTGTTCTAATATCATTTTTTCTCTATCTCTAATTTGAGATTTTAATTTTATTAATGATGATTTTAGTGCAACATTTTGTGTATCTTTTACATTAAGCTGAGTAATAAAATTTTCGGTTTTATTGGCTTGTATATTATAATTTCTTGTCAATGCGTTTAGTTCGTTATAATATTTTTTGGTTTTATTGACTTGTGTATTATATTTTGTTGTCAACGTGTTTAGTTCGTTATAATATTTTTTAAATTTATTTAAAATTTCTTCTTTTTCATAATTTGGTATATATTGCCTTTCTTTTCCAAATTTATCTTTTGAATACAACAAGTGATCAATACTGGATTGTACGACAACAGAGGTTGAGCAACTCATGTATGTATACTAAAATATTGTAATAATGTTAATTTTTATTTAGTTTAAAGTGTTAATAATATCAATTTTTATTGGTCTGCAGTTTGCATATATTTTATTGATAACACGTAATCAAACTGTGAGTAAAATATTAATACCACACGATAACTTTATTATAACAGAATATTAGAAGTTAATGGATTTAATCATATCTGGCTTGATAAGTGGAGTCGTAAAAACAATAATAAGTCATCCATTTGACACAGTTAAAACATGGAAACAAAATTGTTCACTTAACGCACCAAAATTTACGATACCAAATTTGTATAGAGGAATAAAATATCCTTTTTTTCAAAATTCAATTGTTGTTTGTGCAACATTGTCTTCAAATGATTATTTCAAAAGAAAAACAAATAATATTTTTATATCAAGTTTTATATCTGGTGTAATAACAACAATTATTACATGTCCACTTGATACATTAAAAATTGCAGAACAACAACATTTAAAAAGAGCTTGTAATTTTTCAGAAATTATGAAAATGTATAAAAATTTACCAATATCATTAGTGAGAAAAGTAACTGGTAATGTTATATTTTTTACAACATATAACGAAACAAAAAAAAATAATTTACCATATTTTGTTAGTGGTAGTTTAGCAGGTTGTGCGTCTTGGTCTGTCACATATCCAGTTGATACAATAAAAACTAGAATGCAAAGTGGATTATATAATTCAATTGGAGATGCAATAAAAGAACGGAAATTATATCGAGGATTTGGAATTTGTATAACAAGAGCTATTTTGGTTAATGGTTGTGGATTATTTGTTTATGAAACAATGCTCAATAATTTTAAAAATAATTAAATAAATTTACATATTAAAAATATTATTATCATAAATGCAATAAATGTCCCACATCCAAACCATTTTGTATAAGTAACACTTTGTTCGACTCAAAATATTCGTGTGGTAGTATTAATATTTTACTTGATCTCTCATATTTTTTAATAATTTTGTAAAAATAGCTGGTCCAGTTGTTGTTGTTACACATTGAATTTTTGGAGAAAATATTGAGCACTCACTTCAAAAATTTTCTATTAAATAATTTGAAATATCTGAATTTTTTTTTGATATTATTGCTCCATTATTTATACATCAATTTGTATCTTCACATGAAACATATCTATCGATGATACCTGTGTTGTTCAAGTATGACACAATAAAATCATAATTTTTATATTCAGTTATTATGTTGTTGATACTTTTAATTGCAACAACATCAATATCAATGTATATTTCAACCATAATATTTTAATATAACAATTTTTGCAAAATCTACTTTTTGATGTAAATAAATGTGCAAATTATATTTATTTAATATTTTTTTATCTTTTGAAACTAAATCCATAATTTTATTTTCATCCCAAAACATACAATCCCAATCTTTGTGAAATTTTTTTACAGTTTCTGTGTTTCTCTGTTTTTATCATCAATATTGTCATGTCCTTGAAACCATATTTGATGAATAATTTTTGGTATCAATGCCATTTATAATAATAACTATATAATACAAAATAAAATTAAATATTATATAAAATAATCACCACTATTATTAAGAGAGATGAATGATAATGTAAATAATGAAAATTCAAAACTCATTAAAGTTACTACAATGGACATTTTACACGAAAATAATAACATTGTGTTATCAGAAATTAGTAATAATATTCATAACACAGAAAACAGAATTTATCACAATTTCGAAATTGAACCAAATTATTCAAATTCAACTACTGATTATAACAATAATGATGTTAATGATGTTGATAATATTAATAATCCAACAACAATTCAGCAAATTTTTCATACAATTAATGAAAAAGGCACATCGATATTTTTACATGTTTTAATAATGGCTGGATTTGAAATATATTTTTATTTTAATTATGTTATTGAATTGGAACGAAAATTATTAATTGATAAAATTAAAAATTATCTTTGTAATTTTAATGATTACTTTATTGAACATTCCACTGAAAATTTAGAAACCGCAATTAAATATGTTTTCAATAATTTTTTTGATAATAAGGCCGGTACTTATTTGGAAAATGAATATTTAGAAGCTAAAAAAGAACAAGATGCTCTATTAGACGCATTATTATTATTTTGTTATAAACTTTTAATATCAATATCTGGTTGTTTATTATTTTTTATTGGTTGTGGATTTTTACATAAAAAAAATATTAAATGGAAATGGATTATAATTGAAAATATTGCAATGCTTGCCTTATTAGGAGCACTAGAGTATATTTTTTTACAAAATGTTATTTTAAAATATTCGCCGTTTACTGATGCTGAAATAAAATATATGGTTTACAAAGAAGTTATAAAAATTATTAACGGAACTTATACATGAATATTTTATATATTTACTTTTTTCATTATTAATAATATTAATAATCAAATTATTTTACAATTAAAATATTAAATTTTTTTATCTACTGTCACTGTCGATAAATTTGTATTTTTTAATGTTGCATTTATTCCATCATTCTTCATGAAAATTACAATTTTACAATTTTTATTTTCTTCTGTCAAATTTAATTTAAATTCCAATTCGGTCGCCATTTTTTTTGATTCCTCTTTAAAAATATTATTTCCTGGATAATCGTCACATCCTTCAACATCATAACTCAGCACTTTGAGTATTTCATTGAAATTATTTTTTTCACAATATTCCAAAATATTACTTATTATTTCATTTCGTGTTTCTTCATAATTTTTATCCTTTATTGATATTCTTGTTTGTTTAAACGGTCTTATTTTAAATGTTACCGCCTTATTTATAAAATCAAAATATATATTTGTTGTTACATTTTGATGAGATTTCTTTTTTGAAAATGCAACTGACCATAATTTTGCTATTTGTATTGAATCATTTTTGGTTTGTGGAAATGACTCCCATTGTTGAGTTTTGAAAATTATTATTCCTCCCTCAATTGGTTTTACCTTATTTAAAAATTTATTTAACATTTCACTCACTGTCCCATTCTCATTAAATTCCATTATTCGTGGTTTTAATGTGTTAAATGTTTTATGTGCCCCATATTGCTTAATCTCGTAAGTGAGCGTATTTAATGATGTGTTAGTCATAATTGTACTATTGGTACTATTTTTAGGACTTGTGGTTGACATATCAGACACTTTTTCTATATTCATATTATTTATCATATATTGAATATATTAATCAATATTTTTTTAAATATTTTTTAAATAGTTTGGAAAAATAAAGCATTTTTTTTTAAATTAATATTATAATTATAATGATTATACTTGATATAATAAATAATATTGATAATCCTAATATTAATATAGGTAGTGAGCTAACAATAGTGTTTCAAAGTAATCATAATATGAGCACAGATGATAAAAATCCATTTTCAAATTTTTCAAAAGTTAATTATAAAAAAAAAATAACAGTAAAAATTATTGAATTTTTAGGCAAAGGAGCATTTGGTGTAGTTTATAAATTTGAATATAAAAATAATTCATATGCTCTAAAATTAAATTCAAATGAAATTCCTTCAAAATTATTTGAAAGATATAAATCTCTTCGTGGTTGTAAAAAAATAGAAAAATATTTTATTGACATTTATTGTTGTGGAAATATTGATAGCAAAAATTTTAAATATTTTTCTATTATGGAATTTGGTGGATACTCTCTTAAAATTAAAAATTGTATTTATGACAAACCAATACTCTATTATATTCTTTATCAACTGGTCGATATTATTTACAATATTATTAAATATAATATTTTGTTACCAGATTTTAAACTTAATAATTTAACTCTTGATGAAAAACATGGTATCAAAATTATTGATTTTTATATTTATTGTGAAAATTATAAAACATGTAGCAATTGTACTATAATTAAAACTTATGCTCCAATTGAAATGCAAACATATAAACAACTTTTTGATCGCTCAAATCCAGATTCAATTGCATTAAATTATAATTATACATATATTTGTTTACCATTTATTTTTTGTATTATCGATTTATTTTGCAGACATAAAATAAATTTATATATTGAAAAACTTGCTAAAAAATTTAAAATTAATGATTCAAATGCTAAAGAAATTATTAATATGATACAAATAAGTTCATTTTATTACAATGAATTCACTTCCGATAATACCGGATTTGAACAAAATTATGATAAAGTTAATACATATAAAAAATTTTTAGAAAATAAATATCCATTCATTAAATCCGAACATTTTTATGAATATTTCTTAAATATCATTCATATCAAAGACGAATATGCTGATTTTATTCCTCGTGAAAAATTTCTTCTTCTTATTAATGATTTTGTTAATCTAGATCCCAATAAAAGAGTACTTAATATGATGTTTGAACTTCTTAAAGTTATTAAACCTGATAAAAAATATAAATATCATTTAAAAAAAATTGATTATTCAGTCACATATTATTAAATATAAAAATTAATTATGGGCAATTTAACAACAAAACTTGTGACTGATCTTTACATTGATGTTGTTGAAAATAATATATCCAATAAAAATATAAATGAACATATAAATGAAAATTTTTTTGAAATATCTAAAAACGAAATTGAAACAATACGTGATAAAAGTATAGAAGTTGAATATTTTGATAAAAATCTTATTTTACATCAAATGAAATGTGATAAAAGATTTAAAAGAATGAATTTTGATAACGTGGGCAAATTATTAGATTTTTATGATTCAAGCAAACATAATGCAATATATAAAAAAACAGACTGTCTGTGTAATCGGGATTTAGATTTTTGTATTATTAATAAAAATGCTGATATATTAAAACAAATTTATGATGGTTGTAATTATAATAAACAAGAATTTTGTTCATTCACTTGGTATAAAGATCCCATCAACAAACATGCATCGTGGGCATTATTTAAAATTAAACCACCAAATAAATAATTAAATAATTTAAACATATTTATCTATTAACTATCAAATGAACAATGACTTTATTAATAAATTAAATCGTATTTAGAGTGATAAATGGTTTGAATGTCGTTACAATTGTTTTGACACTCCATTAGATTGTATTCCAAAATTAGTGGCCACAAGTATAATTTGTTTTGAAGAAAATTTAAATATATGCAATGTTAAATATAATATTCAAATTAATCAAATCATTTTAATATTATTCACATATTTATAATTACATATGAATGATGAATTTAAAAAAATATTAAACTCTGTGTGTCATGAGAAATTATTTAATATCGAATATTATGAAAATAATATTTTTTATATTAAGGCAGTGCCATATATTGTTTATAAAAGCAATGTTTGTTATGATAAAAATTTAAATATTTACACAATCAAACATTATAATAAAATTATGTCACCGCATTCACACAGTATGTGTATGTATTCAAATTAATATTATTATCATATACACTTTTTATTTATTATAATAAAAAAGTATTATAGCAATAATCGCTTATTTTTTAATAAAATATAGGGCAATTATATAATCCAGAATTCAGAATGGCAACATCGTACAAGTATACATTATCAAAGATCAAATTAAACGTGCTAAAGTTTATGAAAAAAGTTAATGACAAAAACATGGAGCCGAATTTTTGGACTAGTGTCGATAGATCTGATTTTAAGCCATTGAAAAAATCAATCACTAAAAACAAAAAAACTATAAAATCAAATATTCACTCATTAAAAGAAGTTATTGACTTTGTTATTAGTAAAAAAACAGAATACTATAAAAACAAACGATTTGCTGAAATTAAAATTAATTTTCACAATAGTGTTATTGAAAAATGCGAAAATATTAAAAACTATAACAAAATTAAAAATAAACCTATAATTACTATTACCGTTATTATGTATCCCACTAACGAATTTGGTAAATTTTCTTTATTAAAAAAAAAAGAATTAAAGGTTAATTATTACATCAGTGATTTACAAAATATGATTTTTAAAATGAAAAATATTGAAGTTCTTATGAGATTACTTTCAGATAATGTCGTCTGTACAGATAAATCTTCTATGGAAATTTCTTACTCTGATCTATCAGTCATCCGTTCAAAAAAATAAGCCCGTTATTTATTTTTTTCTTTTTTCTTTATTTTACATTAATTTTGTGTAAAAGTATTTTTATTTATTTCAACAATTGCAAATATTTGTGATGATATTAAAACTGTTAAATTATCTGAAATAAAATCATCATCCATAAACGTATTTATAAATTTTAAACCCATTTGTTGTAAAATGTCAAGTATTTCATTTTTATAATCTCTTATAAAACTATTTCCATTTATATTTGGATACACTTTTTTAAATAATTCATATGGTATTCTTCCATCCGGCATTATATTGAAAAATTTATTAATATTCATATTATTTTCATCTTCATCTTCATCTTCATCTTCATCTTCATCTTCATCTTCATCTTCATCTTCATCTTCATCATTTGAATTATCTGAATTATCTGAATTGTCATGCACTAATACTGATTCTTTAATATCATCAAAATCGTCTTCATTTAATTTTCTAAAAATAATACCACATAATTCTTTTTTTACATTTGATAATTTGTTATTATTATTATCTTTGCAGTCACTCATTGAAGTATATATATCTGTATTAATATTACAATCAATTCCGTTCACTCCAATTATATTGTTTTCGAGATCATCTTTTGTAAAATATTTACACATTTTTTCTTTTGAATAATTTAATGCATTTTCATAATCATCAAAATATCCATGAACACGGACATCCACTTCTTTTCTATAATTTGTATATTCAACTACAGTGTACATTTTAAATTTATATAGTAATTATTAATATTTAATATTTAATTCATTTTTTTAATAAAATTAATTATAGAATTTTCAATATTATTAATAAAATGAACGTCAACGATATTAAAGATATTAAAGATATTAAAGATATTAAAGATATTAAAGTTTTGGATGATAAATTTTCGTTTGTCACAAGCACAAATTCTGTGTATTCAATTCGCAAGCAAATTTTTACAACTTCTAAATTGCCAATTAATTTTATATTTGGAGAAAATTATGATCATCACACTGAAATGATAAATAGTTTTAACAATGCTTTACACTCATTTCAAACTCATTCTGACAAATTCAAGTTTGATATTTCTTGTTCTAAAGAAGGCAGAGCATATATTAGAGTTTGTAAAAAAAGTATTTTACTTGATAATTCAAATAAACCCGACTATAAATATATACACAATTATGAAATAAATTTAGATAAATTTTATAATTATTTAGAATGGATGATGGATTTATCAAGTTACAAAGAACTTGAATACGATTTAAATGAATTTATTGATGTCTCAAAATATGAAAAAAAAAATAAATTTCTTACGTTATATTTATCGGACAATACTGAAATAACAATTAATAATATTTATGAATTAAAATATTATAATTCACAACCAAATCATTATTTTGATGAAACCGAAAAATTAATTGATGAACATCATTCAATGAAAATTAAAATTCAAAAAGATCATATTATATTGTGTGTTGTTGACTCTTATAACAATATTATAGATGTTTCGTTCTTAAATTTATAAATTATATAAAAATTGATAATTTAATTGTTTATTGCATTATTAATGAAACTATTGATAACACACACTTGCTAATAATAAATATCATAAATTATGCCTGAAAAACAAAAAACTAAATTAGAACAACTAAATGAATCAAAAATAATTTATAAAGATGAACTTATGATGACATATATGCCAGGAACAATTTTGTGCATAATTATTACATTCATTATTGGAATGTCATGTTATTTTTCTGGATATTCAAAGTATGTTGGTGGTAAATTAATGAAACACATTGATGTAACAATTTTAAAAATGTGCTATGATGATATTAAAAATAATGATAAAAATGATGATGGTGCACCAGGTGATTGGGAAATATATGCAAAACAAATTAATGGAGGTAAAACGTGTAATATAAAAACTGGTCATAGTTTATCAAAAAAAAGTGATTGTACAAAATTATTTTCAAATAGATTTGCAGTTGGAACAAATCATAGTGTATATTATAATAATAATAATGATACATGCATGACGCTCACACAAGCAAATACTCTTTCAATTGTTGGATTTACATTTTTACTTGTAACTGCGATATTAATAATACTGACTTGGGTCTATTCAAAAGAATTAAATGATTATATAATTAAAGATGAAAATAAACGGGCAGCAATAAGACTTCGAATTCAAGAAATTGATGTAGAAATTGAAGAAGAAATTAAGAACATTTCAAATAATAAACAAAGAATAAGACAAATTGTTGAAAATAATAATTCTATTGCATCAGGACAACAACCTCACCAAATAGAAATGAATGGTGTCGTATATCAAGCCACAGTACTTGTTACTGAAGATTTAGAAAAAAATTCAAAATTAGCAACTCCTGTAGCAATTCAAGTATAACAATAAACATATTAATTAAATATTAATTTTTTTAAATAAAGATAAAAATATATATTAAATTATATAGTCATGCAAAAAAATGATTTAATTACGAATGATAATGATATGATTGATATTGAAAATTTTGATGATTTTAATGATTTTGATACTTTTGATGAAAGTAAATATACACTAAATAATGATTTAAGTGGTTCATTAATAAAATTGAATTCATTTGAAAAAAAAATTCCATCTGAATTTTCAAAAGAAAAAAAAATGTCATTAATTATTAGTTCATTATTTGATTTATTTTTTAAAAATGATAAAGAAAAATTAAATAAAATGTTAAAATTTCTTGTCTCAAAAAATATTGTCGATGAAGATATTTTAAATAATAAATATGATATTTTTAAAAATAATTTATCGTTGCTCATTGATTCATATAATAAAAATGCTTCAAATTATTTAAACAATACATATCGAAATAATTATAATCAAATATCTATGTTGGGTCAAGGAGCATTTGGAACTGTTTATAAAGTTTTTCATAAATTAGAAAGAAAATATTATGCAATTAAAAAAATTTTTTTAACTGAAGATATAATTAATGAAAATATTAATTTATTAAATGAAACACATTTGTATTGCGATCTAAGTCATAAAAATATTGTTAAATATAATACTTCTTGGATTGCAAGTGATTTGCAAAGCATTGTTGAATTTAATAATATTGTTGACATTAATGACATGGATCCAATAAACAACTCATGTCAAATATTATTTATTCAAATGGAATTATGCAATTTTACGTTGGATGAATATTTTTTAACTCAAATGCCAGATGATAGCATTAAAAAACGATTATTATATTTTGTTGATATAATCAATGGATTGCAATATTTACACGAAAATGATATTATCCATCGTGATATTAAGCCAAACAATATATTTTTTGTTGACAATGGAAATGGCGAATATGATGTGAAAATTGGCGATTTTGGATTATGTAAAAAACAAAGTGATAATAATGAATTAATAGAAAATAAAATATTAAATGTAATAAATACTTGTGATTCTGTTACTGATGAAGAATATTGTAGTGATGAACTTATTAAAAGTATCACTGGTAATAAAATGATGTTGATGAGTAGTTATATTGGTAGTTCATATTATAGAGCTCCAGAGGCAAATAATAAAGAAAATATCAACAATTCATTTGATATTTATTCTTTAGGAATGATATTGCTTGAATTTATTCTTATGTATAAAACAGATTTTGAAAAAATTAGAACAATTATGGATATAAAAGCAAATCCAAAAAATATAAAAAAAGTTAGCAATATTTTAACTCATAATTATGATGATGTAATTATAAAAATGCTTGATAAAAATATTAGTGGCAGACCATCACTTGATAATTTAAAAAAACGTTTTCATTAAATATTAAATATTAAATATTAAATATTTAATATTTTTATTTTAAATAAATGTATTGCACTTAACTTATAATGCATTTTTCAGGATCCACTTCTTGGGCTCCTCCCATATGCATATGATGATGACGTTGTTGTCTTGTTTGTTCTCTTTCCATATTTTCTTTATAAACTTTGACATCAATTACTTCTAATTCTTCTTCCATTGCATCATCATCTAATTTATTTTTTTCTTGTATATTAATAAATTTTTCATAATTTTCCTCAGTTAAAATTTTTGTAGGATAATGAATATTAAATTTTATTAATAATTTTGTTTCATCAGTTGAATTTGGTAATCCCTGATTTAAAGCAATTTTTACATCACCATCTTCAATAACTTCGTCAAATTTAATATTATAATGTTTTCCATTCAAATGTGTAAAATGCATATTAAATCCAGTAAATGCATCTTTAATTGTAATATCTTTTTCTAATATCAAATCATATTTTTGACCACCCATCAAGCTAATTTTACTATTACTTGGAAAATCGACATCAAATAAAATAATAATATCACAATTTTTTTTTGTATTTTTATTATAATTTCCCATTTGCTTTAATCTCATTTTTGTTCCATGATCAAAATTTTCTGTTATTTTTATTTTCTTTTCTATTATTTTTTCTACTGTCCCATTTCCATGACATTTTTTACATTTATTATTTTTTTTAATTTTTCTTCCTTCGCCATCACAGTTGTCACATTTGCATCTCATTTGTTGCATTACAGGCATCATTGGATTTGCTCTTACTAATTTGATTTCTACTCCAGTTCCATTACATTTTTCACAATCGCAATCTGTTTTATCGTGTGTTCCAAATCCGTCACAATCGTCACATTTATTGTTTACTGACATTGTGTGTTTTTTTGTTGCACCTTTGTATAATTCTTCAAGTGTGATTGAAATCGTTTCTTCTTGAATCATTGTTTCTTCTTCATTACCTCCTCCCATTCCTGGAATATTTATTCCCATTCCTTTTAATATTTCACTCATATCAACACCATTCATTCCGTTCATTTGATCTTCATCTATTGTACCATATTTATCATAGTGACCCTTTTTCTCTGGATCAGATAGAATAGAATAGGCTTCAGTTAATTCTCTAATTTTTTCATTTGCTTCTTCTAATCTGTCTTGATTTTTATCAGGATGATGTTTTAATGCAAGCTTTTTATATGCTTTTTTAATTTGCTCATTAGTAGCATATCTCTCAACACCCAAAACTTCGTAAAGATCTTTTTTCTTTGCCATTTTGATAATAATATATAGTATTATCAATATATTAACTTAAAATCAAATTTTTTTAATAATTTATTAAATTAATGCCCACATACTTCCACCAGATCCGCTTGATACTCCAGGCAAACTATAAAGTATCACCGATTTATTTGCCGCAAGTGAATAAGTTGTATTTCCACCAGTACCATTAATTGAATCACTATTTGAACTTGTTGTAGTATTTGCATATACTGTTATTGTGTATGGTGATGCATTCGTTAGAGCAATATTTTTTTTGCCACTATTATTTAGTGAAGATATCACTGGAAGAGTAACTGACAGTGCTGCTGTTGGTGAAAAAGTAAACATATTATATGAATTAACCATTGTATTTGTTAATGTCACTGGATTATTATTTCCACCCAACACTGAAGTGTAAATAACATATTGTGGACATAGCGCATTGTTTGGTGCACATGGATTAGGATAAGGAGGACATGAGACAGGACAAGGAGGAGCTGGTACACAATATGAAATCGTTTGTGGACAAGGAGGACAAGGATTACATGGTTCAATTAAAAGAAGACATGGATCATTACAAGGGTTACAGGGATTGCAAGGATTACAAGGGTTGCGGCATTTTTTACAAGAACAATTGTTTGGCATATTATATAATTATACGTTCTAATAATTTTTTTTTACAGGTATAAAAAATACAAGCAATTATAAGTTATATAAAAATTTTACATTTATTTATTATTTGAAATTTCTTCAACTGCACTGTTTATAATATTATTTGTTATTGTTTCAGATGTTATTATATTTTTGCAATTTTTTATTGGCTTACTGGCGTTTACTGTAAATTCTGCAATATTTTTTAAATCATCGATATTTTTTATGTCATATGATTCTGTATTTTCTATACCAAGAGTTATGTAATCACTATTGCTTGCTTTTTCTATATCAATGAGCGTTGATGTTGAGCTTGTGTCTGATCTTATTGATTTAGAATTTGTATTGTATACTGGTCTGCTATTTAATTCTGATGATGTTGGTTGTGACATTGATTCCGAATCATTATTTTTGTTATATTTTTTATTTTTCTTTTTACTTGTCAATTTTTTACCCATATCACACAGCGTTTCTGACCATTTTTTTTTATCTGGTTCTGTATCAATTTCATCATTCAATACATCATTTAATGTATCAAGTTCAAATAAATCTTTTGAATTGATTTGTAAAATTGGACTTGATAATTGACATTTTTCAAATATTTTAAAATATTTATTAATTGTATTTATTCCATTATCACTTCTATCATGCGCAGGAAGTCTTAAAATTAATGATAATTCGTCATTAATTTGCTTATATGTCATATAACTTTCTAATGCCTGTGTTTTTATTGGTTCTATTCTTTTAAATGTTTCAATCAATGAAATTATTGTCACAATCACATTTGAAATTCCTACTAAAAGTGATACATATGCAACAAAATTGGTTGGAACATAGTTGCTATTTGATATTGATAATAATCCCATTATTCCGGTCACAACGATAATTGGTATTCTATAATATGCTAACTTTTTTCTATATCTTAAATGTGTCTCGTGATATTTTTTATATTGTATATTTGCATATTTATGTAATACTAGTAATATTCTTTCATGCTCATGAGTCCACAAATCATGCGATTTTGTAGAATTATTTTGTTCATTTTTTTCTTCATGATTAAATTCATCTGATATATTCATGCTTATATAATATCATTTTAAATTGTCAACGATTTCAAAGTTAAAATATTTTAAACCACTTTTTTACACAATAAGTAAAAATGTAAAAATAATATTAATGTTTTAGTTTAAAATAATATTTGTTATTAAATATTATCTATATGGACTTTTTAAATTTCGATTTTACAACTTGTAGCACTTATTATTTACATAATATCAAATCAAAAATAATAAGTGAACAAACTAAAATTTATGATCAAGTTGCATCATTTCCTGGCGACAGAAACTATAATAATACAATTTTACCTCTTGAAAGTGTTGGCGATTATTGTGCAATTCAGGCAAAATGTATTGAATATTTACAAAATTTTCATACTTTGGATGAAATTAGAACATGTTGCACTGAAATAGAAACTGAACTTTCTAAACATGGTGTTGAATTGTCAATGAGAAAAGATATGTTTGATTCATTCAATAATTATTATGATGATTTTTATCAAATCCAAAAATCTTATTTAACATTTGAACAAAATAAATCTATTGATGATACTCGTATCGCTTATAAAAGAATGGGTATGTATTTGCCTCAAAACGAAAGAGATGAAATTGAGGAAATAAAAAAAAGAATTTCAGAATTGTCAACAACTTTTCAAAAAAATGTTAATGACGAGAACACCACGGTTAATTTTTCTAAATTAGAATTAGATGGTGTCCCACAATCATGGTTTGATTCCCATAATCAAATTGAAGGAACAACTGATATGTATAAACTTACTCTTTTACCTCATGATTATGTTACTATTTTAGATAATTGTGAATGTAGAGCAACTAGAAAAGAAATGGCAAGACTTGCATCACGTAAATGTTTAGAAGATAATTCGCCTATTTTTAAAGAAATTCTTGAATTAAGAGCATCACTTGCATTTAAACTTGGATATGACAATTTTGGTGATTATAATTGTGAATTAAATATTTTGTCGTCAAGTAAAGAAATTATGGATTTTGAAAATAATTTACATAGTATTTTAAAAGACCAATATGTCACTGATCTCAATGCAGTAAAACAATTTGCATATGAGCATGGATTTGATCAAAATGATTCATTCGAAAGTTATGATGTGAGATATTATGACAAATCATATAAAGAAACAACTTGTAATTTTGATTCCGAAGAAGTTCGAAAATATTTATCACTTGACAATGTTCTTGGTAAAATGTTTTCCATTTTTCAATCTATTCTTGGTTTATCTTTTATTAAATCTGATAATAATAATGTTTGGCATAGTAGTGTCCAATATTATCAAGTTATTGATTCAACAACTCTAGAAAATGTGGGTTATTTCTATCTAGATTTGTTTCCAAGAGAAGGTAAATTTAAACATTTTGCTATTTTCCCTTTGTCTGACGGATTTGAGTCTGTTAATAATCAATATTTTGATTCTGATAAAATTCCATCGGCCGGATGCATGGTTTGTAATTTCCCTGAAGGTGAAAGTCTTAAATTTGATGACGTTGTGACACTATTTCATGAATTTGGACATTTAATGCATTTATTATGTTCTGAAACTAAAATATCTAGCAATGGATCTTTTCATACCACTTTAGATTTTGTTGAAACTCCATCACAACTATTAGAATTTTGGTGTTATTCTCCTGAAGTTTTGAAATTTTTATCAAGTCATGTCGACACTGGTGAACCAATTTCTGATGAATTGATTACACGTCTCTATCAATCTCAAAAAATAAATAAATCTATTCATTATATTAATCAACTGTTTTATGGTTGTGTTGATATGAAAGTTCATTCTATGTCTCCTGAAGATATTAAAGATATCGATCCCGCCCAAATTTTTGCCGATATGAAGAAAGAATTTGTCGGATTTGATGGCTTTGATGGTAGTAATGGATTTAGTAGCTTTTCTCATCTTATTTCTGGATATGAAGCTGGTTATTACTCATATTTACGTTCAGAGGCTTACTCTGCTAACTTATATCATGCTGCATTCAAAGGTCATGAATTTGATAAAGAAGTTGGTATGAGATATAGAAATATCATTCTTTCAAAAGGTTCTTCAATATCTGAACGCATAACAATGAAAGAATTTGTTGGTGCTGATTTGGATGATAAATATTTTATTGACAGCTTAAAACCTGAAGAAAAACAAGATATAATTGATGATACTGAGGATGTAATAGATACAGAAATGCAATAGACACCGAAGATGTAATTGAAAATATTCAATATAATCACAATAATTAAACAAACAATATTTTTATATCTTGAGTTAAATTCAACAATATCATCTTTATTATTGAATGATACGATCATATGATAAACATAATCATCATCAATATGATCATATACAAGTCTTATGTAATATATCATTTTTCATTAGAATATAAAATTTAAAATTATCAAGTTATTTAATGTATTTCATGAATGCAATAATTAATATTTTAAACCATTGTTATAATATTTCATATAATAATATATATGACAGAAATAAAACAATGTGCATTTGTAAACATATCTTGTATTGATAAAAGATATGATGTATTAACAACTCAATATTATAATTATAAAGGATATTCTGAATCAACAAAAAATTATTATGTAATAACAACTGCTGGTTCATCTTTATGTTTGGGTTATTCTGACATATGTAAAAATATTTGTACGTCATCTTGTGAAACGTGTACAGGCAAATCATGTAATCCTGACAATATTGATATGAATATTTTAAAAGAATCACTTATTAAAAATATTGATATTTCATTAACTCTTGGTAATAACTGTGAATATTATTTATTAAATCATCAAGATTGTGGAGCAATGAAAGCATATATTAAATGCACTGGTTATCCAATGACACAAGGAAAAGATAATTCATTGGAAATTAAAATTAATGAAGAAGTTTTATTGTATGCTGCAAAATATTTATTGGAACGTTATCCTGACACTCCAGTAAAAACAGGTTTAATTGATACAAATGGAACTGTTTGTGATTTTAATCCAAAATTTAGAACTTGGGATCTTCAATACATCGGAACCGGTTCAGATCCAAAGGGATTATGGTTTGGAATGAATAATTGTCCAAATTAAATATTTTTCATTAACATTAAAAAAATTACAATAATATTTTTAATAAATTAATACTCAATGATTAACATGTTTTATTTTGTTCTTATTTATTAAATGACATAATTGTTCATGACAATAAAAATTTTAGTTATAAATATATACAAAATGTATTTCGAAAAATATCAAAAATACAAAAAAAATACATAGAGCTAAAAACAAGTATCAACAAAAATAATATGATTGGTGGAACCGCAAAGGAATTGTATGCAAAATATAAAGTTAGAGAATGGGATGTTGAACAATTTCTTTTTTATATAGGCGCGACATTTATCTTATATGGATTGCGCAATTGTTATATATGTCCATCTAATTTAACTGTTACAAGAATGTCACCGAATAAGATCAGTAATGTCAAAGGACTTTTACGTGAAATTTTTAATATATGATGACGATGAAAAAATATATACAAACAGGTTGTGCTATATTAATTCAACAGACCGGAGTTGAATTAAATTATGATGCACTTGATTTTGGTATTGACAAAGACCCACAAGTAAATGACATGGATAAAACATATCTAGGACAACAATTAGGATTTAGTATTTGTGGTGGTAATATTCAAAGTAATACACAAGTGAATATATATTTTGCAACAAGTGGACTTAATATTATGAATTTTTATTGTAATGAAGAAAACATCGAAACTCTTACCACAAAGTTGACAGCAAAATTAAAAGCCATGAAAGAAAATATAAATAAAAATAAGACTGAACGCCTTATGTTCATAACATCTGACGATCCAGACGGAGGTGTTTTCTTTTACTTGGTTACACAAAAAGACAATACTGATAAAAAAGATGATATTATAATTAAAATTTAAAAAGCATTAAATAAATTTATATAATATTATGATTTTTTATAGTACATCGCACGGATTCATAGTATTTTTGCGCAATTTGTGTATATTTTACGCAGTAAAATGTATACAAATATGCACAATGTGTGTAAAGTCCTTTCAATACATTATAATTATACAAGTCATTACTTGTGCCTGTACCTGTGTCAAATTCAATAGTTTCTTTATTTATAGCATTAATAATGAAACAATTATGTGATAACAGTAATCGTCATCACCATAATCAAAAATAAATCGTGAGTAATATGACATTGTAACAATTGATAAATAATATTGTCAGTTTCATTAGTTTAATATATTGTCAAATTAAATAAATAATCAATTTTATTAATATTTAAAAAAACAATAAAATTTTTAATAAATTAATTTTTATAAAATTAAAACGTTGATATAAATTTTAATCACATTTTTCAAAAGAAATAATTAAATTTATTTTTTCACAATTTTTTTCAAAAAATATTTTTTCTTTAATTTTTTCATCATATTCGAAAATATCCATTTTAACAATTTTATTAATATTATTTAACATTTCTTCATCAAATTCATATTTTGGAGTTCCTTTCCAATATACATTAATTTTATTCCATGGATGTAATTCTGCTTCTTTTCTCATTCTTTGGACACTTGTAGAGAATAGTTTTCCATAATATAATTTATCCATTTTTTCATCATGTTTTGTGTTTGCAAGTATGAATACTTTATTACTATTAATAATAATTTCTTCCATTTTAATATCATTTGAATTCATGTTTTCATCATTACTCTCATCTATTTTGATATCGTAATTAACATTAAATTCATTAATAGTTACTTCAAATTGATTTAAAGATCCACAAAGTAATATTTCTTCTAATTCGAGTTGAGTTTTATTAGTTAATTCATCAAAAGTATTTTTAATTTCTTTTCCAAATTTTCTAAAAAAGAATGATTTTACTGGAACAAGAGTTTTTGTAATATTTATTTGTGTTTCATCGGCTCGACAAATAGATTGAGTATTACATTCTTCATTAATATAATCAAAATAGCCTTTAATTTCATTATAGGTCAATTCATTCATCATTAAATACACATGTTGAATAGGTTTTTTAGCATTAATATTATTTTTTGATCTTAATTTATAAATGCCGAGAATTATTTCATAAATCATGTCAAACTTATTTCCTAACACAAGTTGATCTGGTTCTAGAATGGGATATTCACCATATTGATACAAGTGAATTGATTCTTCATCAAGTTCATCAAATTGTTCAGAACTATATAATTTACAGATTTTGTTCAATTCTAAATTGATTGCTTCACTGAAAAATGGGATAATTGCTTTGAAATCATTAGAAATAAATCTAAATATAAAATACAATGTACTCAAAGCTTCTTTACAATTTTCATCACCATCATGACCTTTAAAAATGTATCTACCAATTTTAATAAATCCATTATTTAGATCTTCAATAATTTTATACAGAACGTCAACCGCATGTCTTAGATCATAATTATTCATAAATTTAAAATAATCATCTCTATATTTTTTATATCTTTGTAAAAACCATAAATTAATTGGATGTTTAAATGTTTTGTAAATATTATTATTTAATATATTTGTTAATGGTTGTTTATTTTTTTGCTCATAATATAATTTTGTATATTCTTGAAAAAATTTTAATGATCCATTTTTAACTTTAATTATAATATCTTTCATTGCCGTAAATACTCCATTTTCATTGAATTTTAATGATTCTGCTGCACTCACTTGAGATCCTAATAAATATAGTCTTAAACAATCAGAAGTGTATTTTTCAATGATTTTTTTAGGATCCGGATAATTCTGTAATCTTTTTGACATTTTTTCTCCATTTTCTGCTAATATAATTCCATTGACAATCACATTTTTAAAGGGAATCATGTCAAAGAGCGATGCTGATAGAACAAGGAGTGTGTAAAACCATCCTCTTGTTTGATCTAGGCCCTCTGCAATAAAATCAGCTGGTAAAATTTTATGAATACAATCATCTTTTGTCTTAATAAATGGATGATTAGACTTGTTGTATTGTATTCCAAGTTCTGAATTTCTTAAAATATTTACAATCCCTACATTTCCTAGAGATCCATATGGCATTGATCCTGATTCGAACCAACAATCAAACACAGGTGTAATTCGTTTATATTCCTTTCCATTTTTAATTATTATTAATTTATCGATATGATCTCTATGTAAATTATCAATTGAATTTTCTTTAATATTTAATAGTTTTTCAAGCTCATATGATGATGAAACACAGATTTCGTCCCCATCTTCAGATTTCCAAATTGGAATAGGAGTTCCCCAAAATCGATTTCTACTGACACACCAATCTCTTGTGTTTCCAATCCATGATGCAAATCTATTCTCACCAACACTCTTTGGAAACCAATTAATCTCTTTGTTCAAATCTGTAAGCTTCTCTCGCATGTCTTCAACACAAATAAAATGAGAAGAAACGGCTCTATAAATTAATGGAGTATCAGATCTCCAACAAAAAGGATAATTATGTTTAATAGTTCTTTTTTCATAATATAAATTTTTTTCTTTTAATTTAATAATAATCCATGTATTAAAATCACGATCTTTTTTATTATTAAAATTTTTATAAAATAAACCTTTTACTTCTGGAATATCATTTGTAATGTATCCATTTGTGTCAAGAGGAATAAATAATTTTGTGTCTTTTTGTATAATTTTTTCTTTTAAACATAGTTCATAATCATCTGCTCCGAAACTCGGACTAATATGAACAATTCCTGTTCCTGACGCATTTGTAACAAAGTCTGCGTGAACTATTTTATAATTATTATGTAATGTGTTGAATGCAAATAATGGTTCATATTTAAATCCTAATAAATATTCACCTAGCACGGTTACGTTAACTCGATATTCTTTATTTTTTAAAACATCTTTAATTAAACTTTCTTCAATTAATAGTTGTTCGTTTTCATTTTCATTTAATGTAATAATTGAATAATTAAAGTTTTTATTAATTGCAAGTAAATAATTACTTGGTAGTGTCCATGGAGTTGTTGTCCATACTAAAATTTTTAAATTATTAATTTCAATTCCTTTTAAAATTTCATCATCATCAATTATATTTACTTTAAAAAATAGTGAATCATCATTGATTTCTTTATAATTTTGTTGTGTTTCAAAGTTTGATAATGGTGTTCCGCATGTTGTTGAATAGGGCATTATTTTAACTCCTTCATAAACTCTATTTTTTTTATATAGTTCAGAAAATACCCACCAAACAGAATTCATAAAATCTTTTGACATTGTTGTATATCCATTGTCAAAATCAACCCATCTTCCTAATCTTGTCATAATTTCTTTCCATTGATCTTTGCAAGATAATACAATATTTTCACATTCTCTGTTATAATTTCCAATTCCAAAATCAAGTACTTCCTGTGTTGTTTTAATTCCTAATTTTTTTTCAATCTCATATTCAATTGGTAATCCATGGCAATCTACACCTGAGATTCTTGGTACGTGATATCCATTTGAACATTGATGTCTTGTTATTGAATCTTTAATAAATCCAGCCAGAATGTGCCCATAATGAGGTAATCCAGTCATAAATGGTGGTCCATCATAAAAATGATATATTTCTTTATTCTTGTTTTGATTTAATTGTTCCTCAAACACATTGTTATCCTTCCAAAACTTGCAAATGTCAGTTTCTTCCATATTTGTATGTTATTAGTGTATTGTTTTAATATTATACTTGTATCATTATTTTTTTCATTTTTTATTAAAAATTGACTTATTTAATCATATTGATTAAAATAATAAAATTATAGTATTATAAATGATACATAATTTATGCCTTATTGGTATAATTATTTTTGTAATTATATTTAATTATAATTTGCAAGCAGAATATTAAAATCAAAAAAAAATATTTATATCATAAAAATATATTGATTGATTTATGTTTTAGCTTTATTATAAAATTAATATATTCATCAATATTTATTAGTATTGGATTTGTATTGATTTGTATTTTTTATCAAATTGAATATGAACTTTTTATCGCAATATTACAAAAATGTCCAAATTTTGAGTTGATATTTGGACTAATTTTGTTGATTTTAATATTTGTTGCCTTCCAGATTGTATTTTTAAATATAGCAAAAAATGCAGCCATAGTAATGTAAATATAAAAAATTGAATTATTTTATTGTTTAATATTAAATTAAATAAAACACTCTTATTATACATAATAACTTATGAATACAATGAGTGCTCGCATTATTAGCCAAATGATTGATTATCACGATGATTATTCTTCTCCTAATGATATGGATGGTTCACATCATGTCGCTTCATTGATTGTGGCCAAAGGGCAAAAAAAACAATATCTTATACGACAATAATATTAACAGAACATTTGGACTTAGTTCCGCAAAACCAAGATATAATAATAAAGGAATTTCAACACATGCCGAAATTGAAGTTGTTGGAAAATTATCAAGAAAAATGGTTATACATCATAAAAAAAAATTAACTGCTGATTTATATGTAATTAAAGTTGGACCAGAGGGTAAATTAAAAAATTCAACTCCATGTAAACATTGTTGTTTAGAATTATATAAAAATAAAAAAATTAATATTAAAAAGATTTACTTTTCAAATAAGGATGGTGATATTGAATGTCACTATTTTAAAGAATGGTGTGAAAATAATGACCATTATACTAGTTATGGATGGAGTCATTTAAGATGTTAAAATTTATTTATAAAAATTGTATTAAATTACAAAAAATTTATTTATTATTAAATCAAATATATCAATATTTTTTGTTTCTGATGCAACCTGCAACAGTTGCGATTTTATTGTATCTGTAATATCACAATGCCTTGTCATATTAATTATAACTTTTAAGCATTTTACAGCATTTACTTTAATTGTTTCAAATAATAATTCATTTTTATCAAAATTTACATATAATAAAAGTACATATAAATTAAAATCAAAATCTTGTCCAATTATGTATTTTAACGCTCTGTGAACTTCTTCTGTTTCATTATTCAATTCTCTTGGACAATTACTGCAATTAACATATTCAAGCATATATGGATTTTTTTGTTTTAAAGCATACCAAAAACAATTGTTGTCATATTCTGCACCAGTATTTATCACAAATTTCAAACATTCAATATGACCATTATAAATTATTCCTGGCACAACATCATTTTTAATTTTAAATTCTGGATTTCTATTTTTCATTATATTGTAAATTAATTTTAATGATTTTAAATTTCCTGTGCCTCCCAATACACCTTCTAACATATTTTCTCCAATATAATATATATTTGAATATTCTTTTGATAAAAACTCAATACATTCATAATGACCTCCTTTTGCAATATTTATTAGATCATAATCACTTAATCGCACATCGTTCGAACCTTGTACATATTTTTTTAATAAATTTGTTAATCCAAACATGGAAACTAAACTAATTGTTTTATATATGTGTTGGGATGATTTATTTTCAAAATTAATTATTTGGAAATATTTTCTATTCTCTAATATCTTATCAAATAAATATTCAATAATATCTTCATCATCATAATTAATATCTATTTCTTTTAATTGAATACCTGTAATTGATTTATTACTTGATTTTATTATTTCAAATAAATCATTAAAATCAAGCACTCCATGTCTCACAAACCCAACGTACTTTACAATTTGAATTATCTCCATAGTTAAAATATTATGTTTCTAGCTTATTTTATTCATTATAAATTTTATTCAATTTTTTGTATCAACTTTTAACGAAAAATTGATATTTTTTTATATTAATATTCATAATTAACATCATATGCTTTGATCATGATCAGCAATAATTTCGTATTTATTACATTAATTACTCTTTTAATCTGCGGACATGTATTCATTTACAAAGATATTTTTAACACAGTACTAATTATTAATAATAATATTAAGGCATTTTCTGAATGTTACGGCATTTTCTGGCTATCTGTACTTGACGTCATATTTTCAGTTTCAATATTATTTCAAATTTTTAAATATTTCTTTCATCAAAAAATTATATTAATTATTATTGAAATTATGTTTCATTCTGCTATATCATTAATGCTATTATGTTTAACATATGCTATTACTGAATATATTGATAATGATGGAGATGATATTTGTATGTATCGATATTTTGACTATTATCCTGATTTGTACGATGAATTTGAAGATAATTATAACAAATTATTAATGTTCGTCACATTTTGGTTGATAATTCTTATTGCTTCTATTGAATCTTATATTTACAACACTGAACACAAACGTGATTAAAAATTGACATTAAAAATGCTTGGAAAGTATTAAAATAATTAATTAATATCACTCAAATTGTTTTTAAAAATGGCTTCATCTAATCTAACCAAGGGATGTCTTTTTGTCGTTTCGATTCTTATCTCACTATTGATTATTGCTGTTGGAATATATGATGCCTGGGTCGTTGACACTAATGGTAGTGCTAAACCTGAATGTTGGCAACTTTGGCCCAATGCTCTCGTAAATAGCATATTAAATTTTCTCTTTTGATTTATTTCATTAATTGCATCATTCACAATTTTTGAAACTGAAGCAGGATTTGGCAATTGTATTGGAATTTGTACCGTTCTTGCTATATATCATATTTGGACGATGGTTATTAACGAAAATATTACGGACAAATGCGCACAAATGTATCAAGATGATTATCCTCATCTGTGGGATTCTTTTAAATTAGAAGTTGGAATGTTTTACTTTTATGTTACTTTACTTGGATTATTAATCCTTTGTTCATTAATTGGATGTTGTTTTTTGTGTTGTAAACCAGATGCACCTTCAAAAAAATTGAACGAACTAAACACTCATTTGAATAATATTGAGGCACGACATACAATTCGTCAAGCGGTATTAGTTAATGACAATAATGTTTGAATAATTAATTAAAAAATCTTAAATAAACAATTGTGTTAATAATAAATATGCAAGTTGAAATTAATAAAAAAAAATTCATAGTTAATTCACAAGAGTTTAACACTTTAAAAAGTAATGAATTTTGTAACTTAAAAATTTTAAAAAATCTTTCTGAATATGAGAGATTATCATGTTTCTTTAATAAATTATCAAATATTAAAAATAATAATGATTTATATATAATAAATGCAACCCATGGGGGATATATTTCTATTGAATGTTCAACATCATTTGATTATGTTTATTTATTAAACACAGATGAATTACATAAAAATAATATTACACAAAATATTAATACTTTTCAAATTAAAAACATTATTTTAAAATCAGTGACTAATTTTAACAATGAAAAAGAAGAATCAAATAAAATAATGTTCATTGAAATATTTGATGACGAATCCAATAAAATTATTAATAAAATTAGTCCTAATATTTTAATTGCAAATTATGATTCAAATAACTGTTTTAATAATATATTTAAATGCAAATATAAATTAAAATACACCGATTATTTTATTTATTTACAAACTGATACTGATTTTTTAGAATATTTTAAAAATAATATTGAAGATGATAATGTTGTCAATTATGATAATTTAATTAATTTGTGTATTATGGTTAAAAATGGTGGAGAACAATTTGAAGAAATGCTTCAACAAAATTTACCTATTATTGACAGATGGACAATTCTTGATACTGGTAGCACTGATGGAACAATTGACGTAATTAATAAAGTTCTTAATAAAAAAAATGGTATCTTATATCAAGAAGAATTTATTAATTTTAGAGACAGTCGAAATCGATTATTGGATTTGGCAGGCACCAATTGTAAATTTAATGTTGTTTTTGATGATACGTATGTAATTATTGGAGACTTGAGAAATTTTTTACAAATAGTCAGAGGAGATCAAAAATCAGATTCATTTACGATTAATATAAAATCTGACGATGTTGTGTATGGATCAAATAGAATTCTTAAATCTGTAAATTCTAATTTAAGATATAAATATCGAATTCATGAAGTTATTAATGAAGATAATAATTTTAATACATGTATTCCTGCAACTACGTGTTTTATTGAAGATAGAAATTTTGATTATATGAGAACAAGAACAAATGAAAGACATGAACTCGATTTGAAATTATTAGATGAAGAACTTAATGATAATATATTCAACCCAAGAACATATTATTATCTTGGTCAAACACATAAATTAATGGGTAATTTTGAACAAGCGCTATTTTATTATTTAAAAAGAGCAGAATTTGTTAACTCTGGCTTTAGAGATGAACTTGTTGATGCATTATTTGAAGCATCCAGAATTGCTAATTTTAATTTAAAAAAGCCATGGGAAACATGTTTAGAATTATACAATAGATGTTATGAAGCAGATAATAAAAGACCAGAATCATTGTATTTTATTGGAATTCATTATTATTTGGAAAATGATTTTAACACATCATACAATTTTTTTAAAAAAGCATTTGAAATTGGATTACCAACTCATACACAATATTCATTAAAACCAATATTAACACATTATTTTATACCTAAATTTTTAGTAAAAAACTGTTATTATGTCAATGATTATAAATTAGGATTTGACTCATCTCTTTATTTTCTAAACAATAATAAACCGGAATCGGATGATTATTATGAAATTTTATCATGGCACAAAATATTTGATAAATTACTCAAATATAATGGTGAAAAAATAATTAAAAATACATTTAATAAGCCTGTCTTAATATTTTGTTGTGATGGTGGATTTGAACCTTGGACTGGATCAGACATATTAGTAAAAGGAGTTGGTGGATCAGAAACATACATTATAGAAATGGCAAGGTTTATTCAAGCGAATAATATATTTAAAACTATTGTTTTTTGTAATACTCCCAATAAAAAAGATGAAATCTTTGAAAATACTCTATATACTCACATTGACAATTATTATGAATTTATTAATACTACGTGTGTCCATACATGCCTAATAAGTAGATTTTCTGAATATTTACCAGTTACAAATAAAAGCTTTGTTGAAAATATTTATTTAATGTTACATGATCTGTCTGCCAGTGGAAACGTAATTCCGTTAAATAATAAATTAAAAAATATATTTTGTTTAACTGAATGGCATTGTTCATATTTTACGAACATGTTTCCAAATTTAAAAAATATTACTGTTCCATTTAACAATGGCACATCATTTAAATTTGATAATAACATTAAAAAAATTCCATTTAAATTTATTTATTCATCATTTCCAGACAGAGGACTTTTACCATTACTTGAAATGTGGCCTCAAATACATAATAAAGAACCTAAATCAACTTTACATATTTATTGTAATTTAAATAAACAATGGATTAATCCACTTGAACATAATACAATTGATAAAATTAATAGTTTAATTGAAATATATACTAACGATTCTGCAATTGACGATTATAATATAGGAATTTTTAATCATGGATGGGTAACAAAACAAGAACTTGAACACTCATGGCAATCATCTGACTTTTGGTTTTATCCATGCACATTTCAAGAAACATTTTGTATTACTGCTCTTGAAGCTGCTATTACAAAAACATTTGTTATTACTAATGGTCTTGCTGGTCTTGCAGACACTGTTGCTGATAGAGGAATAACAATTTATGGTGATCCTAATCAAACTGAATGGAAAAATGTTGCTTTAGAACAAATTTTTTATTATTTCGATTCTAAAAATATAAATCAAAAAAATTCTTTAATTGATAAAAATTATGAATGGGCTAAAAATTTAACTTGGAATGCTAGAGCTGGTGATTTTATTTATAATTATCTGTTAAAAAATAATCTTGAATACAAAGAAATTTATAATTGGACTAATAATACAAATGATAATGATGTCATGTTCAAAGTAATAAATTATTTCAAGCAAAATCACAATGACATGTCATCACTTGTTAAATATAATATTTTAGAAATTGGTACTCACACTGGTATATCATTACTTAATTTTATAAAAAATATAAATAACTCAATTGGATTTGGAATTGATGATTTACATAATAATTCAGATATTATAAAATCATTTAATAATAATCTTAATATTATTAGTGATGTAAATAATAATTCTTTGCAAAATAGAATTACATATTTTGATATGAATATTTTTAAATCAATGACATATTTTAATAATAATAATAATATTTTTCATTTCATATTTGTCGCTAAAATTGATTGTTTAAATGAACTCTATTTGAACTTAAATCTATCTTGGAATCTATTAAATATTAATGGAATTTTGGGAATTAATTATCCTTCTGAAGATTTATCAAATAATGAATATAAAAATATTATTAATTTATTTATTGAAAAATTTAAATGCAATATTATACATAATGAATCAATGATATTTTTAGAAAAATTGAATTAATGTTAACTTAATTGCATTAACTAAAACAAACTTAATATAATTATACCAACCGGAGCTGTAAATTTAGGTGCATTTCGCACATTTTTAGGATTTTCTATTTTTGAAATCGTAACTCTTATTAATAATAAATATGCAATTAATAAATGCTGGCTTATTTGGCCTAACATATTATTTTGTTGTATTGGAAATTTTATTTTATTATTTTTAATGATATACTCACGTATACTTAATCCTGAATTAAAAAAATTACGTGATGTTCTTAAAACTATCATTTTATTTTTTCTGTCAATTTTATATTCAGTTTGGACTGTATATATTAATTATAATATCACAACCACTTGTTATGATGAATATAAAGGTGTTAATAAATATTTATTAAATGCATTAAGATTTGAAATTGGATTATTTTATACGAAAATTATAATTTTTATTGTAAATATTTCCATTGTGCTTGAAATTTGTGTTAATAATTTACCATCTTTAAAAACAAAATTAATTAATAATGATGATTGTAACAATAATAATAAAAATACTGATAATAAGGATAAAAATGATTTCTTTTTTAATTTTTTGTGTTTATTTTATCTTATGGACATTGACGATTTTAATAATTCACAAATAACTGATGATTCAAATAATCATCATTCAAATCATCACTCAACAAATCATCATTCAAATCATCACTCAACAAATCATCATTCAAGTCATCATAATACTGAAGGTCACCATTTTTAATTTTAATAAATAAACAACAGATAAAAATTGATTATTAATTAATTTGATATACTTTATTTACTTTTGAATTAACTTATTAAATATAGTAATGTTTTTATGACAATTTGTTTTGTTAATTCAATATCAACATTTGTTTTTGGAGGATTTTTAGTTTATGAATTCATTACTATAATTTTAAATTTAGATGCAGCATCATATTGTTGGTTATTATTTCCAAATGCATTATTTAATTGTATTGGAAATATTATTATGACAACATTAATGTTTTATTATGAGTTACCAAATCCATATTCGAACAAAGATTCTGACATTAAAAAAACATTAATATTGTATTTTTTGTTTGGAATTTATTCTGGCTGGACACTGTATATTAATTATAATATCAGTGACAGCTGTATTGAAAAATATCAAAGAAATAATTTTTACGCTTTACTTGATGTGTTGACATATGAAACAAGATTATTTTTCTTAAAAGTATCTGTATTAATTTTTGCAATACTGTTGGCAGGTAATCGTTACCGACAGACGCAAATATTACCCATTTAATTAAATTTTTAAAAATATTAAGACATTAATATTAATGTATTAAATTATTTATTTATTTATTTATTTATTTATTTATTTATTTATTTATTTATTTAAATATTTGTAAGGACCATCACCTTTCAATTCTGATGTTTCTTTACTTGGTTCGACATCAATTTCCATTCGTTTTCCCATCACAATCCAATAAAATTCACCATTAGCACCATTAGTACTATATACAGTAAAACAACCATTATTAACTTTTGATGTACATAATTGTGGAACGGCACCACCAGTGACAATAGGAGTTAATTGAATAGTAAAATCGTTTGCTAAATTTTTTACATATGATGGTAAATTAACAGCAACATTTAAACCATTTGTTATTTTACTTGATCCACGATAATAAACACCACCCTCAGGACCTTCCAAACAAGCATGAACAAGATATTTAGAAGAATCATCTGGATGATCAATAACAAAAGTTTTTGCAGAATTATAAACTTCATTAGTTCCAGTGTCATATCCTAATAGTTGAGCATTTGTATTTGAATTATTTCTAATAGGATTCACATAAAATGAATCTGCACTTCCATTAACTATTAAACCAGAAGCATTTAAAATTATTGAATTTTGACCTTGATTAGTTTGTCCTGCATATGCACCAATTGCGATTGCCAATGTACCTTGATTATCTCTGCCAGCACCTGTACCAATTGCGATACAACTTGTTCCTTGATTACTTGATCCAGTGTTAGTGCCGATTGCTATTGCAGATTCACGTTGATTTGTTTGTCCAGCTTGAGAACCAATTGCAACTCCATATTGTTGTTGATAATAACCACCCGCTAAATAACCCATAGCACATGCAAAAATTCCTTGATTTGTATATGCAGATGCGTCACCAATTGAAGTTGCGTGATCACCTTGATTATAATATCCAGAACTATTTCCAACTGCAACTGTATTAGTACCTTGATTTTTATATCCCGCATTTACTCCAAATGCAGACGCATATTGTCCTTGATTTGTATATCCAGCATTTTGACCAATAGCTATGGCATTTGCTGCCTGAGTATTTGCACCTGCATTAAAACCAATTGCAACACCACTTGCACCTTGATTTGTTTGTCCAGCATTTTGACCAATTGCAATACCATTTGATGCCTGAGTATTTCCACCTGCATTCAAACCAATTGCAATCGCCCAACTTCCTTGATTTGTGAAAGCAGCAAATGCACCTACTGCAACTGCATAATCTCCTTGATTATAATATCCAGACGCATCACCAACTGCAGTTGCATGCATTCCCTGATTTGTATATCCGGAATTAGCACCAATCGCAACTGCAGCTATTCCTTGATCAATATTTCCAGCATTCACACCAACTGCAATCGCATAACTTCCTTGATCTGTTTGACCAGCACCTGCAGCAACTGCAACTGCATTTGTGCCTTGATTTTGATTTCCAGCAGAATTACCAACGGCAACTGCATTAATATTTTGATTTTGATACCCAGAGTTAATACCAACAGCAACTGCATTTGTTCCTTGATTTGTTTGACCTGCATTTACACCAACTCCAACTGCATTTTGATGTTGATTATAATATCCAGAACTATTTCCAACTGCAACTGTATTAGTACCTTGATTTTTATATCCCGCATTTACTCCAAATGCAGACGCATATTGTCCTTGATTTGTATATCCCGCAGATTCACCAACAGCAACCGCATATTTTTTTTGATTATCATATCCTGCATTTGATCCCATTGCTATTGCATATTGTCCTTGATTTGTCCATCCTGAGCTTGATCCCATTGCAACTGCATATTGTTGTTGATTATTATTTCCTGCATTTGTACCAACGGCAGTTGCTGATGTACCTTGATTTGTCCATCCCGAGTGTGATCCCATTGCAACTGCATATTGTCCTTGATTTATGTGTCCAGCCCATGCACCAACTGCAACTGCATATTGTCCTTGATTTATGTGTCCAGCCCATGCACCAACTGCAACTGCCTGTTGTTTTTGATTTTTAACTCCAGAATTTACACCAACTGCTATTGTGTTATTTCCTTGATTATTATTTCCTGCATTTGTACCAACTGCCGTTGCTGATGTACTTTGATTCTTATTTCCTGCACCTGAACCAACAGCAGTTGCCCATTGGTGTTGATTATTACTTCCAGCACCAAAACCGACTGCAGTTGCATACGTTCCTTGATTTGTTTGTCCAGAATTTGAACCAACCGCAACTGAATTTTGTTCTTGATCAAAATTACCTGCTTTGTAACCAACTGCAACACTATTTGATCCTTGAAATTTTTCACCACAATATGCCCCAACTGCAACACAACGAGCATGCTGCTTAATTGCTCCGGCACGCTTTCCAATTGAAACCGATTCAAATCCAACACCGGCATTATTTCCAATTCCTGTTCCATCCCCAGTTAATATAATATTATTGACCGTTAATGTTTGTATGGTTGCGGTCTTTAATGTCATTGCATTTCCTTTACCATGTTTAAATGTATTTACACTTGAGTTTGCATTAATTGCTTTTAAATTAGCAACATTAATATGTGATTTTCTTGGTATATTATCGCCCATTATATAAATGCTTGTTTAATATTTTTTTTATGTATATTAATTTAATTTTAATTAAAGTATCAAATTTAATATGTTGTCAATATTTAAACTAGGAGAAAATGTATTATTGACGGTTAAATCATAATTAGTAAAATTATCAAGTTCAATTTCTGAAATATGTGAATTTATTTTTTTATTTTGTCCGTTGTTGTTATTATTATTGTTATTTTCTTTAATTATTTCTGGACTTATTCTAATCACTATTCCTCCCATTTTTTTTATAAATTCTATTTCATTTTTAAATCTAACATCTGTTATAATAAATATGTCTTTTTTTTTGTTGTATGATTTTTCATATAAATTTAAAATTCTTAAATGTAAACTATTTATCCAAATTTGTTCATCATTTACTCTTTCTTCAGCATGATTTTGTAATTTTATTCTAATTGGAATCGGTTTTATATTAAATACTAAATTGTAAATATTTTCAATTCCAAGTGTATTTTTTACCAACGGATATTTTTTATTAAATGATATTAACGATGCCATAAAATTACATGGTGTTCTAAATAATGTTCTAAAATATGTCATTATATGACCAAATGGATAATTATTATTCCAATAATTATTTAAAATATTTAATAGACCATTATTATACAAATCGTCTTCACTTTTTAATATTTCATAATTTATAATTTCATTTGTTACTATATGTGTTCTGCATGCAATTTCATATTTTATTTGATCAGCAAATGCTATTGAATGAATTGTATAACCCATGTCATATAATTTTTGTGCTAAAATCTTTTCTCCAATATAATTTTTACCAGAGCCCATTTTCCCACTAAATCCAATTATATTTACTTTTAATTCTGCCATATTGAACGTATTATTACTATTTAATACATCATTAAATTTTCAATTTTTAATAAAACAATATTTATTAAATATTCAACTATTTTTCCAATTCACATAATTCTCAACTTTATCAAACATTTGTGCCACAATGTTTTTTTGCTCTTCTAATTTTATTGTATTTGATATATTCATTCCTTTGTTGTCTTTATCTATTTTTAAATATTCTCTCTCGTCTTCACTACTTATATCACTTTTATTTTCATTTTCATTTTCATTTTCATTTTTGACAGATGTTTGTTTAATAACATTATTTATTATTTGTGAAAAATTATGTTTGTCATTGACATTTTTCTTATTTTTGCGTTGTTCATTATAAATGTCAACAATAGATTTATTTTCATAAAAAAATGTTTTCATAATTCCAGCAACTTCATCATGTTCAAGTTTGTAAGATGATTTATAATCGTAATGACATTGATTGTTGACTAATGAATTTAAATATTCTTCACCAATAGAAAAATTATCTAAAATATCAAATCTCATAAGTTTGCCGCCAATTTTTCGAATAAATTTTAAATCATAAAAATTTTTAACATCATCAATAATAAAAATGACTTTATCTTTGTCATAAGAATTATTTAATATATTTAAAATTTTTACATATAATAATTCACATTTTATAAAATAATTTTTTTGTTCTTCTTGTAAATTGTGTGCTGACAATATTTGATTTATTTCAGATAAATTATCATAAAATAATGAATTAAATATTGATTCGCAATCACCAATTGAATTTCTAATTGAAACATCAATATTATTAGTACTTATTTTTTTAAATTATATTTTTCAAAATCAAATTTTAATGGAACACAACATGATAGTAAAGATATTGATTTATTAAAACATATGCTAAAATATCTTAATATTGATGTTACTGGATATACTTTATTAAATATTTTATAAATAACAGTAAATAAGCCATCATTCCAAATTGAATCATAATATTTTATAATTTGATTGTTTTTAATAGAACTGATAAGGGATTGTTTATTATTTATTAGATAATAAAATTTTAGCTCATCAGTCATTTTTAATAAATGCACATCAAAATTATTTTTACAAAAAAAATTTCCTATTATTTCTTTGCCAACATAATTATTATAAGAATTATCATTTCCACAAATACTTATAATATTTGGCCTTGTCAACAAGGATTTAATCATATTTAATTTTTTATAGTAGCACGTTTTAAATTTAATTTAATTTTAATTATATAATTATATGAATAAAAAAATTATACTGTTTGATGTTGATGGAACTATAACTGAATCTGGTGAAATTATCAATGATTCAATGAAACATTTAATACAAAATATTTCTAAATATTATGATGTTGGCATAGTCGGTGGCGGAAAATTAGATAAAATATTATTTCAAATGAAAGATTTATATTTTAATCATTATTTTACAGAATGTGGTTGTGTTTATTATATCAATAATTCCAATGATAATATTTCACTAAAAAATATATATACACTTAATATTCGAGAACATAAATTATATAATAAAATAAATATTCTTGTAAAAACTGCGCTGCAATTTATTTCTCAAGTTGATTACACAATTTCTGGGAATTTTATTGATTTGAGAAATGGAATGATATATATATCTTTAATCGGAATGGATGCAAATAAAGATGAACGAAAAATGTTTATTGAAAAAAATAATACATTTGATTATAGAAAAAAATTATTAAATGTTTTAATTAAAGTTGCAATGGAACTTGACATTGTAAATGATGTTACCATTTGTGAAGGAGGAAGTGTAGGATTAGCAATTTATCCAACAGAAAACGATAAAATTCAGGTTTTAGAGCATATAAAAAATAAATATGATGAAATTCATTATTTTGGTGATAAATACACTGAAAATGGTAATGATTATAAAATAATTAATAATGCTAATGTTGTTGGTCATTCTATAAATAATGTTGGTGAAACTATGCATATTCTTTGGGACATGCTCAGTGAGCATATTGTTTAACTTTATTTTCCACATTGATTGGTGGAATCCATTCTGAACGAGCTTTGTCAGAAAACAAAATATCATTAGTATAAAATTTGTTAAAATAAGATCCATAGTGTATCATTTTATGATTTTTATACAAATTTTCAAAATTTTCATATTTATGCTCAGTTTTTAATTCTTGTAATACTTCAAGCCAAAATCGTGTCAATGTGTAATTCCATAAATGTTCGTGACCAATTCTTGTTTTATATTTAATCCATTTTTCACACAACCATGAATCTTTTTTAATTGTGTCTTCATAACCAAATATTTTTAAACTAAGAAATACAATTCTCAATCTTCCATAATGATCCCAAAATCGTATTGGCAACTCGGTATCATTAAATGCTTTTACAAACGATTTATCAGAACAATTAACTGAATTTATTTCAAATTTATTTATTTTATTCATTTTTAAACGCCTTACAAATAAATCGGTTTGGCTGCTTGTATTATTATTAATATTAATATTAATAAATTCTAAATGTTTAATTTGTTGGTTTTTAAATGCATTTTCATGTTTATTTTTGCTTAATTTTTCTTGCACAATTGAAATTGTAACTTTTTCGTTGGAATATTTTGTTGACAATTCTTTTAATAATTTAATATTGTCAAACAAAGACACTTGTTTATTATTTGAAACCAACTCATCATTACAAAAATATAAATTAAAACATTCAAAACTATAAAGTTTTTCTTTATGTTCATACCATTTCATACCATTTCATTGCACATATCATTTGTTCTGGAACTCCATATTTCATTGATGATCTTGTTCCTAAATATTTTAAAATTTTATTATTTTTTTCATTTTCCATTAAAACGATCACATTATACAAATTCTCATCCATTATAATAAATGTAAACGTTTAATTTTAATTAATTTATTAAAAATTGATAAATAAATGTTAAATATGTATTAATAACACAATACCATCATAATGAGTGATAATTTTCTTGTATTTAAAACAGATATTGAAGAAGCTATAACATCACCAATTCATGAAAGTGAGTCATATAATAGTATTATTCTTAACGACACTGGCAGATCAATAAGTTCAGAATCTGGTGGTAAACAATCAACAAATAATTTATGCAAAAAAATATGCGGTAACACAATTTGTAAATATTTATGCAATCCAGTATATTGGCTTGGGGGAGCAATTTTAATTGGAATTTCATGTATTTTGTACATGATAATTTATATTTTAGTCACTAACAATTAAATTTATAAATTTGGTTGAATAATATTTTCTTTTGCGTGTTCAGAAAAAATACATTCAGATGAATAAAATTTTTTGTAATAATATTCATTTTTTATGAAAGAATATTTTTCACATAAATTTTCAAAATTATTATATTTATATTTATATCTGCATTTGCATTTTAATTTTTGCAATATATTTAACCAAAATGCAAATAACGTGTAATTCCATGTTAAAGGTTGTTTGATGTGTTTAATGTATTTTTTCCATAAACAATGTAACAGAGACGTGTTTGAAATTAATGCTTTTGAATCATTTGATAATAAATAACTGTGCATTATTCGAAGTTTACCATAATGATTCCATATTCTTATTGGTAAATTTAATGACTCAAATTCTTTAATTAATGCTTCATCAGAGTAATTAATTTCGTTTAAATTAAATAATTTAATCGTTTTATTTGATAACTCATCAACAAATATTTTTATAGGATTTTCTTCGTGTTCGTCGTCAACATTAATGTATTTAATATTGACTCCATCGTTTCTAATAACTGATATTGTTAGTGGACAATTTTTACTTTGATTATATTTTTCTAAAAAATCATTTCTAATTAATTCTCTTAAAGTGCATGCAAATTTAAAATATTTATATTTATTTTTATTTTTGGTAACATCAAAAAGAATTAATATTGGTGCATTATAATTATTATTTATTATAACTCTCAAAATATGTTTAATTTTAATATTAATTTTTTCTAAGACTATTATTATGCCATCCCTTGATAATATATTTTTTTTAATTAATTTGTCATCATAGTTCGAAATATTAAAAACATCAAAATTAAATATATTTTTATTAAATTTATTGTTATCAGTTGATAGATTTTTATTGTTTTTTTTGATGGACTTTGTAATTTTGATGGACTCGTTAATGAATTTGTTGAATTAAATTGATATTTATTGAATAATATTTTTGTTGGACTTGTTTTTAATTGCATTATATTTGGTAATTGTTTCAGACTCATTAATATTTTTGTCGGACTTGTTAATGCATGATTTGACAATTGTTTAATTTTGTTATGCAAAACAGGAAGTTGGTCATGATAAGAATTTGTTTGATTTTTTTCAAAATGTTTTATCAGAGAACAATTATTTAAATTATCTGATAAAATAATCACGTTGTGTAAATTATTCATTATTAAATAATAAATTTAAATTTTAAAATTAAATTTATTAATAATTAATTATTGAGTTATTTGATTTTTAAATAACATAAATATACCTAATGCTGCTGCTGCTCCAACCAATTCTCCACCTATATAAAATGCACATTCATCTCCACTTATATTGTCACCTTTTCCATAACTTGCAAGGGCAATTGCTGGATTTAAAAAGGCTTTTGATTTAAATGTCACAGCAATGACAATTCCAATAAATAAACCAACAGCGATAGTGATAGGATCAGATTGTGTTAATGCTATGTAAACGAAAACAAACATCCCAAGTGCTTCTCCAATATATGCTGAATTCATAATATATATAAAACTGACATAAAAAATCTTTGTATATATTTTTAATATTTTATAGTTCTTATTTATATTTAGATCTCATAATGATCGCATGTGAAAATGAATCTGAATGTGAACATAAATTTAATAAAATTTATTCGGCAAAAAAAATATCGGCAAAAAAAACTATAAGTAATTTAAAAAAAACAGACAGTTCTGATTCTTTACAGAGTTTTGAAAGTGATGTCATTGAGCATGCATTTCTTAACAGAAGTGAAACATATGAGACATTCTCTAATAAAATTAAATTTAGATTACTTGACGACGTCGATTCGATTAATGTGGATAATAATGGAAATATTGAATTAACAGTATCACTTTCTTCAAGTTTAAATATTTTAACAATTGATAAAATTAAATTATCAAAAAAAATGAGCGTAAATGACATAAACATTTATTCAAATGACAAAATCATTTATAAAAAGGATGACATATTTGCATCTATAAATTATAGTAATATCAAAAATAAATTACAATTTTCTGGATGTGACAAAGATATTGTTATAAATATGAAAATAAATAATAAAAATATTAATAATATTATTGGAAAATTTATTTATGTTTCATACACTAACACTATCATAAAAGAAAAACACGCTGAAAATTTGCTTGTCTAATTTATTTTTTTATTTTTTATTATTTATTTTAATAAAATTATTTAAACATTTTAAAATTTATATAAGTATCACTACACTTATGACAACTATTCTTAACAACAAATATTCACAAAATAATAAATATCTCATTGAATCATCAGACTCTGAATCAGAATCATTAAATTATCAAATTAAACCACAAAAAACACATAAAAAAACAGAAATATTTGTTGACGTGTCAGAAGGAATAAGTCAAAACAATATTTATAATAACCACAACAAAAAACATAAAAAACATAAAGAACGTTCTAAAGATAAAGAGCATTCTAAAGACAAAAAACATTCTAAAGATAAAGAGCATTCAAAAGACAAAGAACAAAAAAAAGATAAAGAATGTTCTAAAGATAAAGAACAAAAAAAAGATAAAGAATGTTCTAAAGATAAAGAACAAAAAAAAGACATTAGTATAAAAACACGAGACAAAGAAAAGAACG